TTTGGAATTACAGTAATCTTCCAAAAAGTTTTTTGGGAATAATTGTTGACGAGAAGCGACCCACTCAGCAGAGCAATTAATTGAGGATAGCAATAGTGCAATGAATAATATTTTCATAGTTGTATTTACCTGCACTATACCGCAACAACGTATTTTTTCAACAACTTTTTCCAAATTTCTAAATCTTCTATATTATTCAACACATAACGACTTTCTAACCAAGTTCTTTCCCAATCAGTTAGAAAAAAATTCGTTAATAAAAATGAGCTAATCGTTTCGTAATCCATAGGGTATTTTACTATACTTAATGCTTAAATAAAGCCTAATACCGTTACTTTTTCGTCACAAACTATTCCTCATCATCTTCTAGTTCTGATTCGATTAATAATAATTCATCTTCTTCATCAGTAATTTCAAAGATTTCAATCATGCTTTAATTTTTACCCAACTAATCAATCGGCAGGCCAATCCGACAATAATTCCAAGAATTGCGGCAATTCCAAGAATGTAAAAATAACCAAAAAATCCGTAAAGATTAAAAAAAATCATTTGAATTTTCAAATATAGTAGGAACAGTATTGTTGGTATAATCTGGAGCATAATTTTTTTAGCGGTTATTGATTAGAACCATTCGATTTTGATAACTGAGAAATCCCTTACATTTCGGGCAACGCATAGTTATTTTTTTCCCAATAATTTTTTCATGATCATTTTTCATAATGTGATAAACTTTACAACCACATTTATATTCAAATCTCTTCAATTTGACTTTTCTAATAAGATCACTATTCTCATAATCATGACAACGAATTGGTTCGTAACCTAATTTTCTCATAGTAGTTTGCCAACCAATTCCATGTCCATTGTCTTTATAAACTTTATATGCAACAAGATGTGCAACTTCATGAGGAATAGTATCATCGAAAAAACTTTGTTTATTTCTGATAAACAACTCGGGATGAAAACTCATATGATTTATCTGAAGGTGTGCCAAACCTGCTACCCGTCCTCCTCCAATTTTTGTGTCCCATGAAGGACGTTTCCAATCTTTTAATGCTGGAAAAATTTTCTTTGCTTTTTCATAAACTTCATTGACTTTTTCTGTGATTTTTGCTTTATCCAAAGGATTAAGAAAAGTGGTAGCCATAGTTTTATATTAGCATAAAAAAAATCTCTGTCAACGATTTTTCTCTGTCTTTCCGCCCATATTCACCAGATTTTTTTCTGCAATTTTATTACAGTTATTTTTGAGAATTATCGCAATTATGATAATTATTAAAATCAATAATTTAAATTTTTGTTATTCATTAATTAAAATTTACATTTGTATTGGCATAATCTAATGTTAAAAGATTAGTGTCTTTTACTGTAAAATGGTTAACCTTTTTAAATTGAGGAATTAAGGTCGATTTACCATGGAAGACAATTTCATCACAAGGAAAAGGAGGAGATGATGCTCTCAAATACAATACGCCATCTCTTATATCAACGGGTTCATGTATTTCGAATTTTTTATCTGAATTAATATAAAGCAGACCTTTTATTTTTGTTACTCCTTTTCTAAGGAACCTTTCAAGAAAAGGTTCCTTTTTATCATTTATATTATATTCAAACGTTAAAATTGTATTCATTAATTAATATTCTTCTACTGAAAGTATTCTTGCAAAAGGAGTCAAATATTCCCACACACTTTCGTCTGGATGAGGAACACCATTCCAATAATTATTTGCTGCATTAGTAACTTCAGGACTTTCTATATCAAAACCATCTGACACTAGCATTGAAATTTCACCACTCCAATTCATATCATGTTTTTCAACTTTTCCCAAAGGTTCTACAACAAATATATAATCTGTTCCACCCCCAGCAAGATCAACATCTTCGTCATCATGGCACATAAAAACACTATCTTTATGGGATAGCATTTCTGCTGGACGATATTTTTCTAAAATTGCATAAAAATCAGTGTTTGACCAATTTTTTCATAATCCGGATTAGGTCTTAGAATTGTTCCCACTGGAAGTTCAATCATGCTTCCATGAAAAAACTTTTTTGTTGGAGAATTATTTTCACTCACTAATTGGTATAAATCATCGAATTTCATAATTATATTTATTCTGAATTAAATTTAACGTTTATTCAGGATTTTGCGCTAACGGAAATTTGTCATCGTTGACAATTACCATTTGAAATTTTCTACTGTCCGTTGTTCCTTCTACTAGAAATTTAGGAGAATACAAATCATTTTTATAGCCAGCCGCAAAAGTGAGACAATCTATGTCTCCCCCATATTCTTCTTTTATCTTTTGTAAATTTTCTAGTACCGCATCAAGTTTCATAGTACGTTTTGTGTGGTGTCCCCGTCAGAAATCGAATCTGAATCAGCAATTTAGAAGATTGCGGCTCTATCCATTGAGCTACAGGGACGTATTTTATTTTTGGGGAAATTGGTGTGCCAAGCAGGACTTGAACCTGCGACTTTTCGATTATCGGTCGAATGCTCTAACCACTGAGCTACTGGCACGTTTCAGGTATTTACAATAATACCTATAAAAATTAAAGTTTTCTTTTCAACTTGAAGAACAAATCGAACTTTGTTTGAACTGAATAGGTGTTTTTTACATTATCGACTCTAATGGAGTCCGGATTCCCATTAGAATCTGCAATTACATTGTATGAGGTGCTTGTGCATTTCTGGCATAAACATCCATCTTGATCAATAAAAAACTGATCAAGATGAACATCTCCGAATCCCATTGGTTCTATTACTGATGTTAGGTCAATTTCCATAATTTTATTTTTAATTAATAAGTGCCCATTCGTCTGCCAGATAATACATTTTTGTCGAAAAATCACTAACATACATTTTTCCATCTCTGAAAATCATATGTTCAACTAATTCTTTGGTTTTGCCCTTTTCTTCAAAAAATTTTCTTGTCCAAACAACTGTATTTTCTGGAGGAAAAATATCAGATAGTTTCTTCCAGTCTTTAGTGTCGTTCATATTCTCTATTATACGCCTTTTTCCGGTGCTGTCAAGACTTTACTCAACATTTATCCCGATAATTTTCGTTGATAAAATGTTATTTTCAACTCCTTGAGCAATTACTCCATTTGCATAAAATGGTTTATCTAAATTCCAATTCTTTTCACGAACTGCAACCAGCATATTTTTTGTTCGATATGTTGTTGAACGAAGAATTGGGCGAGAATGTTTTGACAACCAATCCTGTCGAGTAACCAAGTATTGTTCAACCCATTTTTTCTCATCACCTCCGCTAACTGGAGGGAGTTCCGAAAATCTTTTTCTTAAAAAAATTGGAACACTTCCAGAATGAATATATGAATCATAAATTACTAATGCACTAAGCGGAAGAGTAAAACCGTTTTTCTTAAAAAAATCTATTGCAGGATTCCAATATTGTTCATCAAAAAATTCATCCTGTGCTTCCTTCATAATTGAATCACTTCCTGCACTCTTTAGTTTATTAATGAATGCAACGTCATTTACCAACGATGTTGTTCCAATTTTTGAAAGATAAGGCCGAAAGAATGTTGAGTATTGACCATTTTTTTCAACATATTTAAGAATTAATTTTCTTAAATTTCCCCATTCTGTTGTTTGGCTTTTGCCGTAAGTTATTTGACGAATATCTTTTGGTCCATCCGAAAAAATAGAAACTTTGCTGTAATCTCCTTTTAAACTTCCAGTTTCAAAAACATTTAAAATGCTTTGAATTTTACCCTTTTTAGAAAGAACTAGATTTTTTTCTACAACTTTTGAGGGTTCTGGTGTAACAGGTTTAGATGATTCGTTTGTAGTCGGAGTTTCAATTTTCTTTGAAGAAAATGAATTCAGAATATTACTTAAAAAATTTAAAAAATTAGTAAACATAATTATTACTACTTAGTTGGTATTATTTTGTTATCTTGCATCAAGATCAATTATATGATGAAAATAGTCCAATGAAAGCATTTGATTTAAAAATACTGTGCGTGGGTTGAATTGATCATGTTGGAACTGGTACGAATTAACATCATTGTAATTTTGCATGCCAAATCTTTTAATATCTGATGTATGACTCGTTCTAAATATACAAACTATACAAACTTTATCATAAACAGAACGGTACACTGTAAATGTTAAATTTTTCATAAAAATTAAAAAACTTGAATTGGTTTCCCGACAAAATCCAATGACAATAAATTTTTAAATTGTAAAAATTCATCATCGCATATCCTTACATTATTTTCTATAAAAAAATTGTTTATTATTAGACTATGGTGTATATTTTTACGATCTATACTGTATGCAAAAGGATCTATACAACTATATAAGATTGCGCTCACTGTTGAGCGATCAGTCAACATATTAAATGAGATATTGCAATAAAATTTCATACTAGTTTATATTTTTTAGAAAAATAATCAACGGTTAATAAATTCTTATAAATTAAAACATCTTCAGATAGTTTATCAGAAATTATTGTATGATTAACATATGTTATTTCATTTTTCCATACTGGTCTATATGATCTTGAAACATGCAACTGCTCTTTTGCAGTACCTTCATTAATTTTCGTAAAGAATAATTTATAAATCGAACTTTGCATAAGGAAAATAATCAATGGTTAATAAGTTTGAATACTCTACACGATGAACACTAAATTTAGAACATTCACCATTAAACCAAGTTTCTCTGCTACAAATACTATCTAATTTACAGAATCCAAAACAACATAATATTATATCCACTCTTTTAAAAGAAATAAAATATCTAATATTTAACCAATTATAGAGTCTGAGTTTCTTTGAATTCATGTTAGAAAATTCTGGCTTTACAAAAATAATCAAGAGTTAATAAATTTCGGTATCTTGGCATTAGAATTTTCTCTGGATTTTTATCGCTTATAAAGGTGTCTTTTATATATTCCGCAACCATACCAATATAATAGTCTTCTCTATTATATCTATGAAAAGCCATCCTTGTTCCACTGTCATCGTAATGAACATATAAATCGTATAAAAATATCATATCTCTACACTGAATATATGAGCATTACAGAAAAAATCAAGAGTTAATAAATTATGAAATATAATCTAATGTGATTAGATTTGCAAACCTATATACTTGAGTTTGTCCCACTTCTGGGAAATTTAATATAACACTATTGTTTATTCTAGTAAGCGAAAAAACATGTATATTTTCCACATTATAATTCCGATGAACACCATATACTGACGTAAATAATGGATAAATAGCTACATTATACACATTATTAGATTTCGACATATAAAATATAATCTGATGTAATTAAATTACTAAACATAACAAGTTGTCTTTCTTTAACATCTGGTAGATTTAATACCGAGCAAACATCTGTATTTTTTAGTAAACATGTTAATTCTTTGTCTGGATCTATATTATTGTATGTAAATAATATATCATCCGATATAAAAAAATCGTTAAACGTTTTCGGCATAAGGTAGATAATCCAAAGAAAGAGTATTACAAAAATAACTACTATCAAATTTTCCCATATTTTTTCCACAATTTACAAAACAATATTTCTTGTCATTAGATTTCGTATAAAAATCAGGATCACTGAATGCACAAGTCAACGAATAGCTATCTCTACCCAAATAAAGCATAGGTTTTCCGAATACAATATTAAAATAAAGTGTAAAAGTTTTATTCATATGTCTGAATCTTTTATACATGAAATATAATCTAGTGAAATCAAATGTCTAAAACTTTCCGAAGAACTGTTTGTAACTTCTAAACAACTAGTTTCTTGATAATATCCCGTCATCCGAAATACATATAAAGTAGATTCATTATTAGATAATGTACGAGCTTTACCATAAGTCTTAAAAAAAAGAATTTTATTCATCATTAATATTCATCTTATCATCTTTCCGACGAAGCCGAATCTTTGCAAGTTTTCTGGAAAATTTCTTAAAAATATTAAGATTAGAAATATCGCGGCAGCAATAGCAACCGTATTTTCCACGTTTGTTTTTGCTGCCGTTTTTACAAAGTTTTTTCTGTTCTTGTCGAAAAATATCCATAATCAATTAAAGTCAATAACTGTCTCAAACCTATTTTGCATTTTATTCAAAGTATGTTGAGGAACATTATGGATGTTACCATAGTTTTCTGTCAAAGTCAAGATTTCAAAAGGAATTTTGAGATTATTAGCAATAGTAATATATGGCTCAATTTCCTTTTTTGTTGTAAACGTGTTGCTGACAACAACTGTATACCCTGCGCTCAGTGCAAAAAAGGTGGCAGTCTGGCACCACTTGTGAGCATCCGGGACATGAGAAGGGACAAAAACATACTCACCATCCCGCTCAAAATACATATCTGCCTCATAATGTTTATATGTAGGATTTTCAGCAAGAATCTGTTTCGCTTTAGTGGTTTTTCCACTACCGGGCAGACCACGAATAATAATAAGTTTGTTGTTCATAGTTTATTAGATTATAAATTAATTTCGTACCAAAAAAATGAATGACCTGCATCAAATCTGTAGAAAATTTTCGGTTCATCCCCTTTTGATCTACTAACAATCATTTCATCATTTTCTTTTTCTAAATTACTAATTAATTTATTCATTGAATCCCTGATGTCTTTGTCAGCTTCCAAAGATTCATCTAATCTATCTTTGAGAAAAAGTTTCAAATAATAGTTACGATGAATCTTGTCTTCCAAGATTCTAATTTGTTCTTTTGATGGATTATGGTAAATGGTGTTCATATTATTCCCAACTAATTTCTAAAACCAACCTTTTTGCTTTTCGAGAAACATTAATATTGATTTGAAAACCAAGAGTAATAAATTCTTTTTTAATAGCTTTAATACTCTTCATCTTGTTTTTATCAAGTTTGAAAAATACTTCGGTGTATTTGTATTCACCGATTGTTGCTGCATTCAATACTTTGGAAAGCAAATAACCAAATCCTTGAAAAATTTCAAGAGATTCAGTTTCTCCAGTGTTCTTGCAATGATTTATGAAAAAAGCTAAACTTTTAACTTTACTTGCAGAAAAATCTTTTGAATCAAAATTCATAATTTTATTACCAAGAAATTATCCAACTGCTGTCTTCACCACGACGAGTAGAGCCAAAATATTCCAATTTATATCCTTTTTCTTCTAAAAGTTTTTTGATTACAGGTTCTACATGAGAAACACTGAGGCAGTATTGACCTCTTGCGATTGCACTATTTATTTGTTCAGACATTTCTACACTTAGTTTTTTAGCTTTTTCATAATTACCCTCGTCAATTTTTTTTTCGTGCTTCTTTTGCATCTGGAACATTCATAATAAGTGGAGTCATAGTGCTTTTAGTTGATTTTCAAGTTTTTCCAATTCCAATTTTGTGTTTCGAATTTTTTCTTCTAATCTCTTTTTGTCCTCGACGACTGCATATTGTTCAAAAATTTTTATTTGTTTGTCATAATACTCAAAATCAATTGAATATTGAATTAATTGTTCTTCATAGCGTTCGTTTTCCTCTTCCTCAATTACATCAAAAAAGACATCCATTTTATAATCAACATCCATTTCATAACTCATTTCAGTTATTTTTACTTTTTGTTGTAATTCTTCATCAGAAATATTCAAACGATTTTTTATACCATTTGCTATTTCTTCTAAAGTTACTCCTTCCCTACTAAGGGTCGAAATTTGTATTCCCTGACTAATTCGCCGCACAATAGTTTTCTGCGGCATTTTTGGCAATCTCGGTAAAATCATTTTTAATTAATAATTACGAAGGCTACGATAAAATCTTCGTTCATTTTCTGTCAAACTTTTCCATTCTTCAAAAGTGAGATTGTTAGGATTTCCTGTCATTTTTACCCATGCAGCATATTCGTTTGGCAATTCAGTTTTTTGATAATTAACTTCAGAAAAAACGAATATACTAAGAGTTGCCATGATCATAATTACTACAAACACTTCAGTTACAGTGTATGCAGAATTTTTCCTACTTTTAGATTTTGGAATTTTCATATTACATTAGATATTTTGCACCAACCAAAACACCAACAATGATTAGCACACAAACAATGAATGCGCAACAACCTTTTTTCGGAGGTTCTGGAGTTTCGATTTCGAGATCGTATGGATGAATTGGCATAAATTTATTTCTGTTCTTTGATGTAAAATTCTGATCCTTTTCTAAAGAAATTTGCATTATCAATTAATGCTTGACCCAATTTGAGTCGAAGAGAAAAACTAGGTAAAATACGATTTCTTTTATCTTTATTATATTTGTAACCAAAACCGTATGGAAAATTAGATACCCAGATTTCTCCAAATTCAGTGGTTATAGTGAATGCGCTTGCATCTACATGGCACACACATATATCAGAAATTACATCTTCTGATTTTTCAGAATACAATTTGAAAATCAATTCCTCAATTTTGCTGTCCCAATATTTTGATTTTTTATCAAAAAGTGAAAGAATATAATCGAACATAAGTTTATTATTTTAAGTGTGTTCTACAAAACCGTTTTTAGAAATATAACCATTCCGGACTGTGGTTCCGTGTCTATTAATATGGGGAACTTTAGTTGGTTTATTACCACCAACAGTAGCGGATTTTTTCATTTTCTTTTTTTCTGTTGAATCCGCAGGACGAATAACGTGAAATCCTTTTACAGTATGTTCTCTTGCTTTTACATAATTCTCGCATTTTTTCAACGAATCAGTCATAAGACGTTGATTAGTTTTACTTTTTTTCGTTCCAAAGTAAACTGAAAAGAGTTGCATAATTTCAAAAATTATATTGGAAATTGGTGCGACATACAGGATTTGAACCTGTGACCCGAGAATTATGAGTTCTCCGCTCTAACCACTGAGCTAATATCGCATCTTGGTAAAATCACCTTACCACTGTATCTGGCTTTTGCAACCCTTTTTCGGGATTTTCTTGCCTATCATCCAGCAAATACAAAAGTCCTCGACAATACTTTTTAATTTGTTTTTCTGAAGGAGAATCTGCCAAATTAGAAAGCATGTCTGCAATTTTTACAACTTTTGCAATAGGATGTTTTTTCACTCTTTCTAGGTATTCTTTATAAGAAATTCCTTTATTAAGTGTTAAAACAGAAACTGCATCAATTACTGTTTCTGGAATTCCGCCTTCTACTAGACTTTGGACTGTTACATTTGTATCCTCAATTGTATCATGTAGCCATGCGGTTGCAATGATTTCAGCAGATTGATTTTTCAATCGCTCTGCAACTGCGGCAGGATGAACAATATAGTCAGTGACCATATCATTTCTATAATGACCTGCATGAGCAATTGTTGCAATAGCTTTTGCTTTTTCTACCAAATTTTCATCGTTTTCCATATTTTTATTCACTAATTTGAACAAGTTCGAAATTAACTATATATCCTCCAAATTCAAGACTTTTACCCAATGTTACAGTGTATTTTTCATGATTGATATTGTTGATAATTAATCCTGCATGTTTCTCCGGTTTGATAACTGTTTTACATCTAATATCTTCTGGAATAACCAAATTATTTTCCTTTACCCACTGTTTGAGATATTCATTATAAAAATGAAATGCAATATTATTACATTCATCAAGAATATTTACTAAATGGCTGTTTGCATCTACACAATAATTTTCATCCAGCATTTTTGCAAGGTTGTAACCGTCAAGTTGGTGCAATCCATTGTTTTCAATTTCCTGAAAACACTCTGCAATTTCTTCATGCATTTCTTCATCATCAATTGGCATTCTTGCCCAATCGCAAAAACGTTTAATGAATTTTTGCATTTTTTCAGAATTGTAGTCAATTTGACTAGCTTGGAATTTTGGTCTAATAATGTTGCTCATAAAATTAATTTGTAAATACGTCAATCAAAAATCCTATAATAAATGCGATAATTGTTAGCATAAAGAATAGTCCGCAAACCCAAAATGGACTAAATATTATCATTGCCCATGATAATGTTAAAACATTGAATAGTTTTAAACATGTCAATAATACAATTGTTTTAATTGAAAAAAACAAAAATGATTCAGAAGATTCTTCTATAAAATTATTTCAAAGATTTTGAGAAAAAGGCTAGTAGTAACATTCCTCCAAAGAATGCACAAAAACCCAAAACAAAAATTCCAAGTAAACCGTAAACAAGAATTACTGGAAAGAATACCCAAAACCATGAAATGTTGATTAGCCCAGTTAGTTTCAGAATTGCCAATAAAATGGTAATTGGAACTACTGGAATTGTGATTTTAATTGTATCTTTCATTTTAGACAGTTGCAATCATTGCTTTATGTACTTCAATCCATTGAAGACAATTTCGAACTCTCATCAAAATAGTTCCTAACATGTTTTTACCACCTTTTTGAATATCCACTCCCCAAATTACATCGCCCCACCAATTTGTTTCTTCCAGAAATTTATTACCAGTAAGAAGAAGTTGACTTCGCAAATCTTCATTTCTAAAAAACTTATCCATTAAAATCTCAAACATAACTAAATATTTGATTTCTTCCCAATCACTTCGCAATTTTACGGTGCTTCCCCATTTTTTAACTTCTTTACAAGTCATTTTTTGAACTTTTTCCAGTAATTCTGGACTTTGATCTTCTTTTTTTAGTTTTGCATACATGTATGCATGTTCAGAACTTGGAAACCTGTTTCCCAAATAAACTACATCGCATTTGTGGAAATTAGAAAGATATTTATATTCTCCGAAAAATCCCTTAATGTTATTTTCATTCCAAGTAATAATTTCTTTATAACCACCTTTTTCGTAAGGTTTACCGTTTAATTCTGCTTCGTCAAATAGTTTCATAGTCACTTATATCAGATTTTCAGAGTTTGTCAAGAGTTAGAAGTGGAATTCTTGGTTTTTATCCACAAATCCTGCAAATCCATATTTTTCATAAGCAAGGGGTCTTTCAGAATAATGCATCATCCACATTTTCTTTTTCATTTCTTCCGGAAGTTTCTCCAAATCAGAAATATGACTATGTACTTTACTCTTGAATCCAATTAATGTTTCACAATCATGAAACACAACGTCTGCATCCATTATTGCTTTTTTATTAATGTTTGCACTATCACTGCTCCAATAAATTTTTGTATTATTGATTTTAAACTTTAATCCATATGCATCTTTATTTCCAAAAGAACAAACAATGTGTGAATTTCTAATCAATTCAAAAACCACATTTTCAAATTCAAAAGCACTACATGCGTGACATTCGGCAAAATTAGACAAATGCAGCACTTCGTTTCTGTAAATTCCCATGCTAGGTTTCAAACTATCCCAAATATCAGTTATAACAAGAGGATGAGCATACAATTTCGGTTTAATTACATTGCCATTTTTATCCAATTTTGGTTCAAAATAACGAGAAAAAAACAAACTCTCAAAGAAACAATGATCTGCATGTAAATGTGAAATATACACTGCATCAATATCCTTATATGTTTTTTTCCATTCTTCTCGCCAAATGAAATTACTGGCAACCCCAAAATCAATTAAAAGATTTTTACCATTTATTGTTAATAGTGCATTTGAATTGCCTTCCTTTAAACTTGCAAATGCTCCTGATCTTCCCAAGAATTTTAATGTAGCATTCATTTATAGAACTTTAAGTTTTTCAATAAACCAATTTTTTGCTTTATTAGTCAATTCTTTTGAAATATCCTTTGGAGTGAATCCTGAATTAGTGATTGTATCCATTTCTTCTTTAATCGCATCAGACGTTACCCATTTAATATACTCGCCAATATTCTTCATATCAAGAGATTTACCAACATCATTCAAATATGCCAAACCTCTTTCCAATCGGTTTTCAGGGAGAATAGCATCAACGCATTCTTTAATAGAATCTAGTTTTTGAACATCTACCAATGATAGAGTCTTAACATTGGAAACTGAATGTTTTTCTCCTTTTACTTTGAAGATAAATTTGTCATCAATATATACATCATCAACGGGACTCCATACAACTCCTTCACCAACTCCAGAAACTCCAAAGTATTTGCCAACAGGACATTCCCTCTCAACCTCGTTTGTAATCGCTACCAAATCATTTGAAAAACTTCCGGGATTATTAAAATCAATAACTATATTCCACACTCCAAAAGAATTTATATTGAAAATTCTCCTTTCAAGATTATTAGAAATAAAACTAGGATTAAGATCAATCCATTTGTCATCTGCTTTTACCTTAAAAATTACAAACATCCTTTCCAGTTCACTAACTGCAACGCCTTTTGCAATTCCTTTTCCACACCATTCTCCAAAGAATGCTACAGTTTCGCAATTGTAAACACTTCGAATAAATCGGCATGCTTCCTGAAAATATTCCATATTGTTTGCTGCAAATGCCGCAAAACCGAAATTGTCATCTCCCGGAGAGATAACTCTTTCCCGACTTTGAAACCAATATTCGTCGTTTTTTACAACTACTGCGGCATTGGTTCCATGAATTTTAACGGTTCCCCTAAATTCTAAGACTGGAAGAATTGATTTTTCATAAATGGGACGACCTTCTGAATCATCTCCACGATAAGATGCTCGCAATTCAATTGATTTGCATACATTTCTAAACTGCTCAATGCTGGGAAATTTAATCATAATTTTGTTTTTGAATTTTAAAAATCTCTGATTCGGAGAAGTTTTCCAAATCTCGGAATGTTGTCACTAGTAACACCAAAATACTTTACTGTCCAGTATTTATTTTTGTATTTTTCCTTGTTAGTTAGCAAGTCCCTAGAATAGCCGTCCTCGCCGTTTACGCCAACACCAAAGGTCTTACCATCAGGCAATGCCATAATCGCTCTAGTAGCCAATCCTGAGCGATTGCCGACCCCTTCTTCAAGGTCCACAAGAAGGAACTCAGCATCATCAAAACGTTTCATTTTAAGGAGACTTTCGGTTCTTCCATGAACATATGAAGAATTCAAGAATCGAATCATTAAGCCTTCATAACCCATTGAAATAAATTTATTTTCCTGTTCAAAAAGTTCCGCTTCGTTATCAACATATACGGAAGGAACAATTTTTACTTTATTAAATTTATTTGAATCATTCAACAAGTCGTGTACCAATCCTTCTCTCAAAACCATGGGCCATACACTGTGTTTTCCTGCAATATCATAAACATGATATTCTATCAGATTTTTAGATTCCTCTAATTGTTTTTTTGTTACCTTTTGTTTTCGAATAATCGACATTATCTTTTCAAATTCATTTTTCAATGAATGATTATACAATTCTCCATCCAATACCATTCCTTCTTCTAAAACATCTTTCAATTCATCTAGAATATGGGGAATTGAAACAATTTCTTCTCCTTTTCTAGTTTGAGCATATGGCTTTCCATCTTTTAGATAAATTATACATCTTCCGCCGTCCAATTTTGGTTGAACAATTACAGGATAAACAATTTTATGTTTTTCGTCCTGATATTTTTTTGCCAGCATTGGCTCAAAAAACTTTTGAACAATATTATGCTGGTCCAGTGAACCATTTTGTTCCAACTTTTTTTGCCACTTGGATTCTGCTTCTGCAATTGCTTGTTCAAACCCATTCCGATAATTCGCTTTTCCTTTATTTTTAGGCAAGCATTTTGTAAACTTTGAAACTGTTTGTTTACCATCAATCAAACCTTCAATTGTTCGAAATGAATCATCAGCTACTTCGATTTGCCAAATTCTCGTTCTTTTTGATTTATCTAAGCTGTAAATTGGAGGAAATGTTTTATTCATGGTTGAAATAATTAATTAGTTTGCAGATCCATTTGTCAATAAAGAAGATAATTACAAATGGAATAGTTGCAATTAATTGGAGTAATATAAACGGCAATGCTATTATTGCAATAGTTTTCTCTACTGCACTTAAAGATTTGATAAATTTGAAAATTGTGTTCATTCTTTGATTATATATTCTTGAACAAGTTCGTCAACCATTTTTTCATAAGGGTGCAGTTCTCTTGGATAAATCTCTTTAACATTTCTTTTAATTTCCCATGTCTGCTTTAAACCACGGGATAATTCTTTTGCATTTATTTCTTTGCATTTATCAAGAAATTCCCGCCCGATGGAGAGTCGCAACTTATATTCTCTTTTAGAAATATAGTAAGCATCGTTATAACCTACTAAATTTTGGAAATTTACAGATGCGAGCATTCCATAAAATAATGAATTTTTAGCTGTGAGATAATCTAAATTAAAGCCCATGATTGCTCTAAGAACCAATTCTTTTTCAGAACTATTCAGTTTATGAAGACTCATATCAAACATGGCTGAATGTTTTACCATCCACTCATTTTCAATACCAGCATCACTCCATTCTTTAATAATGGAGTCAATATGTTTACGAGATAAACGTTTGGGATATTTTCTCCTTATCTCGTTTGCTTGTTTATAATCAATCATCGTATTTTACCGGATTTCCATCAATTTCCAATTCAGAACGAATTGACTCCTCTCCATTTTTATTCGACACAATTAGTTTTGTATTGAATACTGTTTCCTTGCATGAAATGATTTTATATGTAGGAAAAGCGTTTTCATAAAACTGTTTTACTGACAAACCATCCCGCATGAAACATTCATAAACAGAGAGAGGAATTGGAAGAATAACTTGTTGAACAACTCTTAGATTTTCGTCGTATAATGAGATTGAAAAGAATTTATACATTTTTTTCCTTAATTACTTCCTGCCATTCAGTTACTTTATGTCCTTCGTCATACCAGATAGCTGCCTGACTACTATCTTTTGTTTCAAGTGGAATATAATTAATAATTGTTGTCCACTTTCTTTCCGGTTCTCTTGGCTTAATTCGCCAATAATCAGGAATGCTTAATAGATTAGGACCAGCACCAGTTCCATCATAATCAATCCATTGTTGAGAACTAGACTGGAAATTCTGTAAAATTCTTCCTTCACTAATTGCTTTATACAATTCAATAAGAAATAGTGATTTTGCAATAATAGTTTCGTTCATATGATTTTATTTCATTGCAATTTTACGTGTATAATAATTGTAGTCTATTACAACAGTGTGAGGTCCGGGAATAGCAATTGGTTTCGAATCTTATTTTTCATTTGAATCTTTTATTTCTTTTTTAGTTTGAACTTTCATTTTTGCCCGAACATTTGTTTTCGATGAATAATACTTGATTTTTTTGTAGTTAGCATTTTCACTCATTTTATTGATATTTGCTAAGATTTTCCCGAACTTCTGAAAGAGTGTAATCCTTCAAGAGTTTTCCGTCTTCGAAAATTTTCACAAATTCGCAATTCATTACTTCACTCCATGATGCACCATCTTTAAGATAAAATTCGCTATTTTCATCTTTAAACACTGCCGTAAGACCCTTTGCAGATTTCTTGAATGCAGCACCCTTTGGAGATTTATAAATTTCAAGAGGATTTCCATCAATTACCGCATATGTTGCCTTTACTGCATAACCATCAGTGTCACGGGTAACATATTGATAGGAGTAGCTACCAATTCCGAATACAACGTTTGTACTAGCAAACCTTTTCCTTGCCAATCGACTGCAAATTTGTTCTGCACGCTGCAATGTGATAGAATCGCCATAAATCAATCCTACATGACTATCAAGAAGATCATAACCTTGTTCAGTAATGGTGCCTCCGAAAATCTCCCACAAACATTCGATACTACCATCAATTTCGCTTTCAGAAAGTTCTGCACCTTTCAAACCGCCTGTTTTTGGGTCAGGACTGAGTTCATATTTTTTACCATTATGAATAATAATTTCATCGCCATTATATCCAGTAACAACTTTAACTGGATCACCAGTATCAGGACGAAACACCACTTTGCCATCACGATTCAAAATATCATCTTTCAAGATTCGGGCAGTTACAGTAATTGTATGCCAATAATCAAAACTATCAGCAACAATACTCACAATTCCCTTTGGATAAACTACTGTAATCAATCTCCGAACATATTCCACATCCGCAAGATTCATTAGTTCATCTTCGATAATTACCTCACCATTATTAGTTTTTTCGATCCGAATTTTATTAACAAAATCCAAGATAACGGAACATGCCACACTATGTTCTGTTGCGGCAACACTTCCAACAACCAATTCCTTTTCACAATTTGCATTGTAATACGTTTCAAGAAATTCAATTACGGGAATAGTATCCGATCCTGTAAAGGAGAATGCATGTCCTGCTCCGCTCATACATGCGGCTTCCAGTCCAAACATCCCCCGGAAAGAGAAGTCGTGTCCTTGCCACTGCACAAAATCAGTATTACCAACCGTCATCCGCGCATATTTATTCAAAATCTTTTTGAATTTATGCGCAGTCGTGGCACTCGTACACATTCCCCAAAGCGTTGTGCTTAGAATTGTTTCCAGATAATTGGTAAGCCAAAAGAACTTTTTGTGAGTATTCCAGATAATTAGACTTGGAATCTTTAGTTTATGTTCTGTTCCTTCTGGAAGAGACATAATACAAATTGGAAGATATCCAAGTTCATGAAGTTCCCGAATATGACTGTCTCCAACTTCATTAGGCCCAAGATAGTTATTAATAACCCGAGAAAATTTAGCCAATACTTCTTCAATTGGTTTGTTGAAAAAGTTTTCATTCCATTGACGAATAAGATATTCTTTGGAAAAGTAATTTCCCCCGATATATACTACAGTGTCGCTATTTTCGCGGCGAGTGTTTCTTGCCGTGTAATTAGCAAGAATTAGTTCTGTTTTATCGGCATACTGCCGACGATGGTCAATTTTATATCCGTCAATTTGAAGAGGTGGAAAGATGTTCATATGTTTTGTATTTTTGTTTTAAAGTTTAATTATTTTAGAAGATTGTCTAGTTTAGTTGATATGTTTTGATTAGCAGGGGATAGCGGATAGATATCTATATATTCGGAATACCTGATGGTACACTCTACACTATGTTCAGAAGGAGAAGGGATTCTATTCGGAACTTTTAGACCACTATCTTTTTGTTTTGATTCAGCTTTATTCAGCTTTATTCATATCATTAATTCAGCAAATTGTTAATTTTAGATGCTAGTGCTTTTTTATCAGCAAGATTATTAGAAAGTTCACTTGCTTTTTGTAAAACTTTTCCAAAATCCCTTTTTGAAGTTGTTTGAAAATGATCTACTGCTTTCTTTACAACTTCGTTCAATTCTTCTTCACTCATTTCAGGAGGAAGAAACGTTTTTAAAATGTCGATTTCCGATTTTTCTTTGTCTGCCAAATCAATTCGGTTTCCTTTTTGGAATTGAAAGATTGAATCTTCTCTTTGAGAAACTTGTTTTCGAATAACTCCTAAGATTTCATCATCACTCAATTCCGCTGAAATATTTCCACTTCTCAAGGATGCATTACTCATTGCATTTTTAAGTGCCCGAAGAACAGATAAACGAGTTTTATCATTGTTCTTCATTGAAGTCTTGATATTTTCGTCAATTTGTAGTGCTAATTTCATATTTTTTATTCTTTAATACCAAACATTAATAATTTTGAAGTTACTTGGAAGTTGTTCTTTTTCCAAATCCCTGTAGGAATTTGTAGAAATTACCAAATCATATAGTTCTGAAAGTTCTTTATATCCTTTTGAGAAAATGCCATGAACAACCAAAAGGTAGATTTTATTCGCTTTTTTCTCTTTCAAGAGTTTAGCGAGTTCAATGAATGTTCGACCGCCGTCAACCAAATCATCAAATATTACTACATCTTTGTTTTCAACATTTCCCTCCAAAGATAGCCCAACTATCTCACCTGTCAACTGATTTCGGACTTTGCTTGCATGAAATACTGTTGGAAAAAATGGAAAACCTTTTGCAAAATTTTCAACTCTTTCTTTTGCGCCTTTGTCTGGTGCAACAAAAAGGAGATCCTTTAGTTCACCACTATAGTTTTCAAGAAAAAGATTTCTAAATTCATGGTCCTTGCTAATCACGCTCAGATTCCTGAATTTGTCAATTGTAACTTTTGAATGCGGTTCAATTGTAAAAATATTGTTGAAAAATAAGTCATCCATCAAATTTTTGAAAACTTGAAGAGAAAAACTTTCTCCGGGACTGCAAACACGATCCTGCCGTCCATAAGGAAGAAACGGTGCATTCAAAAATAAGACATCATATGGTCTTATCCTACGAATTGCATCAACTGCCATAAACAATTCAATAATTGAGTCACTGCTAGTCAATTGAGAATCAATTACAATGCTGGCATCTTGGAATGAAACATTCTTTAGTTGTTCACTGTCAATTCTGAATCCAACTTCTCCCGAAGGAAACTTCCAACTTTTGAAGTTTAGAATTTGAGTAGGTCCAGAATCTTTTCTATCATCTGTAATTTCGGACAATCTTATTTTTTTAATCATAATTTTACTTTTTAACTTTTCGTAGCTTGACGGTTTTTGGTTTAACTTTTTTCTACAAATTCGATTACATTAATTCCATCTTTTTCCCAATTTAGCGCATGTTCTTCATCGGTAGTCCAATCACAGTACGGATCATCAGGATCACCATTTACCCATATTTTACGTGGTTCCGGTTTAATTCTGTAATTATCTGGATACAATACAAAATATCTTAATTTTATAGGATCATAATTTAAATCCAAATCTGCCCATTTTTCTCCTAGACTGACTTGAATTGTTTTCTCGTTTGAAATTGCGGTAAACAATTCTGCCAATTTTTTGGCTTTATCTTTAAAATTTTTATCCATAATTTTGATTTTATTATCGAAAAATGCCTTGGAAAATTTTCCAAGGCATTTTATTCGTTTTTATTACTTCACCATTTCATTAAAATTCATCAAAGGCTGAATTTCTCCTCCAATGAACTTTGGCAATTCTCCATTCCAACCTTCAATTGCCCGCATCTTCAATACATCTGGATTAGCACGAATACTCTCGCCTTCTAGTTGAAGGGCTTTTGCCTTTGCTTTTGCTTCTGCTTCATATGCATATGCCTTTGCATCCGCCGCAATTTTCGTTTTTTCCGCTTCCATCGCAGACGCTTCCTTGTCTGCTCGCGCCTTTTCCACCTGTTGTTGCTGCTCTGTCTTAAACCTTGACAATTCTGCTTCTTGTTCTTGTGCTTTTTGTTCCCTGACCTTTTTAGCAGTTACTCCATCTTGGATAACCTTTGGCAAAATAACATCCCGTACCATAACCTCTTCAATTAGAATGCCTTTTGTAAGCATATACTTCGACAATTCTTCTGTCATTGAAACTTGAATTCTTTGTTGAGTTTCATTATTAAAAAATTCCTCTGCGGTTTTAACACTGCGACTTGCTTCACGAATCAAACTGCGGGTTTTTGGATCAATATGTCGAGCAATAATAGCATCCCTATCTCCCGTATTTTGATAAAGTTGTGGAGCACTCTTGCTGTCAATTCGCCACTTAATTGAAATATCTGCTTGAGAAGTTAGTTGATCCTGACTTGGAAAACTAATATCATCCAATGTATAAACATCTTGACGACAATCCAGATCATGAACTTTAGAAAGAGGATTCAAAAAGTGAATTCCTTCCGGCAAAGTTTCATTGCTAACTTTTCCAAAGGTTGTGACAACCCCTGTGTTTCCAGTTGGAACTTTGTGACAACTGGAAACTGTTAGGCAGAATGCAGCAAAAGCAGTAGTGAATGCGAGTGTAAATGTAACAGGATTCATAGATTTATTTTATTTTAGGTTTGTTGTTTTGTTTAGGGAAACTGGTAGACCGTCAGGGATTCGAACCCTGTTCACCAGATTAAAAGTCTAGTGCTTAACCATACAAGCTCACGGTCCAGATTATCAGAATATTTTTATTTCAATTTAACAGATTGATTTTTTTGGTTTGCTGTAAATATTCTTATTTGATTTTATCGTCCTTTTCGTTAAGATATGTAAATCTTAAATAAATCAGGGAAACACTAAAACAACCGCATTAAAGAGTTTTTGCTGTCATGCTTTTCGATTCCGCCGATAAAGTAGTGCCAATCCTGCAATTGTCAACAGAACAAATGGGGATTTTGGTTCTGGAACAACTTGGGGATAACACTGCCAAGTTGTTCCATTATAGTGGCAAACACCATCTGGTCCACTGCCTCCAAGAGTTGATAGTTGAGCATGAGAAGTAAAAGTTAGTAGGATGAGGATAAGGATAGTTTTCATAAATTTTTATTCTTTTGTTTTATCTGTATTTTTATGGGGCCAATACTGATCGTTTATATCTACTAGAAGTATTGCTCCTGTAATCAGGAAAAAGATAAAATAGAAAATTACATCTCCCATATTATTTTTAATCATAGCAGAAATAAGATGGGCGGTAATGAGAATCATTGCAAGAGAGTAATACCCAACCCAAAACTTTGCACATTTTTGAATGTTGGAGAAACACTTTTTGATTTGTTCGAATTTGTTCATAAGGTAAACATTTTAGAAGATTTTTTCCATACGTTTACCGTGCCTTGTAAGTAAAGATATGGAACAAGAAACAAGTACCACCGAAACACCCAATGTCAAGAAAAAAGCTCAAGTTAGTGATGAAGAATTTATCAATGTTGTGAAAACTAATTTTTCAATTTTATCTTGTTTGAAAGCATTGAATTTAGTTCCCGCAGGAGGAAATTATTTGTTTTTTCACAAAAGAGTCAAAAAGTTAGACTTGGATACTTCACATTTTACCGGAATGGGTCACTTAAAAGGTAAAACTCATAATTGGGCACCAGAAATTTCAGTTGAAGATGCTTTTGTAATTGGTGGAAGTTTATCTTCTTATAAACTTCATCAAAAAATTAAAAAGTATAACTTGAAAGATTACAAATGCAGTTATTGTGGGATTTCCGAATGGAATGGAAAAGAACTATCTCTGCATTTAGATCATATTAATGGAATTAATAATGATAACAGATTAGATAATCTAAGGTTTCTTTGTCCTAATTGCCACAGTCAAACAGATACATATTGTGGTAAAAATAAGAAAAGAAAATAATGGTAGGAGTGGCGGGACTCGAACCCGCACGGCCCAAGGCCAGGGAATTTTAAGTTCCCTATGTGCTACCAATTTCATCACACTCCCAAAATTGTATTTTTACTGTACCACCGTTTTTTCTCTGGTCAACAGATTTCTGCTTTTCTTACTACTAAAATTCTTAAAATTGGTGCGACATACAGGATTTGAACCTGTGACCCGAGAATTATGAGTTCTCCGCTCTAACCACTGAGCTAATATCGCATATTTCCATTACTTACTCTACCACACCTCTTTTCTTTGTCAACCCTTTTCTGCTACTTTCTTGTGCTATCAGCGGAAAATTTTCACACCTTGTACTGTTTGATTTTTCTTAACTACATTCAATACGTCTTCCACAAACTTATTCACTTCTTCAAGAATAATATTGCTTTTTTGAGGATTGGAACTACGATTTGTCATGCATTCAATCCACTTTTGTGTAATATACTCGCGGATTTTTGCATCATTAATATCTTCTGTTACGTCTTTTGTTTCAAAAAGAAACCAGTCATATGCTTTTTTGAAAAGATCAGAAATATATTTTCCTTCCAAATCCAAAGGAAAAATCTCGTTACTAAAATCCTCTGCTTCTTTTCTATAGAAACCGTTAGTCAATCCTTGTACAAGAGTTATGCCACCAGGTCTAGGACGAACTTTATCAATCATATACAATTCAAAATTGTGAAAACACCAATCTTTGATTTGCCAAGTTTTTATTTGTACTTTAGTTTTCGGATTCATAAAATTTAATTTTTATTAAGATTCATTAATATGAACAGCATGTGCAAGCAAATATTCGTAAACTTCTTTCAGTTTTTTAGCTTGTTCTATTCTTTCGTTTAATGCACTGTTGTATGCATCTGGACCTTGAACATAATAATCCCGTGCATGGAATTGAATTTTATTAAATTCTTCTATTGCATCCTGTAATTTATTCAATGCATTATCATAATCTTCTAGTAGAGACTTTTTTCCAGTTCCGTTAAGATGAATAGTGGGAAGAGTGTTTGGCATGTCTTTTTCTCTGGTGTGAGTGAACATAGCATACCCTCTAGAGTTGTCGAGAGGTTTTTCGTCTTTTCTCAGAAAATGTGTCCCAATGTGTGGTTTGGTATATAATCCAAGGACAGTAAATAATTATTACGGAATGATACATGATATACATTTTTAGGAAAATAAATTAATGCAGTTAATTGATTGCCCTCACACCAGAAAGCATTTCCAACAGTTTTTGGTGAATACTTTAAGTTAATTAACAAATTGTGATTGCAATCAAAACTTCCTCTAACAAATTCCAGTGTTCCTTTTAAACTAGTTAATTTATTAATACTGCAATCGAAATATCCAACATTTTTAGTTGTAATAATTTCTAATTTTCTTAAATTACGTTTTTGAAGGTAATAATCTATTGCACTCATATATTATATTTTACGATTTGATGGGACGTAATCCATTGTTAATAAATGATTTTTTTTATAATTTATATTATATGGATTTTTAGCAGAATAAATCAAACTCGTCAATTTATTAATATAACAAGAAAAATAACAAGAAGACTCTCCACCAATTCTTTTCGGTCCTCCTTTCAAAGTAATTAATTTATTATTCATACAAAAAAAACACCCATAAATATTTTTCGGACTTCCTTTCAAGTCAGTTAGTTCATTACTATAACAACGAAAATTCCCATTTATAGTTTTCGGTGCTCCTTTTAAATTAATTAATTTATTATCACTGCAAGTGAAATGTCTGCCAACAGTTTCTGGACTTCCTTCTAAAGATGTTAATTCATTATTATCACAATAAAAATCCGCCCCGACTTCTTTCGGACCTCCTTTTAACGATTTTAATCTATTATATCTGCAATCAAAATCTCCATCAATACGGGCTGGCGATCCTTCTAAACTAGTCAATCTGTTACTAAAACAATTATAGTCTTTTTTTACAAATTTTGGACCTCCTTTTAAGCTAATTAATTTATTAAAACTACCATCAAAACTTCCATTTATAATTTCTGGAATATTTTCTAACTTTTTTAAATTTTTATTATTAATATAAATGCTGCTCATATATTATAGTTTATGATTTGATGGGACGTAATCCAATGTTAATAAATGATTTCTAGAATACAATAAAAGAATCATTTCTTTAGGACAATATAAAATGCTAGTTAATCTATTATGGAAACATCCTAAATAACCCATAACAACTTTTGGAGAACCTTTAAGAGAAGTTATTTCATTGTAGTCACAATGTAACCCTTCAAAAAGCACTCTAGGAATATTTTCCAATTTTTTTAAATTTTTATAATAAAGATTCATAAATTTAAATTACTAAACTTGTTATGTAATCCATTGTCAAAAAATTATTTTCTCTGGTCCAGTATAACGCTACCGAATTCTTAGGAGAGTATATCATGCTAGTCAATTCATTTTCTACACAATGAAAAAAACATCCAACAACTCTGGGAGCACCGTGTAAAGTAGTTAATTTATTACAACTACAATTAAAACTTCTTCCTATTGTTCGTGGACTTCCTTTTAAATCGGTCAATTTATTATGAATGCAATAAAAAGAACCCCAAACGCTTTTCGGACCTCCCTCTAAAGACGTTAAATGATTCTCGCTGCAATCAAAAATTCCATCTACATGTTCTGGAATATTCTCTAACTTCTTTAGATTTTTATTACTAATATAAACATCATTCATAAATTTTACAATTTGGAACATAATCAGTTGTTAATAAATGATTTTCAGTAAAAACCACGGTACGCATAGTTTTAGGCGAGTATAAAAAATCAGTTAATTTATTACCTCTAATAAAAAACCCGCCTCCTATAAATCTTGGACCTTCTTTTAAAGTAGTTATTTTATTATGTTTACAAACAAAAAATTCACCAATTCTTTTTGGGCATCCCTTTAAACTAGTCAAATAATTCCAACTACAATTCACATATCCATCTACAATTTCTGGTGATTCTGGAAAAATTTTATACTTTTCATTAAAAATCCAAATACATTTCATATTTTTACATATTTCTACAATAATTTGGAAAATAATCTCTTGATAAAAGATGATTTTGTGCCGACCAAAAATAATGCGCATTTTTAGGAGAATATAACAAACTAGTTAACTTATTTTCGTCACAATAAAATGTGTCTCCGACGAATTTAGGTGCTCCTTTTAAGCTAATTAGATTATTCATACTGCAAACGAAATCTATCCCCGTACTTTCTGGTCCTCCTAATAAATTGGTTAAAAAATTACTCCTGCAATTAAACATCCCCTTTACAATTTTCGGTGAACCATTTAAATTAGTTAAATGGTTATCCCGACAGTGAAAATTTCCATATATAATTTCTGGAATATTTTCCAATTTTGTTAGACTTCTATTATCAAGGGTCAAATTACTCATCTTCGTTCTCTTGTGGCTTATGCACATCCGTTTGCATAGCATACTTTTCTCCAAGAGAAATATACATAAATGAGTAAACTCCTCCGAACAGCCAGCACAATGCAGACCAGTACCATTGATGAAATCCTAGCAACAGAATATAGAGTATAGTCAATAAAACTACTATAATTTTACTAATCAAAAAATAAGCAGGAGGTTTCTTTGTTGCCGATTGATTAATATGTTTACAAAGAAAATAATAAACAATTGAAACCGGAATAGTGCAAAGGAAAAGAAAGTTGTAGCCATATGCCATATATTTTGCCACAACATTATTATAAATTGTTGCAAGATGAATGGTTACAAGAGGAATTAGGAATATTCCAAAGGAAATTATTTTATTAAATATTTTAATCATAATTTTTATTATTAAAAAGGGGTGGAAGAATTCTTCCACCCCTTTTTCTTGTTTTTTGTTTTATGCCAGATTCACATTCTTTTGCCGATCCCCTACAACTTTCATAATGTTGTGCTTTGTCTTAAAGACTTCCGCAGGATGATTAGCCACCCATGAATTATCTTTCGTAAATTCATAAAATGTTTCTTCTGTCATTCTCGCTTTGATTCGTACAATCAACGCATCCCAGAATTCACCAAGTTTATTTTGTGGCTGGTCATAAACTTGATCATAAACCCTGTTGTATACTGGTTCAACAACAGTTTCGGAATTTTCTGGCGTTTCCATAATATAATTTTTCTAAATTAGTTAATTGAATTAATTATTAGTCTGCAACGTTGCGTTTAGCCATTGCAAAATAGTCAAACTCTTGTTGCATATCAATTTCCCATTCTCCCGGAGGAATTGGAATTGCGGTATGACGATCAGCAATTACGCATTGCACACTGGTTTCGGTTTCATTCTTCATAAACCGACGAGTTTTCGCGGAATTATGATAAAACTTTACACCGGGGTTATTCATGATAACATGGTGATTGCCAGTGACTTCACTGTTTGCAATAATAATTTGTTTATCATGATGTTGTTCTGGGATTGCATCCTCGGGAATTTTTGATTGGAAAATCAAGCATTCACCGTGAACGATTCCTTTTGTTTGATTATCTGTTGGGTCTGTATTCATATATTTGTATTTATGGGATTTTTAGTTTGAGTGGATTTTTATGCAATTCCAATGATATTAATCTTACGATCATTGAAACGGAAATTAATGGCATCTTCCAAAGTTTTACATCTAGGATCAACTGCTTCAACATGCCAAACTCTTGTGGTTTGATTCAGCATCTTCAAGTGGGGAGCATAATCAACTCCGGGGAACAAGCAATTCATATCATGTAGTTCGTATTCGCTATTCGTCCACCATTCATTGTCATAGTTTTCGTAGGTATCCAGTTTAGATCCGAATGAAAGCATTCGCTCAATTCCGACCTTTCGGATAAATTCCATACGAACATCGGCATTCGTAATTTCAGTATAGCGATTAATGTCGATTTGACTGGAATGAGTGTTTGCCAACCAATCAGGAACAACAACACCGTTAATACAATAGTAATTCAAATCTCCATATCCAGCATAAGAAATAGCAGGACCGCTATCATTATGGAATTGTTTATTCGCATTAAATTTCAATGTAGTGACTTTTTGGGAAGCAATTGCTACTTTATCCATAAAGTAAACTGCACCCAATTGTGACATTTCCTTCCAGATAAGATACTTTTCCCGATATTCACCCAAATCGTCATTACAAAGATCCATGTAAAAATCAAAGAATGTATGGCTCAAAGAGTCAAGGCTACCTCCGAACAATGGATAGAAAAACTTGCCAATTTGAACCTTTTCAGTTTTATCGAAATTGTCAATTTCTTCAACAAAAGGAACAGCTTCGAAATAATTTTTAATGTTTTCCTTAATACTGTTAATTGGATAACCTGCTTCAATAAAATGGGAAGCAACCCAGCCTTCAAGTGGATTATCTACAATAACTACCGGAGTTTTCGGAACTTCCAAAAAGATTTCTTGGAATTTATGAATTGTATCCACAGTCTGATCATAATCAAGACGATTTGTGGACAAAGCATTCTTAAATGCTTCAGCGAAAATGCTTGGAACTTTTTCGGTATTAATGTCGCTTAGTTTCATAGATTGGTTTGGTGATGGGTCTATTATACACGGGGAAAAAGGGTTGTCAACGATTTTCTGCATTTCTTCTGCTAAATTTCTCGTAAAATATGGAACCGTGATTAGGAACGTAATCCAAAGAAATTAAAACATTAAATTCTGCTGAAAACTTGTGGGATGTTTTTGGAGAATATAATAAAGTTGTTAGTTTATTTCCCTGACAATAGTAAAACTGTGTATGTACAAATTTTAAACCTCCTTTTAAACTAGTTAAATTAAAATAACTATAATAGCATGTTCTACTAACATTCTTTACCGAAACGGTTATTATATTCATAAATATCAAAAGTTGAAATTGTAGTACAAAATTATCGAATTCTCAGGAACATAATCCAAAGAAATTAAAACATTAAATTCTGTTGAAATATACCCTTTTATTTTTGGACAATATAAAAAAGTGGTCAATTTATTATTATGACAATTAAAATTTCTTTTCACGAATTTCAAAGAACCTTTTAAAGTAACTAATTCATTATAAGAACAATCAAACCGACCGTGGATAAATTCTGGACTTCCCTTTAGATTACTTAAATAATTACCGCTGCAATCAAAAGAACCTTCCACTATTTTTGGAAAATTCTGTAATTCAGATAATCCTTTGTTAAAAACATCAACACTCATGTTTAAATTAATAGCTTATAAAATTATTTGAATAATCCAGAGTCAAAAAATTATTCCAGAATATAATCATGTTAGCCTGTCTTTTAAAAATTATATTTATTTTCGTAACTTTAGGAGAAAACAAAGGACTTGTTAAATGGTTTTCCACCGCATATATATTATGTGTATATTTTGGGCATCCTTTTAAACTAGTCAACAGTTTTCTCTCACAATAGAATATTCTATCTACATTTTCAGGATAATTGTAAAATGTCAAATCGGTTTTCATATTTTATACAGCTATTTAACAAGAGGAATATAATCCAATGAAAGAAAATGGTTGTTGTGATCATATTTTCTAGTTCCGAGCAATTTAGGAAAAAATAATAAATTAGTTAACCGATTATCATTAATAGCTAAACGCCATCCTACAAATTTTGGTCCTCCCTTTAAAGTAATCAAATTATTTCTAGCACATTCAAAATCTAATCCAACTTCTTCTGGACCTCCAATTAAATCTGTTAGATAATTTAGATGGCACCAATAACTATTAACAACAATTTTCGGACCTCCTTTTAGACTCTTTAGAGAATTAGAACTACAATCAAAACTCCCCTCAATTTTAAAATATTCATTGTGTAATTCTTTTAAACCGAGTAACGATACATTATAACTTCCATCTTTAACTTTTTTCATATATTAGGTAATAAAAATGGTTAGATGGTTTATTCAGCCATCTAACCATTTTTAAGTTTTAATTTTTATTATTCACTGGATTCCGCAGTTTCCATATCAACTTCGCCAGAGTCCAGTTGCTTAGTTTCATGCAACAAGAAGTTGAAACTTTTCAGTTTAAATGCTTGCCATTCAAAAGGAACCATTTTTCGCAAAACAACTCCTTCTGCCCATACATCATTTTTACAAATAGTGCATTTCTTTTCCAGATAAGTATTAATCATTTTATCAAGAAAATCTTGATGCCAATGATTATGAACACTCAAATCAGGAAAAAGATTTTCAGCCTTTCCATAATAATGTGTTTTGGGTGTTTTGAAACCGAATTTACGACAAAATGCTTCCAATTCTGGATGAGAAAAAGTGTAAACATTTCCGCATGGACTTGTATAAGTTACGTTGAAAACATAAAAATCACAAGTATTTGGAGCACAGGAATAATCATATCCACGTTGGATAGGACTACCATTTGGTGTATATCCCACGATTTCACCCGTAACGGAAATGCCTTTACTCAACGAAGGGAAAATCTTATCTGCAACAATTTTCCAAACATCTGCATCATAAAAATGATTATGTTGTTGCTGATTTTCTTTTTTCTTAAACAATTGTTTTATTTTTTTAATCATATTTTTTATATCTCCATTTATAGCCATAAGCATGTTTAACTTTATTTTTCAATGCATAGTTTATACACACATTCGAACAAAGTCCTAGAAATTTAGTGGCATCTTTCTGTGATTCAAACGAACGAATTACGTTACCATTCATATCCAACATTTCAATAGCTTTTTTACATTTTTCTCTATTTCGAGACTTTATAGGCTTTATTTTTTCACCTAAAAAAACTCTACTCCAAAAAAATCCATAACATGTTCTATCAGACTTTAAACTCGCTTTTCCAATATTTGAAGAATTATAATTTAAACATCTTTCGATTTCCTTTAAACCGTTCCATTTAGTAATGAATGTTCCATCCAAATCATATTGATATATTTCAATCGAAGATGGATTATCTTTTCCAAATTTCCCTTTTAAGGTAGAATTCACCGATTTTTTTAAATTAGACTCTTTAGTATGTTTAACTCCTAAACAATTTCCTGCGGTTTTGCATATATTGTATTCTGGAGTCAATGAATTTATATAGAACTGTTCTCGTATTATTAATTCTTCTTTAGAACAATCTTCTAATATTTCAAATGTAAAAGAGTTTTTGCCATATTTATTCCATGCTCTTTGTAAGACTATTGAATGATGTCTATTTGTCTCAAGTCTATTTTTATGTGTATAAAATCTTGCTAGTACATCGACTGCACTGCCTATATAACATTTATTGTTTATTGTATTGGTTATTTTATATATTCCTGAATTTGAACGAGTTTTTGTTTTTCTCATTCAAATATTTACTGTAAAGTAATTAAGAATCTACTAAATTTGTATTTTTCAAGACACGACGACTGGAATACAACATTCCATATTCAGTTTCTTGAACTTTACAGCCAAAGAATTTTGCAATTTTATCTTTCCAAGATAGATTTTTATTAACTAATACATGACTGACCACAAAATTACATCCATGGATTTTTTCAGTAATTGCAATATAATCATCGGGGTCAATCTTTTCCACTTCTTTTTTCAAATGACTGGTATCAGGATGAAAATGGAATTGGTTTTCAATCAACTTGGATTTATACTTTTTAGTATTTCCCTTTGGTTTGTTACCAGATGGAACCTTTTCCACCATGTTGCGAGGAACGTACTTTTTACACAAAACATGGTTACAAATTTCGTCAAAATCAGTTCCAACATCTTTTTCAGAAATTTTAATTTCCTTTGAAAGAAAATCTTTACAGAACTTTTCAATTTCAGAAACAGGAACAACGTATCCTTCGCTTTTTTCTCCACGCAATCGAACTGCTTTTACTCGACAATTCGCTTCAAACATTCCTTTTTGAAGGGAATCTTGGTTAAGAGAGTTGTCTCGAAAAGAATTAGTGTATTTCAGGAAATCTGCGGAAATTGCACATTCCAAAGGAAAATAAACATACAAATCATTTTCTTTTGCAGACAATCCAGTAATTACGTTATTACCGTAGATTGCTAGGCATTGCAAGCGATCTGCATTAAAATGGGGTCGCAAGTTCTGCAATTTTACAATTGTTGCGAGATAATTTTCGTTATATTCTTTAGATTTTGAGTACATATTATTTAACGGAGGGAGTAACAATGCAATTTCCGTGGTTTGGAGCAAGAAGCATATAACTATGCAAATTCAATTTGAATTTTTTTCCCATCATTTGTTTAAATTCCTCTAGTTCTTTTTCCGAAGACACGAGAATTTCTACTTCCACGGGATCAAATGAAATTGACAATTTTCGTTTTTCATAAAATTTGATATTTCTTGCATCTGTTTTTTTATGGACGCATTTAACCAAATCATCAAAAAACAAAAACTTTTCTTGTTTTTTTGCAGCTTTTGAAAGACGATTAACCAGCCGAACAAATCTTCGAAAATCTTCAGGAGACATCTTCAATAGTTTTTGCAAATCAAAAAACATTGACCATTTACTGTAAATGTTTTTAACCAACATTCTTTTCTGAAGGAAAAAATGTTCAAAAAGATTTCTTGCATCACTATCATTTTTCCTTTGAACTTCCTTGAAAAGAAGTTTGATTTTTCTCTTAAAACTGACGTTTGATGAATAGATTTTCATTTAATTAATAATTAACGTTTAACAGAGTGATATGCTTGCATATAATGAACATCCAAAGGAAATTGAGGAGGAATTCCCTGACTACCATCAAACAAACCTTCTGTTTGCATTTTTTTGATGTATTCAGGAGCGATTTCAAGTTCAACTGGTTTAGAATCTTCGTTTTTCATAGGTGGCTTATAATACACTAGGTAAAGAGGGTGTCAACAATTTTCTGGAAATTTCTGGACCTCAATAGTAATCCAAAGTTAACAAATGATTTTTTTGAAAATCACGCAATCTTTTTATTTTCGGACTATATATTAAACTAGTTAAATAGTTACCAAATATCTCAAATGCCCAACCTACAATTTCTGGTCCGCCTCTTAAACTAATTAATTTATTATCAAAACATAAATAATGTTGATTTACAATTTTTGGTCCATTTTGTAAATCCACTAATTTATTGTTATTACATATAAAACTTCCGTATATAATTTCTGGAAATTTATCCAAAACAGTTAGCTGTTTGTAGCTGCAATTAAAATGTTTCGTCATGTCTTGGAAAATAATCTAAAGTTAGTAAATGGTTCATCGTACAAAATGGTATAACCTGCGATTTTGGAGTATATAATAAACTAGTCAAATTATTTCTATTACAATAAATCCGTTTATCAATTTTTTTTGAAATACCTTTTAAACTAGTCAATTTATTATAACTGCACGAAAAATATCCTTTTATATGTTTTGGCGATCCATCTAATGTAATCAAATTATTATGATAACAAATAAGACTTTCCTCCATAATTTCTGGCAAAAAGGGAAGTTTTGTTAAATTTTTATCAGAAATATGCATAATTCAAAAATAATCCAAAGTTAGTAAATGGTTTTTATAATAACTAAAATTCATATATCTACGTTTTTTAGGAAAATATATTAAAGATGTTAAATAATTGTTAGCACAAAAGAACATGTTTTCTACTTTTTTAGGCGATCCTTTTAAACTAATTAATTCGTTGCAATAACACACAAAACCAGTTACGATTTCTGGTCCGCCCTCTAAAGTTGATAATTTATTATAACCACACAAAAAATATTCCTCTATAATTCTCGGAATTGATAATTTTGTCAAACTGTTTAAATTTTTACCAGAAAGATTCATTTTATATACAAGGAATATAATCCTTTGTTAGTAAACTGTTAGTAAAATAAAAACCTATAATTATTTTAGGTGCAGGTAACAGGCAAGTTCTTGAATATGTATTAGAGAGGCGCATTATTCGTTATAAGAGATATAATCCAAAGTTAATAAAAGATTTTTGAAATAATAAAAGTTGTTGATTATTTTGGGTGCATATAACAGACTAGTCAAATTGTTATCAAAACAATCATAAATTCCCGTATGCATAATATTTTTCGGTCCCCCTCGCAATGTGGTTAAATCGTTAGCACTGCAATCGAAATTTCCAAATACAAATTTCGGTCCTCCTTCTAAATTACGTAATTTATTAAAACCGCAATCAAAATCTCCAATTATAATTTCTGGAATATTTTCCAATTTTATTAATTTTTTATACCCACTCATATACATTTTTCATTTTTTTCATTTTTATTTTCAAACCAGTTCATTTACTGTATGCCCCTTTTTTGAAGTGTCAACTATTTTTTACCAGAAAAAATTTTTGTTTTCTCATTGACAAAGGGGAAAAATAATCCATGATGCCCATCAACCAAATATTCTATGAAAAGCATTTATAAAACTCGCAATTTGACGAAAGAAGAATTGTTCCGGATTTTGTCTGTGGGCGTTTCTGAGAATGATCAAAACACTATTAAGAATAAAATCGAAGATTTGCCAATTGATAATTATTATTTGGCACTAATTCCCCGTTCTTTGGAGTTTGATGAAACTGTTAGAAAAGAATGGTGCCTAACAATTCAAGTGGGCATTACTAGCAATAATTGCAAGCATTTGCTGGATCTTGACGTTAGCGGATTCGCCCAAAAAACGGTTCCAGTAAATTTCAATTATTACGAAAATAAAATTAATTATTTTCATTCGGATTCTTTTATGGAATTCATCTTTTCCGAAAAATTGGAAGAACATGAAGAGAATTTTTTCTGCGAGTTTGTGAAAAATTTCTTTGACAAAGCACTCCTCCCAGAGTAATAATTACCACACCAAATAAATCAGCTTATGAATAATATTAAACCAGAACTTATCGGATTTTATTCCAGTTGTTATCCAAATCAAGATGTATGTTTTATGGTAGGTATGGGCGATGTTTCGAATGATGAAATGATGGAAGATGACGAAGTGGAAGCAGCAGCAGAATCATTTTTCGAAAAATCTCCTGTTCTTCGAAATAATTATAGTCGGGATGCGGAATGTTATTATACATTTTCAAATCTTTCTGCTAAACAAGTATTTGATGCTATTAAAGATTTGGGCTTTACTTACAAAGGTCCAGTTGATAAAGCTGCAATTAATTTCTAATTTTACACCCAAGAAAAAGCAAAACAAACCAAAATAAACAACAACAACAACAAAAAACCAAATAAATATATGGCTCGTCCTACAAATCCAAATAATCGTTATTCTCTCGTTTGCAAAGTTACTGGAGAGAGTGTTCCGACTAACCCAAAGCAATTCAACGATCTAATGAATCGGTATAATATTTCTGCCGAACAATTGGACAATAGTTATGTTTCTCGGGGTGGTCGCAACATTATCAAAAGTGAAAATCTCACTAAGGAACAAGCAATTGAAAAGTATGGCATTCATCAGAATGTTGCTGATATGTTGAAGTGTCTTGCTCCCACTACAAAGGTCAACAAGCCTCGTAAAGCAAAGGTTGCACTGCTTTCCCCGGAAGCACCAGAAACCGCACCAGAAGCAGTTGAGGCAGGAGAAATCCATGCAGTAGAGGAATCCACTGAATCGGACGAATCTTCTGATTCTGTGGTGTTTCTAACTGAAGATGTCCATGACGAAGTGACTGTGTGACCCTAATAAAAAAGGGGTTTCTGCAAAATTGCAGAAACCCCTTTTTTCTATTTATAGACTAAATAATTTTTAACTTATGACAGACGAAGAAATTAAATCAAACTTGGAAAACATTGCTGACGATTTTGGAATTGAATTAACTTCCAGACAAACCAAAAAACTTAGCAAATTGATTGCAGAACTAAGTGAAGAAAATGCAAGTCGGGAAGAAATTTTTGAAGAGTTGAAAACTGTTTCTCCAGATGATGAAGATGAAGATTGGAATGAATTAATCGAAGCTATGGTCGATTTTGTGGTTGACAATATGGATGACTTCGAAGAATATCAAGATGATGAAATTTAAAAACATCTTAACTAGAAAATCATTTCATTATGAAATTTGATCGTTCTTTTAAAGAATTGGAAAAATTACCAAGATCACCAAAAATTATACATGGAAGTTTCTTTTTGTGTGGTTATAATTCGTCAACTAATTTGGAAAATTCTCCCCAAACGGTAGAAGAAAATTTTCACTGTTATCATAATAGATTAACTAGTTTATATGGAATATCCAGATTTATTGGAGGTCACTTATATGGGGAATTTAATCGTTTGTCTAATTTAATATATGGTCCAAAAATTATAACTTCTATATCTATTAAATACAATCACTTATTATCTTTGGATTATTCTAACACAAGAAATTTATGGAAATAAATTTATCCGGTAAAAGATTACCAAAATTACCAGAACTTCCTGAAATTATAAATGGCGATCTTTGGTGTCATAATAATAAATTAACTACATTAAAAGGATCGCCGAAAATCGTAAATGGAAGTTTCTATTGCAGAAGAAACCGATTAACTAGTTTAGAAAAAGGGCCAAAATTTGTCGGAACCCATTTCTGGTGTAGCGTGAACAGGTTGACTAGTTTAAAAGGAGGTCCAGAAAATGTGGGTGACGAATTTCATTGTAGTGATAACGATTTAACTAATTTAGAAGGATCACCAAAGAGTGTTGGTAATTTTTGGTGCGAAGAAAATGATTTAATTACTTTATATGGCGCACCAAAAAGAGTAAATGGATGTTTTATGTGTAATCGTAATAAGATAACAAGTCTAATTTATACACCAAAAAATCCTTTTGAGTTATCGTACATTGCTAACTGTTTATTATCTCTTGATTATATCCCGAATAGTGTTCATATATAAACCGTATTTATTTAGTTACCATTATGAATATCGACCTTTCTTGTAAAGATTTACCAGAACTACCATCTTTTCCAAAAATTTTAGATGGTTATTTTTGGTGTGCCGACAATCTTTTAACTAGCCTAAAAGGATGTCCAAAAATTATAAATTCTAGTTTTGATTGCTCTTATAATAAACTAGTTTATTTACTAGAAACCCCAAAAATAGTAATGGGAAGAAGTTGGTATTCTTATAATCATTTACTGTCAAGGGATTATATTCCATTTAATAAACATCTAGTATGAATATTGATTATTCTTTTAAAAAATTAACAAAACTGCCAGAATTACCAGATTTTGTAAAAGGAATGGCAGTTTTCAGTAATAATCAAATAACTAGCTTACAAGGATCACCTAGAATTGTACTTGGTTATTTTGACTGTTTCAGAAATAACTTATTTACTCTAAAAGGAGGTCCGAAAATTGTAAAAGGGAATTTTAATTGCGGTTGGAATAACTTGAATAGTTTATTATATAGTCCAAAATTATCAAGAAATGTATTTTGTTATTATAATAATCTGATTTCTTTTGATTACGTTTCAAGTGTAAAAAATTTCCAAATATGATAAATATAACATATTTAAAAAATAATGGAATTAAAATCTTTCATGATAACGGCAATAGTTTGATTTGTATACTTAGAGGTTTGACTAGTTTAGAAGATTGCCCTAAAAATATAAATGATCACGTTAATATTAAACACAATAAATTAACTAATTTAAAGGGATCGCCACAAACTATAAGAGGAGGGTATAATTGTAGTTGCAATATTTTGTTTACTTTAAAAGGAGGTCCAAAAAATGTCGGAGGAGCATTTTATTGTTCGAGAAATAGACTAACCAGTTTGTTATATTTTCCTAAAGAACCACTTTGGACCTCATATCATCATAATAACTTGCTGTCAGTTGATTATATTCCAATTAATCTGGAAAACATATTATGAATGTTTATTACAATAACCAAGGTTTAAAGAAAATACCAGTTTTTCCTAAAATTTTTGATGGCAATTTTGAAGTTGCCATCAATCAGTTGACTAGCTTAAAATGTTCCCCAGAAGTTGTCAGAGGACACTTCGACTGTGCTGCTAATAATTTATCGGATTTAAAAGGAGCACCAAAATTTGTTAAACGTTATTTTAATTGTCAATTTAACCAATTAACTAATTTAAAAGGAGCACCGAAATTTGTAGGGAGACTTTTTTGGTGTTCCTTTAATAAATTAACTAATTTGATATATTCTCCTAAAACAACACTTCGGGTAATGTGCAACAGTAATTCGTTATTAACAATGGATTATATCTCCGCTCAAAAAGATGAACTTTAAACTAACATTAGAAAATTTAGAGGAACTTCCCAATCTTCCAGAAGTAATTCTTGGAAATTTTGATTGTAATTATACTGATTTAATTACACTTAAAAATATTCCAAAAATTATAGAAGGAGGTTTCTTTTGTAGTTATACTGGAATATCATCATTAGAAAATGGTCCAAAAAGTGTTGGAGGAAGTTTTATCTGTAATTATAATAGCTTAATTAATTTAAAAGGAGGTCCAAAAAGAATTGGAGGACATTTGCTTTGTAATGGCAATAAATTAACTACTTTAGAAGGAATGCCGCAAAGTATTGGAGGAGGATTTGAATGTAGCAATAATAAGTTAGTTAATCTAATTGGAGCACCGAAAATAGTACATGGTTTTTTCAATTGTGAATTTAACTATTTAGTTACCTTAAAAGGTTCACCAAAAATTATAGATGGTTATTTTCATATTTACCGAAACAAATTAAATAGTTTTTTATTTGGACCAAAAATTTTTAAAGATGATTTTTTCCCAACTTTTGGCAAAGGTAATCACTTGATTTCTATGGACTATTGCTCTAATGTAAACTTCGACACATGAAAACAATATCTATATTTTTTATCATTTCTTGTTTATGCTCTTGTTCTGCAATAGAAAAAGAACAAACACAGAAACCCTCTGCTTTGCAAAAAATAAAAGCACGCATAACATATTATTATCCACAAGCACCATTTGGTAAAAAGGTTAGTGACCAAAATACCAAAGTTGCAAAAAAAGGAATTACTGTTGCAGCACATCCAGATTTTAAGTTTGGAACTAAAATTATTATTCCAAACTTAAAAGGTAAAGTCGGAAATGGAACATTTATAGTACAGGACCGAGGAAGTGCAGTAACAAAGAAAAAAGCATCAAAAGGAAAAGGATATGTTTTTGATGTTTTTGTTGACAATCGAAAAGATATGAATATATTGCAGCACAAATCTCCAGAATGGATGGAAGTATTTGTCGTTAAAAATTAACTTAATATAATGGACTCGCAATATATCACATCAAATAACCGAATAACTATTACAAAATTCGCAGACATCAAGAAATCTCTTCCAATTGGAACATATGCTATAATGTATGATCCAATGAGCGGTTATTACTTGGAAAAAAGGGAAGATTTCACTTTCCCAGAAAAAATATACACTTCAACTGAATCTATTGTTGATCGGGTAATTGATACATTTCGAAAAATCAATCGGGGTATGGGAGTTCTGTTGAGTGGTCCGAAAGGAACTGGAAAAACTATTGAAGCAAAACAAATTTGTGCAAAAATAGGAATTCCCGTAATTATTCTTCCCACTGCATATGATGATGATAAGTTTGTACAATTCATTGAAAATATAAACACTACTTCAATTATTTTTATTGACGAGTTTGAAAAATTGTATAGTGATGAAAAATCCAGAAATTTCTTCCTTTCTATTATGGATGGAACAAGTAAATCTCGGCATTTATTTTTATTGACTTCTAATGACGTTAATATTGGAAAATATTTTCTTAATCGTCCACAGCGTATTCGTTACAGCAAGAGTTATGACTTTTTAAGCGAAGAAATGATTGATCTTATAGTGCATGATAAACTCAAAAATAAAGAAAAATTGAGTATTGTCAGCGATCAATTACTAAAAATTCCTCAATTAAGTATGGATGTTCTAGTGAGTATTTTGGAGGAATGTAATCTTTATGATGAAATTCCAAGCGACTTTATTAATTTCTTTAATGTTGAACATGAACGTCCAAGTTTTTATAGTCTTGTTTTGCGAAAAACTGGATATTATCTAAAAAATCCAGAAACTAATATTTATGAAGTTGATGAAAATACTATATCTTCTTTAGAGGATAAACTCGAAATGTTCCTACAAGGCGATACTTCATTAAAAGAAGAAATTCTTAAATATTATTCGGTGGAAAATCGTGAGTATAAATCGGATTATACAGTAGTTGGTATAAAAATGACTCCGAATGATAAAAATCCAACGATTAGTACAGATACTTCATTAATCGGAGATTATAAAACGGAAAAATACGAAAGTATTTATTGGATTCCTGATGAAATAGTCTCATTTAAAGAAAATCGAAAAGGATTTGAAGCAGTTCACATTAATGGAAGTGTATTAATTGGACGAGTTCGTCCAAGAATGAAACATAACTTTGCTTTCTAAAAAACCCTCTTGACAAGAGCGCACTACTGGATATTCTCCAGTAGTGCGTTTCTTTTTATAAATTATGAATTTTAATAACTGGTCCCTTTGTTGCATTAGTAAATCATTGTCTGATTCTAAACAGAATTTCAAAACAATGACATTGTCACAATTTAATAAACAATCAAAAATAATTTCTTTAAAAGAACTATGCAGTCGCATCTTACATAATATTGTTCATACCCATCGGACTATTCGTTTTTGTCAGGATAATAATATTAGTGGGTATCGGATTTCATCTTCTTTGTTTCCAGTTATAACACATGATTCGGTTAATCTCTGTATTTCAGAATTGCCTAATTTCTCAGAAATCAAAGCTGAACTAGAACGTATCAAACAAACTATTCAGAAAAAGTTTATTAAATTGTCGGCACATCCATCGGAATATATTTCATTGTCTACAAACGATCCAAATATTCTTAAAAACTCCTTTCGTGACTTGGCGCAGCATGCAGAACTCTTTGACCTCTTAGGCTTGCCCCAAGATTATAGTTGCCCTCTCAACATTCATGTTCGTAAAGACGGTGATCCTAGAGCCATTACAGACAATGTAATGCGCAACTACGAAACTCTACCAGACAACGTTCGTAATCGCTTGGTATTGGAGAACAATGACAATCGCAATGGTGTTTGGAGTATTCAAAATCTATTTAAATATTTCTCCGAACCATACAAAATTCCAATTACATTTGATTATCTTCATCACTCTTTGCTTCCCGGTGATCTTTCTGAAAAAGACGCTTTTCAGCTTGCACATTCCACATGGGGAATGTATACTCCCCTCTTTCACTATAGTGAAGGAATTGTGGAAAAAAACATGGTAACTAAAAAACATAAAGATTTACCAGATAGTTATCCAACTATCCATAATCCTCATATTTTTCTTGATGTTGAATTAAAACATAAAGATCAGGCTATTTTTAAACTTCAAAATCACATTCTATAAACTATGATTCATTCTTCGTTACAACACATTGTAGGTCAGGAAAACGCAAAAAATCTACTTAGTTTGAGTATTTCAAGTGTAGGTCATAATGGTGATTTGATTCAACCGCTTTTGTTTGGGGAAGCAGGATTAGGAAAAACTGAAATTGCACGCGCATATGGCAATGCAATTGCTGAAGAACTAGGTGTCTCAATGCAGGAATTTGCATCGCCTAATGATTTTCGTCTAATTAAAGATTTTGATCCAATTCTAGATATTCTATCCAATGAAAAGAAATATGTTTTGTATATTGATGAATGTCATGAATTAGATTTGAAAATGGTTTCTCATGCAAAATTTCTGGTTTTTCTAAGAAAAGCATTAGATCGTCAAAATGATGGAAAACTGTTGCAAGTGGGAGATACTGTTTTAACGTTTAATCGCAAAAATCAGGTAATTATTCTTTCCACAAATCATCCAAATAAAGTTGATGCTGCATTGCAATCCAGAATGAATATTATTAATTTGGTAAATTATAATATGAAGGAAATGAAAGAAATTACCCGATATATTCTTTCTAAAAATAATTTGGAATGTGATTGTGAGCAAACATTGGATCGAATTGCTGCATGTGGACGAGGAACTGCCCGTCCAATTACAAATCTAGTTCAAGATGTATTCAATTTAATGAATATAACAACTGTAACAAATGAATTTGCAATGAAAGCATTACAAATGAAAGAAATGTATCCAGCAGGATTAAAAATTGCAGAAATTAAAGTTTTGGAATTGTGTAGTATTAAACAATATAATAGAATGCAAATCATTTCTGCTATTTCAAATCTTCAAGGTTGTTTTGGAGAAAGTATTGCATATCTTATTCAAAGAGGATTATTGACGGCAGAAAGCAACGGTTATAAGACTACAGAAAAAGGAAATAAATACATAACTTATATTACTAGGGAAGGTTTTTCTTGGTAATTGTTGACAAAATCACTTTTTTCTGTAATATACCTTATGAACTTGAATATAAATCTTAATGTAGACATTGATTTGTCTGACGAGTATCTTGAATCAAGACTGGATTATTTTATGCAAACCATTAAGACTATTCAAGAAAAGCATAATTTGACTTGCACAGTTCAACCCGTAATCAAACCAAAAAATTATGAAATTGGTCCATTAGAGCAAGAATATTTGAGAATTTCAGGAAGAACCCGAATGAATCATTCTTATACTCATATGACTCGGGAAGAACAAGCAGAATATTATTTGAATAGAATGGGCAATAACCATATTAAAACTGATGAAGATCCTGTTGTTCTTCCTATAGAAGAAAATGTTAATTCTGATCCTTTGAGCTAAAATTATGAACAAGAACTTATTCCGTGTATTTAATAAAGTTAATGGAAAATATCTAAACATTAATAAAAATGAGATGTTTGATATTAATCATTGCTTGAATGATGAGAACTATGTTGTGGAACAATTCACTGGATTAGTTGATAAAAACCAATGTAAAATTTTTGAAGGTGATATTGTGAAATATGCTCGTTATCGTATAGATGTTGATTTGGATGAATACGGTCATGTTGAACGAAATGTTGTAGAAGAGGGTGTAGATGAAGGAGTGATTAAATATTCTGCACCATCTTTTATTCGTGAAATCTTGTATCAAAAAGTAAAGGGAGAAATGGAAATATCCTTTCTTTCGAAAGAAGTGCTGCCAACTGATTCTCAAAGATTGGAAATAATTGGAAATGTTCATCAAAATCATAAAGTATGAAAAAGAATGCTTTTTTACCTGAAACTCTTTCTGATGCTGAATTAGATAGCATTTGCCTTTCTGTTGATCATTCTTATGGATTACATTTGCCGGACAAGATTAGAGCAGAAATGCCTTTTGTCAGCGGATTTACCGAGCAAGAAAAAAAGGATTTTCAATTTCTTGTAAAAGAAATGTATTCTGCAATTCGAAAAGAATTCGTCATTTTAGAAAATCCTCAAAATAAAAACAAAAGAACCAAAGAATCTAAACTAAATTTTTAAATATGGAAAATCTAAATGAACTAGAAAATGCATTGGACAAAATGATGTCCGATCAAACTGAAAAAAGAGTCCGTACCTTTGTTGCTCGCTTCAAAGGTAAAAATATTGTAACAAGCAGTGGCAAAAGTTCGTGGAAAGCGGTGAATCATGCAAAAGCAGCAATCCGACTACATTTTTCAGAATTAGAAAATGCATACAAATACGGTTATGAATTAGGGACAAATTTTTGGAATAGAGTTTATACTAACAAATTTACAATTGAAGAACGCGAACAAAGAGAAAAAGATTTTATGAAAAAACTTTGGGAATTGATTGAATTTAAAGAACTTGAATAAATTATATTATGGGCGGAAAATTGCTTAAAAATTGGAATCTTCCAGAAAAAAGATTAGATCCAGATTCTTATAAAAGAATTTGTGATCAAGTCACAAATACCCTCATTTCAGACTGTTCTGAAAGTTGGATACATTGTGCTGTTCCTTTGTCTTTGAGAAAAAAGGAATCACATGGAGACATTGATATTTTTGTAAGTGTTTCTTATGCTGAAAACTATTATGGTCAATGGAGAGAACAACCATTCAAAGAGTATATTCATAAAGTATATGGTTACATTCCTCATCAAAATTCAAATGTATTCTCATTTCCGGTTGAAGATTATCAAATTGATGTAACTTTCGTACCTTGTAATGATTTTGATTCCAGTATCAATTATGCATCATGGGGGGACACAAGCAATCTATTAGGTAGAATATTTCATAAAATGGGACTGCACTTTGGACACTCCGGATTATCTTTCTGGATTCGTCAGGGATTGTTCGATAATAACATCAATTGGACTGATAATGATCACATTTATGAAAAATTCATAATTTCCAAAAATCAAGAAGATATCTTGCAATTAGGAGGATTTGATTATAATGTTTGGAAAAGTGGTTTTGATACAGAAGAAGATGCATTTCAATTTGTAATTAGTGGTGATTATTTTGATCCTTCACTTTTTGCATTGGAAAATCTTAATCATATTAATCGGGTTAGAAATAAGAAACGAGGAATGTATATGCGATTTGTGGAATATATCGCAGATAAAGGATTTTCTCCCAAAAAAACATTTCTTTCTAAAGAGAATTATTCATTGATTTTCCAAGAAAAATTCCCTTTTCTAAAAGAAGCAATAAATGATTATCGTTTTGAATATCAGAAAACTAAAATAATTAATGAAAAATTTAATGGTCGTTTGATTATGGAGAAATTTCAGGAAATTTCAGGAATACAAATTGGAAAATTAATGAATAACATTCGTAAAGAATATTCAAGAGACAGTCTTTTAACCTTGACGAGTTCCGAAATTAGTGATATAATCCAGAAAGCATACTCAAATCTATGAAATGTCCACATTGCAATAGCACTTCGTTGTCTCCATCAGAATTTCAAGTTTTGTTGTTGTCTAATCCTCCACAACTGCAATATATTTGTAATGATTGCGGGGAATATTCCAGTCAATATGAATTTTCAGAAAAACATATGAACACTGAATCAGAAGAACCGAAAATTGTTATTGGATCTCACCAATATTCTTTGGAAGAAAGTTATGCAATTGAATTTGCAAAACGAAAAATTCAAATAATCCGAGATGAGATCTATGATGAGCTTTTTGGTAAATTGAAAACGTATTCTCCGTATGAAGGAAATTATGCAGAAATTCATAAGCATTTGACTAACCTAATTAAATACATTAATGAATAAAAGTAAAACAATTGCAGACAAGATTGCTGATACAAAAATCTTGCTGGATAAATATCTTCAATCTAAAAAAGAGCGGGAAGAACTTATAGTTAATACTACATTCGAAAAAATTATTAATGAATTACACTCCCTTTTAAAGAATTATATTGATGATCCATACCAGACCATTAATATTGATCTAAGAATTGAGACACCACTACTAGTCAATAATCTTCATTTGGCAGAACTTGTAAAAAGCCGTTGTCAGCAGTATTTTAATTTGGCTACGATAATATCACAAAATGATGGTGCTGCATTCTATATTATTATAAAAAATGAATAACATTGTTCTATACGGTGATACACATGGTTTTTGGAGTAGAATGAGTAATCGCATTCGCCAAAATCACGAAAATTCTTATATTATTCATGTTGGAGATTTTGGAGTAGTGGATGAAGATCGTATTGAAAGTTACTATCTGGAATCTCTTCAAAAAGCATTGGAAAAAAAGAATTGTTTTCTTTATGTAATAAGGGGTAATCACGATAATCCGAACCGTTTTCTAAAAACTCATCATCCTTATGGGTTTTCCAATATACTCTTTCTTCCAGATTATACCGAACTCAATCTGCTAGGGAAAAAGATTTTACTAGTTGGTGGCGGTATAAGCGTTGATCGGTATAAGCGAACAGAAGGAGAAGATTATTGGAAGGACGAAAAGTTCAAATTTGATCCAAATTATGAATACATCAATTATGATTTAGTTGTAACACATATTAAACCAAGAAGTTGTAATTGTAAAAAAGGATACAAAGACATTCAATATCATATTGATCAAGATATAAACTTGTTGAGAGATTTAATCGAAGAATCCGAAGAAGCAGACAAACTTTATCAAAAAACCAAACCTGCGGATTGGATTTTTGGTCATTATCATCTTAGTTTTACTGAAAAATTCGAAGATACAATTTTCAAATGTTTAAATGTTGATGAAGATTATCTATACTATTCTACTAAACCACCTTTCCAATAACTATATAAATGAGCGAAAATCTTCCTGATATTGAAAAATATAAATCTCTCATTGAATTGGATAATATTCGTCTGGAATATTATAAAAAGAATCCTGAATTGATTATAGAATCAACTCCATGGGAAGCAGTTGCAGTTTGTGCTATGTGCTATTCCAGAATAGCACTTGATCATAGTTGTCTCCGCCCTGCATCCTTAAATGTAGGTTATACTTCATATAAGGAAAGAATTCCTAAATGCCCGAATTGCAAATATCGTTATCCAAAACATTTACGCAATACTTCAAAAGTTAAAGATAAAGATACTGCAATCTTTTTCAGAATTCCCTATTTAATTATACGATGTCGTTCTCATATCTTAGAGAAAAATATCAGACAGAATTTTTTTGGTAAAATATTAGAAATCACAATAAACAAATTTGATGAAATTCAAATAATTGAGGATCATTCTAATATGGAAATCGTGGAAAAAGATTTAGTAGCATCCAATCTAGCATATGACTTAGGACTAAACTTATGAAAATTATTATCACAATTATCACACTATTTTTTATAGTAATCACAGTTCCAGATTATTCTAGGCATAGTCCTAAAATGAACAAGCACTTAAATCAAAAATATATTTGTTAACTATATGAAACATCTACCGATAATCACTGGTATAATGAATGTAATTTTGGCATGTACTGTATGGTTTTTTGCATATCAATTAGAAATTGAAAAACAGAAAAATCAAACAGTTAAAGTAGATGATTATGTAAAATGGTTAACAACTCTGCCAACATCACATTTTAGAAATAATATGTTAATTGTTTTTCGGGCAGAGTTTGAGAAAGACAGTAAACTTTTGTTTTCTATTCTAGAATCTTATAATGAAATGAAAAATGAAGAAAATGAAGAATTGCAGAAGTAAATATCTGCATGTATAAAATCTTCTTATTCTCTTTACTATTCATTTCATCATGTGCATCAGTTAAACCTTTACCAAATGTTCCAAAACATCGAACACCATCAAAAACGGCAAAAGTTTTTTATCCACTAAATAACTGGAGTATAAATTCTGCAAATGATTTGAAAAATGTTCAAAAACAATTAAATGCAACAATTCTCAAAGACGAAGAAATTACTATTCTTGATTTAAATGGTGGTATTATTGATGGAGAAAAACAAAAAGGAGACGGTAGTCAAAACGAAAGTCAAGAACCATTATTCAGAGCAAACATACCATTTGTAATAAAGAATGGCTTTATAAGAAATAACAAAAATGCGGCCACTTTTGCGGCCAAAAATAGTGGAATAGAAAAGGTAACATTTTTGAATATTGGAGAAGATGCAGTAGCAACGTCTCGAAAAGCAATAAATTTTTCAGTAAGTGATTGCGAATTTTTAAATAGTAAAAATGGGGATAAAAGTGTGCAACTCAACCAAGCAGAAAATGCAGTAGTGGAGAAAAACCTAGTTTATGGAGGCATTACTGGTGTAAGAGTTCATGAGAGTTCATGGGCAGATTCCAACACTACTGCATTTTGTGGAGATAACTCTTTTATAGGTGTTGACACTGCATGGAATGTGAGTAAAGGTGTGTTAATTGTAGAAAAGAAAAATTCTTATAAAAACGTAAGATTGCCATTTAAGGTTAATCAAAACGCAAAAATTACAAACCCAGACGGAAAAGTCGAAAATAATGAATAATGAACCTACTATTGACAAATACAAATCATTAATTGAAATGGATAATCTTCGTTTGGATTATTTTAAGAAAAATCCAGAGTTGATAATCGAATCTAAAGAATGGAGAACATTTGCAGTTTGTGCAAAGTGCTATGCTAAAATTTCGCTAAATCACAATTGTTTAAATCGTACAGTTCATTATTTTCCATATTATAGAACAGGTTGCCCCGGATGTAAATATCGAAATAACACGTATTTGCTCTCACTGTCTATTGAAAGCATTCCAATTCTGGAATATCCAATTCCTCATTTAGTAATTCGTACTCGTACACATGTAATAAATCGAACAAAAAAATCTAAATTTGGTTTTTTTACAAAAATTGTAGAAGATTGCGTAATTGAAACAGAAGTTCTGGAAGACAATTCATCTAAAGAAAAACAAATAGAATTAATTGCTAAAATTAAATCTGGAACAGATTTTATATTTGAAAAACTGAGATTAACATGAAAACCGTTACTAATTTTTCCAGAAAAAATATCAGAGAATACAATCAGAAATTATCTAAAGATAGTGCAATTTGGATTAGTATTGGAGAACCCGGCGAGGAAAACAGTAAAGTTGTAAATGAGAGTTTGTCAGAAATTCCTCATTTGCATTTGGATTTTTGGGATGTAGTTCAACCAATTGAATTCGATGGAGAAATTTTCCATCCTCCGAGTGATGAAGATGCCAGAAAAATCGTTGATTTTATTTTAGAACATAAAGACAAAGATATTTTGGTAAATTGTGCAGCAGGAGTTAGCCGCAGTGGTGCAATTGCCCAATTCTGTAGTTATGCATTAGCTTATAAGTGGACCGAAAATGGTAAACGAAAAGCTGTTCCTAATTTTTTATTATACAATAAAATGATTTCATATTATCTTTCAAAAAATGAACCAGAAGTATAAAAAGTATCCACGGACTTTTCATTTTCCATTTTCAGAAGGAGTAACCAGTGATGATAAAGTTCAACACGATTTAAGTGTATTCAAGGATGAAATCGTGGTTACTAAAAAGATGGATGGGGAAAATACCACAATGTATAATGATAATATTCATGCTAGAAGCATTGATAGTAAGCATCATCCCTCAAGAGATTACGTCAAGAAATTTCATTCAGAAATAAAACATCACATTCCTGAGAATTTCAGGATTTGCGGAGAAAATTTATATGCAAAACATAGTATTTTCTACGAAAATCTAGAAAGTTATTTTTTGGTATTTAGTATTTGGGAAGATGATGTTTGTTTAAGCTGGGATGATACAATTGAATATTGTGAATTATTAAATCTTAAAACTGTTCCAGTTTTATTCACTGGTCAATGGAAAAAATCACCCGAAGAATTTCATCTAGAAATGCAAAAAACTTTAGATTTTTCTAAAGATGAAGGTTATGTAGTTAGAAGTCGAAACTGTTTCCATGAAAACGAATTTTCTAAAAAAGTTATAAAATTTGTCAGAAAAAATCATGTACAAACAAGTTCACATTGGATGACTGAAGAAATTTGTAAAAACCTTCTTGACTGTCCGCAAATCTAATGTAAGTTACCCCCTCAAAGGAGATAAAAATTATGTTCACTACTAAAAAAACACAACTATTCCAAACACCCGAAAAGCAAAAATCCGTGAAAAACTCTCCGGTTCAAAACGTTACATCATCTGCATTTGTTAATGCTGCACTGAATATTCAGAATAACACTCTTTCCGAAAATGGTGCTGTTAAATTGAAAAGCACTTTGGACCCATTTGTTGATCAATTTGGTCAAACGAGTAATTACCTAAAACTTCGCTCTTTTGCTGAAATTGAAAAGGATTGTGAAACTCTTTGGGCACTTGATCCGCTCAATACCGTAAAGTTCGCGCATTTTCTTCGTACAATTCCTCGCAAAGTGTCCATGTTTGATGGATCGGTTACAGAAGAACCACAAAAAGGTTCCGAATTGAAGCATGAAAGTATTATGCGAATGATTTGGTTGAGTACAAAAAGTCCAGAAACTTTTTGGAGCAACATTGTATTGTTTATTAGTCTTGGAAGTTGGCATGATGTTTTCACTATGCTTCAAACCGATCTCATTTATAATGGATGGGAAAATAAGAAATTGGATTGGAAGAAATTTGGTGATCTGATTTTCTCTGGATTGAACAACACTAACACTGTGAACTTGGTAAAGAAATATCTTCCACAAGTTAAGACTCGCAGTGTATGTAAGAGCGTGGAAAGCCAAGCTAATTGCATGATTGCAAAATGGATTTGCAGTTTGCTTTTTGGAAGTAAACAGACCTCTTATAATTATAAGTTGTACCGTCAGTTGAAAACTAGTGGATCTGCTCATGAATGGCAAAAACTTATTTCTCAAAAGCGATTCTCAGAAATTAAGTTTGATCAAATTCATGGTCGGGCACTTAATTTGCTGGTAAAGAGTAAATTCCTTAAAAATCAAAATCTTACGGATCAATATAGTGCATGGATTAAATCTCCTGAAACAAAAGATGTGAAGTATACTGGATTTGTACATGATTTGTTTGGAACACTTCCTGATCATCTTAGTAGCGTGGACTTGCATGTTCGTGAAACAATTAACAAGCAATTTTCTACTCTGGTAGAAAAAGCAAAGAGTGAAAAAAATGATAAATCAACTGATTGGATTGTGGTTCGGGATACTTCAGGATCTATGGAATCAAATGCAATTGGAACAAAGATTAGTTCTTATGATATTGCAAAATCAATTGCTCTGTATTTTTCAGAATTTCTATCAGGTCGTTTTGCAAATTCTTGGATTGAATTTAATTCTGATGCAAAATTGCATTCTTGGAAAGGTCAAACGCCAATTGAAAAATGGTTTAATGATGATTCATCATGTGTTGGATCAACCGACTTCCAAAGTGTAATTGATTTGTTCGTAACTTTGAAGAAAACGGGAATCTCTGAAAGTGAATTTCCAAAAGGAATTCTTTGCATTAGTGATGGCGAATTCAATCCAAGTCAACTAAATGAAACAAATGTTCAAACTGCTCGAAAGAAACTATTGAGTGGTGGTTTTAGTGAAGATTTTGCAAATTCTTTCCAAATTGTATTGTGGAATATTCCAAATAGTTATTATGGACATGTAAAACCAAAATTCGAAACTACTGCAAAGGAAAAAGGATCGTACTATTTCTCTGGTTATAGTCCGTCTATTATTTCATTCTTGAATGGTCATGAAATTGAAACTCCCCGGCAATTGTTTGATGCAGCAATGAATCAACAAATCTTGAATTTGATTGAAGTAAAAGTTTGACAGTATATTAAACTGTCTGGTGGAAAACCGTTGCTTCACAGCACGTCCCTAACCTTTTCGGTTGCTCAGGTTAAACCGTATTTTTTCTAAAAACGCATACAGCAAATAATTATGAATCTACAAAATTCAAAAATGCGTTTTGATTAATAATTTTATGAATATTATAATTTTTAGTATAATTGTTACTGCATTGTTGATTGTTTCGCTCATTCTTATTCAAATCCTATTGGATAAATTGAACACTCAAAGAATAGTTAATATAACATTAAATGCTGAGGTAAAGGAACTGGAAAGAGAAATATTGACTTATTATTCGGATGAAATCATCGACCTAGATGAGCAGCATGATGAATATGGAATTTAACGAAAAATTAGATAAAATCCAAAAATTAGAAAACGATTGGGACGGTCATGGTTCACCGCCATTTTCTAAAACTACAATTGAAACAACTAGGAAATTTTTGAATCTTTTATGTCAAGGGTTCACGGTATATAGTGTAGCACCAACTAGTGACGATAGCATTTTAGTAAAATTAACTACTAATAATGATAAACTAATTATGTTGGAAATTGAGGAAAATGATATTGGAATTGCAGTGGAAATAAATGAAAAAGGGGAGAAATATACATACTTTGATGTTCAATTAAAATAATAAATGAAAATACTTTTACAAAAAAAGAAAATTAGTAATGAATGGAATAGTCAATTTGAATCATTTTCAAAAGCTCTAACATACAATCAAATTTTGACAGAAGAAAAAGATTTTATTTTCTGGTCATATTATTTGGCAATTGGAAATTTCGATTTTGTCGAAAAAAGTAAAAACATCGGAGCAAATGTTTTCGAGAATTCTGAATGGTTTAAATATAGCTATTATGCTCGTTTTTTTGGCGATGAATTATTAAATCGTGATTATTGTATTTTACCTGCCGTTGAGCTTAAAAGATTAAAATATGAAATCTTGGGAAGATATTCCGAGGATTGTAAAATCTTTGTTCGTCCAGATGCCGGAAATAAAGTATTCACAGGAACAATTCTGGATATAGAAGAATTTGATAGTTTCTCAGAAGAGTACAATGAAAATCTAGTTGTGATTAGCAAGCCCAATTTTGACATTACCGGAGAGTGGCGTTTTGCGGCTTCCTGCGAGGGGGAAATTTTAGGAGTGTCTTTGTACCGCTACAGCAACAACCTTGTTTCTGCGGCTTCCTGTCCACCAAAGATGATGGACTACGTAACTAGTCTCCTAAAAGATTTTAAAGAGTATCCAAATAAAATCTTAACAATAGATATTGCATCTATAAATGATAAACGTTATAAAGTTATTGAATGCAATGCATTTTCTACTTCCGGGTTATATGCTATGAAACCCGAAAAGATTGTTGAATATATAAAACTATTATAATAAATCTGGTTACTAAAAAACTTTTCAAAAATGTTGATTTTTGTAAGTTTTGTGGTAAAATAGATTTCACAAATTGCGGAAAATTGAGAAATTTATTTCTCGGCAGATACTAGAATGCGATAAGTAAAACTTACGCACATATGAAAGAACAATTTCAACCTATGGATATAACAATTATTAAAAGAAACGGTAGTAAAGAAAGATTTGATGCGAATAAAATAAATAAAGTTTTGGAATGGGCGACAGATGATATAAAGGACGTTAATATCACAGATATTATCATGAGGGCAAAGTTATCTATAACAGATAATATAACATCCACTAATATCCATGATGCATTAATCACCGCAACTGAAGATTTGATAACCGTTGATACTCCTTTATACGAAAAGGTTGCGAAAAATCTATTAAACTATAAATTGAGAAAAATCGTGTGGGGCGGCAAAAATCCTCCAAAACTAATCCATTTTGTTCAAAAAATGGTAAACTATAAATATTGGGATTCTTCTTTAATTGAAAAATACTCCGAAAAAGATTTAAATAAAATAGATGAAATAATAGATCACGAACGAGATTTTTTATATCCGTATGGCGGACTTGTTCAATTAATGAGTAAATACCTCGTTCAAAATAGAAAAACCAAAGAGATTTTAGAAACTCCTCAATTCCAAATCATAGGAATTGCAATGGCACTTTTTGCGGATGAAAAGAATGATCGTCTAGAATGGATAAAAAACTTCTATACGGAAACTTCTAAGAACATGAGTGTAAATTGGCCCACTCCGATTTTATCAGGAGCAAGAACAAAAACCAAGAGTTATAGTTCTTGTTGTTTAATTGATATACTTGATACAAAAGAAAGTTTATTTGCAGCAAATACCACTGCTGGCATGGTTACTTGTGATAAATACGGAATTGGTCTAAATCTATCGCGTCTTCGTCCAATCAATGCACCAATTAATAATGGCGAAACTCTACATACTGGAGTTGTTGCATGGTTAAAAATGTATCGTGATACGATTAAATGCTGTCAGCAAGGAGGTGCTAGACGAGGTGCAGGAACAGTCACTTTTCCTATATTTCATCCAGAGATTATGACGATTCTTCAATTGAAGAATAATCAAGGAACACATGAAAATAGAGTACACGATATAGATTATTCTATCACAATTTCTAAACTGTTCTGGGATAGAATTAAGAAAAAACAAACAATTTCACTGTTTTCCAGTGTGGATGCTCCTGATTTATATGAAAAATTCGGAACTCCAGAATTTGATGAATTATACGTTAGATATGAAAATGATCAAACCATTCCTCGTATAACAGTTTCCACCTCTACCGTAGATGGTTTGGCGACTGTATTATTTACAGAACGAATGGAAACTGCTAGAATATATCTAGTGAATATTGATATTGCTAATCAGAATTCTCCATGGAAAGATGTTGTACAAATGAGCAATCTCTGTCAAGAGATACTACATCCTCTCAAAGCAGAAAGATTTACAAACGATCCAGAATCAGAAATAGGTGTTTGTGTATTAGCAGCAGTTAATATGCTAAAGATAAAAAATGACGAACATCATCGAAAGGTATGTAAATTAATTGTTAAAGTGTTGAATAATTTAATAGATATTCAAAATTATTCAGTTAAAGGTTGTGAAAATTTTGCAAAAAATAAAAGAAGTCTGGGAGTCGGAGTAACTAATTTTGCTGCTTGGTTAGCAAGAGATTCATTAAATCATAATTCTACTGAATCTTTGGAAAAGACTAACAAGTTTTTTGAAAAACAACAATATTATTTGATGGAAGCTAGTATGGAATTAGCAATAGAAAATGGTCCTGCTCCACATTTCCATCGTTCCAAATATTTTAATGGGGAACAATCACCTTTGGATTTATATGCAAAAACACTTGATTCATTAGTCGAATCTCATCATTTGGATTGGAACGGGTTAATGGAAAAAATAAAAATCCACGGAATGAGAAATATGACCCTAACTGCTCAAATGCCAGTTGAAAGTTCTAGTGTGGTACAAGGAACTACTAATGGAGTCGAACCAATAACATCCCTAATTATTAAGAAAAGTTCATTAGAAAAAACTGCTATTCAAATTGTTCCCGGCTTGAACAAATACAGTCAATATTATCTGAAAAAAGGAGATATAAAATCCAATGAAGGTATTATAAAAATTAATGCCGTAATTGTCAAATGGTTGGATATGGCTAGTTCATTTAATATGTACTATGATAGTGATGTTTATCCTGATAAAAATATTCCATTGAGTGATATTCTAAGAGATCATTTAATGGCAACACATTATGGAATGAAAACGTTCTATTATTGCAATACTAAAAAGAAAAAAGATAGTCTTGCAGATGAATTAGATATACCTCAATCCGAAGAAAATAGCGGTTGTGAAGGTGGAGCATGTGCATTGTAAATTTCTAAATAAATTATGAAAACAGTATTAAATAAAGTCCCTACTGATATTTTGGCTCAACCAATGTTTTTTGGAGAAGATTTGGGTCTTCAACGTTACGATATTGTAAAATATCCAGAATTCCAAAAAAGTTACGAAGATCAACGAAAAAATTATTGGCAAGCAAATGAAATTCCAATATCAAATGATCGTGCTCAATTTGAAAATTTGTCTGAAGCAGAAAGATTTGTTTTTATTAACAATCTGAGCTTTCAAACAATGGGAGATTCGTGTCTTTCTAGAACTATTGAAAATCTAAAAAAACACGTAACCAATTCAGAATTGGAATTTGCAATGAATTGGTGGATTCTTATGGAAAACACCCATTCTGAAAGTTATACACATATTTTAAGAAATATAGTTCATCGTCCAAGCGATTTTTTTGATGATATTTATAAAAATACTGAGGTGATGAAACGGGCTACACAACTTACTGATAGCTTTGATAATCTATTGTCTGCGGTTGGTGATTCTCCAAAAGAAGAACTATTTAAAACAGTTCTATCACTACAAATTGCAGAAGGGATATTATTTTATGTAAGTTTTGCATGTACTTATTGGTTTGGAACTAGAGGACTCATGAAAGGAAATGCAGATATTATCAAATTAATCAATCGTGATGAAGACTTACATGTTGCGATAACACAGAATATTATCAAAAAATGGACGGTTGATCCAAAAGAAGGATTTCAGGATATTATAAAAAATAATAAAGATGTTATTTATGATGCATATAAACTTGCTGTAAAGCATGAACAAGATTGGGCAAATTATTTGTTTTCTAAAGGACCATTACTCGGGTTATCCGTTTCTCAATTGCATGGGTATGTTGAATGGTTGGCAAATATCAGATTGCGGTCAATGGGATATAGTCAAATTTTTGAAACTAAGAAAAATCCTATGGGAAGTTGGTTAAAAGAATATATTAATTCTGATGAGATTGATGCTGCTCCACAAGAAAAACCAATATTGGATTATGAAAAGGGCAAAATCAGTAATGATTTAGAAAATAGTAATTTGGAATTTGAATTTTGAAAGTATGAAACCTATTTGGGAAAAATCAGATGATGAATTCATCAAAAACAATTATACCATTTTGGGCGGAAAACAATGCGCAGAGCGATTAGGAAAAACATTATCTGCGGTATATTCTAGGGCGACTTTTTTAAAAATTCAAAAACCTATAATACCAACAAAATCATCACACATACCTAAAAAGATAATTGCACAAATAAGAATTCATGCACAAGCTAAAAATAGAGTCTGTTCGATAGACGAAATGGATATTTATAATATTTGGGTAAAGCAAAATAAAAAATGTGCGTTATCTGGGATGTACGTCCAATTTCACTCTATTCCAAAATTATCCACTGCATCCGTGGATAGAATAGATTCCCGAAAAGATTATACACTTGATAATATTCAGATTTTACATAAGGATATAAATTTATCAAAAAGAATATATACTGATGAATATTATATTTATCTATGCAAATTAGTAGCAGAAAATAATAAAAACTCAAGTCATGTTGACCAAACTGAAACCGTATGGTTGGACGATATAACTAATGATACCATCTATCCAGTTCGTGCGATGAAGCATGAAAAGTAACAATACTGCTTGACAAATCCAGAAAATCCTGTAAAGTGCCTTATGTCCGAACCTGACAACTCAACAGAAGAAATCTCCCAAGAAGAACTTTTTAGCGGAGAAATTGATGCACCTGTAGACGAAAACTCAATCCCAGAATATGAACATTATTTCCTTCCTCCAATGGACCGTTTCATTCTTAATAACTTGGCTCCAGTTGGAGTACAAGAAGTTAAAAAGTTCAAAGAAAAAATGATTGTAAGATCATTGTTCTTGTCCTTTAGTTCTTTGAATTATGGTAATACCTTTCTTCAAAAGACTACTAACAACGACAATATGTTTGTTAGAGGAATCCACAAGCATACTATTTATGATTTCGAACTTGCAAAAAGATATGGAAAAGCCAGAAATTAAAATGGTAATAGTGATTCGGAAAGATTTGAAAATGAGCAAAGGGAAAATCGCATCACAAGCATCCCATGCATGCATGAAAATCTTTTTCGATAATCTTCAACCCGATATGTTTCAAATTCCAACAGAAACATGGTATATCAATAATCCAAATCTCAACGGTTGGATCGTTCCTAACAGACCGTATTTTGAAGAATATATAAATGGTTCATTTGTAAAAATTGTTGTAGGTGTAAATTCTTTAGAAGAACTACAATCAATTTATGAGAAAGCAACTCAAAAGAAAATTCATGCAAGTCTGATAAAAGATTCCACCCTTCAAGATTATACTGCTGTAGCCATTGGACCATGGAGAAACAGTGTAATTGATGAAATAACACGCCATTTACCTTTACTTTAAAAATATGCATACAATATTTTCTTTTAACTCATCACATCCTCAGTCAACTAGTCTTATGTCTTTAAGCGGATCTTATGTTGTTCCAAGTATTCTAAAAATTAAACTTTTGGAAGATTCTGCTAAAATGCCTACAAGGGCACACTCTACGGATCTTGGTTATGATCTTTATGCACTAGAAACCATGTATATTCCTTTTGGAAAACCTGTAAAAATTCGAACAGGAATTGCAGTAGAATTTCCTAAAGGATATGGTGCATTTATTAAAGACCGAAGCAGTATGGCAAGTAAAGGATTAGCTACTATTGGTGGAGTTATTGACGAAACTTATACAGGCGAAATTAGTGTTATTATGCTCAATTTGAATTTTTCATTTTTTAAGAAAAAGATAATTCATAAAGGAGATAAAATTGCTCAATTAGTTCCAATTCAAACCGTTAATTGGGATATAGAAGTTGTAGAAGAATTGTCTGTTGGTGAACGAGGAAACAAAGGATTTGGCAGTTCTGGAAAATAATAAAATAATGAAAAAAGAAAAATATTTTATCGGAATTGACTCAAATGATGTAATTTGGGGAATTGGTCCTAGTCGGGAACTTGCATTAGAAGAGGTTCGCATTAATTTAAGCGGTTGTGCGGAAAAGTACCTTCCTGAAAAAGATCAATATATTATTTTGGAATGTACAAAAGAAATGTATATTGATATTTTTGGTAGCGGGTATTGTCATGGAGACGATGAACCTTATTGGAAATATAGTGAAAAACGAAAAATTGCATATTTTCCAAGAAAACGTAAACGAAAAAACGTTTTCAAATTATTGAAGAGAAATCGAAAAACCTATTCAGGAAAAGATTAATAAAAATAATCCGCCATAATAAATAAAATATTATGGCGGATTATTTTTTACCTGATTTTAAAGTACATGATGTAGGAAGTATTTCTTCTCTTTCTCAGATTTATCCTCAAAACGTCAGGGATTTAAACGTTCCTAAAGTATGGACAAAAACAAAAGGAAAAGGAGTAACTGTTGCAGTATTAGACACTGGTTGTCCGAAAAATCATCCTGATTTAAAAGATAATGTAGATATTTCTGCATCCCGTTCTTTTATTAACAATGAGGATATATACGATTTATTTGTTGGACATGGAAGTCATGTAAGCGGAACGATTGGGGCAGTTGACAATGCAGAAGGAATTGTAGGAATTGCGCCAGAAGTCCGAGTAGTATGTATAAAAGTATTGGATAAAAACGGTTCTGGAGGAAATGAAAGTTTAATTCGTGGATTATTATATTGTTTAAAAGATTTAAAACCTGATGTTATTAACATGAGTTTAGGTAGTCCGTATCCAATGCCTGATGTAGAAAATATTTTAAAGGAATTACATAAGCAAAATATTCCAGTGGTGTGTAGTGCAGGTAATAACGGTCAGGAAAATGTTTTATATCCTGCAAAATATGATGATGTTATTGCAGTTGGAAGTTATACAAGTCCCGACTTAAAAGATCGCAGCCAATTTTCTTCTTACGGTGCAGAATTAGATTTAATGGCACCCGGAGACGAAATATTAAGCACATATATAAATGGTGGTTATGCAGTTATGAGCGGAACAAGTATGGCAGCACCTGCGGTAACTGGTGTAATTGCATTATTAATTGCATATCATAAACAAAATAATAGAACTTTAACAGTTAATCAAATTAAAAAATTAATGTATGCAAGTTGTATTGACCTTGGTGAAGTCGGATTTGATAAACAGCATGGTTGGGGTGTAGTAAATCCTGAAACATTATTCAACGCAGAAGTTCAAGGAATAAAGATAAAGAAAAAAGTAAGTTTTTTACAAAAATTAAAAGATTTTTTCAAAAATCTTTTTAAGTAAATGAATGGAAACATTCGTTTGGTTATTAGCATGTGCAGGTCTAACATTTATAATTGTTCATGCAACAATTATGGATAAATTGAAAATTCGTCCTTTTTTACAAAAATTCAGTTTTACAAGAGACTTGATAAAATGTGCATTGTGCACCGGAGTTTATGTTAGCGCATTATTTTCTTTGATTTATCAACCAATAGAAGCGGTACCTCTTTTTATTTTCGGAGGTGCCGCATTTTCTTTTTTATATGAAAGAGTTGTAATTTTATTAGATGAATTAATTTTAAAAATTAGCAAAAAAACTCATTAACCATATTCAGATTGAACGTATTTAGCTAGTGCAAATTGTGAAAATTCTTTAAACATCCATTTTCGGGAATTTTCAGGAATACGTTTTTCATTTGCATATATTTCAAATGCTTTAAATTTTGCTTGTTCTGGTGAATATGCAATTACGGTTTCTGTCCAACCAGTTTTATATACTTTATGTATTTTTCTATTAAATTTATCGCTTTTGTTTTTTACAACGTATTTTAAAAGAATTTCTTTATTTTCTAATATAGAATTTATGAAATCGTCGAACAACATAATTATTCGGGGGCAGGTTCTTCTACGATAGGATCTGGTTCGCTTATAATCGGAGTGTTTCTAGCAGCAATCCAATCTTGTAATGGAGCAACTGAATCAATAACGGCTTGAAATGCGGCAGCAACTGCTGGAACTTGTTGAACTGCTAAGAATAATTCATCAGTTCTAACAGTTTGAAGAAGACTCAAATCTGCTAATTCTCCTGTACTTGAACTCATTGGTAAACAAGCTATTTGCACTGTTCCTTTGCTAATCGTCGGACATTGAATTACAAGATTGTAAATCCACAAAATATCAAAAACTTTTTGTGAAACTGGTGGGGTTTGTATAATTTCTTTAATTGGTATTGGCATATCTTTTATTTACTTTAACCGGGCATTATTATTCTAGGATGTGTTGCAACAGTTGGATTATTAATTGCTGTATTAATAGAACCACGTTCTAAATCATTTATATTTCTTAATAATGGAACATATGAAACAAGGTTCATTGGTCTAATTAATGCTGGAGAGAAATTTTTTGATAATGATAAAATTTCTTCCGATGATAAATCGCTATTCCAAATACCTACTTCTGCTAATTGTCCATTTACTAATGCATAATTTGGGGAAGCAGAAAAAATAGTTCCAATATTATAAGTATTCACGGTTGTGGTTGTTTGAACTTGTGTATTCGTGCTCCTTAACACTCCATTAACATATATGGAACGAGATGATAATGATGAAAAAACCCCTGCAATATGATGCCATGTTCCTGTCGAAAGTGTAGGGGCATAATATGCCCCTACTTCTGCACCTGTATTTGATCTATGCCAAGCTCTTACGCCAAAACCTGTTGCATATTGAATTGCTATTGCTCCTGATCCTGTTGAATGACTTAATCCTATTATCGCTGGACCTCCATCTGGAGTACCGTTAAGGTTAATCCAACCCGCCATAGTACAAGGAAACATATTTGCTCCAAGTGGATAAGTGCTAGATATATATTGTGTGGATGCTTTGACAAAATTATATGCCATATTTTAATTGATTGTTCTCAATTCAACACTAACTAATTGTGCAGTGTCTGTGGTCATTGTATCATTTGCATTAATACTATCACGGAATATTCTTAATGCATAAATATCTCCTTCGGTTAATGAATCAGTTGATGTTAATGTGATATCTCCATTCATTAATGATAATCCCGCAGTTCCTGTAATTGGAACATCAACTGATGCAGATGTTGCATAACTTAATGAAGAAACTTTCTTAATTTGTGCTCCCCAACGGCAACTGCTTGTTGTTGCCGTTCTTGTAGAAAATCGAATTTTAACCAATAATCCATCATTCATAATTGTTCCTTCAGGAATTGTTCCTACAAATCGTGCTTCTCTATTAGGAGCAAGAGGAGGAAAATTCAATACAGCAATATTATCAATATTTCTTGTATCAAGTGTTGCAAAATTTGCGGAAACTGGTTGATTTTCCGTTGCAATAAATGTTTCAATTGTTCTAGTGGAATTTATATTATTCCAACGAGCATTAGATGCATCATAAAAACGTAATCTATTAACAGTGCTATTAAAATAAACATCTCCTGTTTCTGGAGAAGATGGAGCTGCCGCTATTGGAGAAAATAATATTGATCCCGATGATTTTATTCGTAAAACTTCATCTAATGAGTTTAAGGTAGATGAGGGCGTAACACTAGGCTTTGTTGTACGAAATCTTATATCTCCTCCATTTGCAGTTCCAGTACTTCTTGATCCATCTATAGTGAATAATGCACCTGCGGCATTCGCACTGCCTGTAACAGACTGTAATGATAACGTTTGCGGAATTGGAGACGCGGCATCTCCTCCTCCTAATAATAAATTTCCAGCACTTCTTCTTGCTAAAATTAAATCATTAGGTTGAGAAACATCCCCACCTGCTGTCCATGAAAATAATCCAGTAGAAATTATTTTCACTCCTCCACTGACTCGTATATTTCCAGCGTTAAAGTCAGTGTTAGTTGCCGTGAAAGCCAAAATAGGATTTGAACCTCCGGGAGTAATACTGTATGTCATGAATTTAGTGTTTGTCGGTGCTGTCTCTCGTATTGCCTCTAATACAAAAGTACCTCCACCGTCACCTATCAGAGATGCTTCAACAAATGCACGAAATTGCATAGTATATGAACGTGATAGATTATTGGACCAAGATTGCCCTTCCCATGTCAGTGCAGGACTATTTTGTTTTCTGGTAGAAGTTGCGGGATTAGTATTGCGGATTCTCAAACGTGACAATGTACTTGTTCCAGATAATGCACTAACCGTTTCGGTAGACCCTAGTATAATTTCATTTCCTAATACGGATGTACCTGATACTGCTCCGAATGATAGGTTATTTCTAAATTGAATTTCTGTTCCAGTTCCTGCTGCTCGCCAATTTCCACTATTTGAATTTACAGTAGTATTAAAGAAATTCCCAAGTGATGATACTGCAATTTTTTTCGTTGTATCATTTGCTACATCAACAATTGGAAAAACATCATTAACAGATGGTGTTACTAAGCTAGTTAAATCTGTGATTTTGGAATCAGGCATACTAATTATTTATTACAATGAGATTGTTTTTCAATTCTGATTTAATAATAATTTACCACCATCTTGTTGTAAAAGAAAACTTCCATCTTGTTTTAATAAAGCAGATGTTAGCACCGGAGTTGGAGGCGTTATTCCACTTCCTCCTTTTCCTAAGAGATTTCGATTCCAATGTTTGAATATTCTTGGTGCTGATATTCTTCTCATAAAATATTAAACGCAGAATAATTCTTCAGGAATGAATTTTTTATACATAAATGCAATTCCAACACCACTCGTAACCGTAAAACTCGTTAATGGCGCAATCCATGAATATCCAGCAGGATATGCTCTGTTAGCAAAATTACTATTTGTTGCAGAATATATAAGAGTGTTTGTATCATTAGTATTACGAAAACCAACACTAGCAAGAATTGAGTCAGTTAAAAAATCTATTGTATAAAATACATAACCTGCTGGGGCAGTATATGTTCCTGCGGTTGAAAAATAAATTTGACCGTGTCCTCCTGTTGCTAATTCCCAAGAAAAAAGGGCACGACGGTCATTAAACAAGGTACTTGTACTTGGTTGTAGATTCATATCTTTACTTATCTATATAATAAAAAAAGGCATTCGGTTAAGAATGCCTTTTTAAAAGTTATTTATTAATTATAGTATGATGAATTTTATTAGGTGGTTCTCTGGATTTTAGAGGTTCATTCTTTTTAGAATTTTTACCAGAACAAATCTTTTTTTGTTCTTCTTCTAATTTTAGCATGAGAAATACATTCATAGTATCCACTATTTATCATTCAATCTTATTTTTTAGCGTTTAAATTGAACAATAATGCACAAAAATTAATTTCCTGATCAAGAACGAATACATGACGATACAAATATTCACTGATAATCAAGCACTTGTGCACATCTCTTTCATTCGAATAGAGATTAAATAAGCCCTTCATCAAAAAGTGATAATCATTTCCAAAACCATCTGCATGATCAACTAATTTTTGACGAATAATAAAAACACTTTCATTTGCATCAATATCTTTTTTAAGACTAGAAACAAAATCATTTTTATCATCACTCTTATAAATGAATTTTCCACTATAACAGCATTTTTGTAATTCATTAATTGTTTTACGAATATCGGGAAAATATTGTTTTACTAGTGTTCGTAGATTACTGACTTGATCTTTTTCAACAACTACTTTTTCCGCTTTAACAATTTCGACAACTCTTTGAATCAATTGTTTTTCACTGCAACAAAAATTAAATTCTTGACAACGTGAGCGAATTGCTTCAATAAGTTTATTCTTATAGTTTGCCGTAAGAATAAACTTACAGGTATCAAGATATTCCTCCATCACGCTTCGCAATGCTTGCTGTGCGATTAGTGAAATTCCGTCTGCTTCATCCAAGATAATGATTTTTTGTTTACCGTCAATGCTACTAACTGAAATAAAATCTGAAATCAAGTTTCTCACAGTTTCGATATTTCCTTGTTCACTTGCATTAATATACAAATATGCATTTGGCGAAAACTTTTTTGCAAGAATTTTGGCAATTGTACTTTTGCCAATTCCGGGAGAACCGATAAACAAAAGATTATTAGGAATATCAGTTAATTCAGAAAAAAACTTTTTATCATCATCACTGAGAATTGCATTCTCGATATTTTGCGGGCGATATTTTTCGGTCCATACTTGTTGCAGAGTCATAGGATATTTTAGCAGAAGATATAGTTTTGTAAAGAAGTATTCTACTCGCCATGAAATAAGGCTATTACTAAGACTGCTATAATTGTTGCAAAAATAATTTGTGAATTATCCATTGATTAGAGTCTTTCCTTGATATTGAAGCATGGGACTAGGATTTTCTTTAATTTGAATACTTTGTAGTTGTGCCAACATTCTGACAACTTCTTGTGCTTTATCAATTGGAATGGAAAATGTTTGATTTCCAACAGTTACATTTATTCGGTTTGAAGATATTAGATTACTCATAAAAATTAAAATGGAGTTGGTAACTGGAATCGAACCAGTGTGGCGGGTGTTGCAGACCCGAGCCTTAGCCACTCGACCATACCAACATATGAAACTATTTATTGAAATAGCGTCTTTTTACAGTAAATCACTATATAGATATGTCAACAGAAAAAACTAAAAATGTAATTCATATAATTCCTTATGGATATTATGCATATACTTCAAAATTAAATCAAGGATTAGGTTTATTAATTATAGAAAAACATGAAAAAACTGTTAGCGGTTTAAAATTGAATATTGGCAAAATTCAAAAATTTGATATGAGTATTTTGTCTTTTGAAACATTGCTCGCATATAACACAATTGAATTTGTAGAAAAAGTTCCAAAAGAAGTTGGAAACGAGATGAGGGAAATGTACAAGAATATAGTTTGACAAGTGCATATTTTATTGTAATATAAAATATGTCAAACTATTACGACACCATTATTATCGACGGCAATAATTTTCTATTCCGTGCATTTTTTGTAAATCGTCCTGATAAATTTGTAAATGAATTGAATGTTACACCAATTCATCAGTTCTTATATATGTTGAAATCAGTAACGTCGCAATATAGGGCTAAAAAAATCATTCTGACATGGGACAAAAAATTAAATTCTTTTAAAAAGAACTTTCGTCGTGAACTAGTTCCTTATAAAGAACATCGGGTCGAAAACGACAAGACAACTCAATTATTGAATACTATTTCTCATATTCAGAAATTTATTGATGCATTGGGCATTCAAACAATTTTACCTGTTAATATGGAAGCAGATGACGTAATCCGTTACTTGACAATTAACACAGAGGAAAAAACATTAATTGTATCTAGTGATCATGATCTCCTACAGTTAATCAGAAAAAATATTCACGTATTCTTGCCTACAAAAAATCTAATTGTAGATATTATTAATTTCCAAGAATATACAAATTGTAAAACTCCTGAAATGTTTGTATTGTTTAAAAGTATTCTCGGAGATAAATCTGATAATATTTCGGGATTGGAAAAATACGGAAAAGTTAAAGCAAAAAACCTTGCAGAAAAGATTTATAAAAATAACAATATAGATTTTAGTAATGCTGATTTGACATTAACAGAAGAACAACAGGAAATTATTAATCGTAACTTACTCGTTATGGATTTGTCCAATACTGAAGTGGTTTATCCTGAAGAATATAGTTTTTATAAAAAGCAAGAAGAAATTAAAAATCCAGATTTTAATGAAGAAACTTTAAAAGATTTATTCACGGAATATGAATGTATTGCTTTTCTGAATAATTTCAATGAATGGAAATATCTATTTGATAAGAATAAATCGAATAATGATTTACTATCATTCATCCGAATGTAAATAAAAATATGAACTTATTACAAAATACACCAATTTCATGTCGCAACTGTCGCCAAATGACACCGGGTAGAGAAGCACCTGTTCGTAAAGCTGATGGATCTCTAGTAATGGAATGTCAATGGCGTTGCGGAAGATGCGGCACCTTTTTAAAAACAGGAATTACCAAAATTATAGAACCACCTAAGAAATAATATGAAAATTAGTAAAAAAATACTATTAATAATTACATCTTTTTCCATTATAAGCGTTTTTAGTGGAGCAATAGCATATGGTTTAAATGCAATATATAATATTCCTTTTTGGGCAGTTTTTTGGATTGCCAATAGTTTGCAAATTGCATGGAGTATTTATCGTGATCAATACTTGGAAGGAAGAAAGATTACAAATGCAATCACTGAATATTCTAAAAAACCATATAAAAAATATTATATTCCTCTTAATTGCGCTCATTGTGGACATAAAAATGAAATCGAAATTGATTTGACTGATACGGAATTTCGGTGTGAAAATTGCAAAAAGTTTAATGGAATTCATACAAATTTCATGACTGCGGCAATTACAGAACCGATTATCAATCCTGAATTATGAGTTACTTTAAACCAGATTATGATTATGATCCATTAGATCGTTCGGCAATTCCTAATAATCTAGCAGAAAAATCAAATATTTCAGATATAAATATTGCCAGAGAAAATTTACATTATGCAATTAACGATTTATTGAGAAGTATTCCTGATGCAAACTTGGTTCATTTTTCAAAAGCGACAAATTTAACATTTCGCACAAATGTTAATGTTTTTGATAGTGCATCTTTTTTTAGAAAGTTTTGCGATTCATATTTTTTCTCGTTTAAAAAAACCTTTCCGCATTTAAAAGAAAGTGAATTAGAAGAACTTAGAAATTCTTTTGAAACAATTGAAAAACTTATTGACAAATTTTCAAAAGAGGGTAATGTAGAAAACAAATTTTTGCTTCCGCTTCTTTTAGGAGCATTAGCAGGAATTTTGAATTACGAAAATTATTAAAACATGGAAGACTTATCATCAATTATATTACCCGACTTATCAAAAAATAAAGTTAAAAGGGCGAAACCTGCTAAAACAGTTCTTGTTGAAAAACAAGAACTTTCTCGCGTTAATCGAACAGTAACCTGCGGCTTTTGCGAAAATGAAAAAATACTAAATCCAGATCAATATCAATCTCTTTTTGAATCTCTTGGAAGTGAAGAAAAAATTCAAGAAGAATTCATGTGTAAATCATGTGAAGTAAGCATGAGGCGCAATCCGTTTGATTTCTGGACTCGTTATGGAGAACATTATCAAACCTTATCAAAAAGTTTGCGTCAAATTTTTGATCGGTATGCAGCATCAAATCGAACAAGTAATGATGCACTAATACTTCAAAATTCTACTTTTGATGTTATAAAAAATTGTAAAATTCTACCAGAAAATATAGAATTTGTTATTGACAATCTTAATCCAGTAGCATTAAAAATTAAAAGTGTTCCTTTTGTTGGTGAAGTTCTTTTAAGAATATATGAACCCAAAAATTCAAGAATTCGTATCACAGGATAATTATCCAATTAAAAAAGCGGAGGACATGAATGTCGAGGAGGTTAGTAAATGGATGGCACTTTGCAATGCATTGAAGTTTATAAATCATACAAGTCAATTAACAGGTGTAGTAGTTGAAGAAAAGGACATAGATTATAGAGAGGTTCTTCATTATATAGATTCAGTTGGAGGTGATATTGAAACATGTTTGAAAAAATTAAAAGGAATACCGTTTAAGTATTCATTATCACTAGAATTAGAAGATTCTATAGATTTTGCAGAAATAAATTACGAATACATAATTTAAAAAAAGACCCGGAAGTTTTCTTCCGGGTCTTTTTTATTAAAAACCATTTCTTATGATAAATAATTATTATGGCACTAGGCAGTATTAAAAAAGCAATGCAAGTTTTTAGTCAACACGACTTCTCACGTAACTTCCAATTAAGACTTTTGGACATGAATAATGTTCCAGATTATGTTCGTAGAGAATTGATTGACCAAGAGGGACGGGTTTATATAACAAGTTCCAGCATTCCGGGTCGCAGTATTCAAAACATTGATATTCCTTATCAAGGTTTTAATTTTAAAGTTCCGGGTCAAGTAGCATATGACAACAATCCTTGGACATTAACTTTCCGCACAGCAGGAGACTTTCTTGCTCGTAATGCTTTGGAACGTTGGAGCTTTGAGACTGCTAATGATGAAACAAGCTGTGGCAAGTTTAATCTTCCTTGTGAAAACACAAGTATTGATATTGCGGTTTTATCACCAAAATGTCAAATTATTCGTGTTTACCGATTACATGGTGTTTATATTCAAAATGTTAGCGAAATCTCATACAATCAGGAAAGCGTAGATGGAACAACCTTTACTGCGGCATTTCATTATCAATACTGGCGACCAGCACAAGGTTATGACACCGGAATTGTTGATTCTACAAATGTGAATAATAACCTAATTGATGATGTGTTTTCAACTTACGAAAGTAAAATTCAACAAACAACAGGAGATTGTCCGCCAACTGGAATACCAAGATTATAAAAAAAAATAAAAAAGGGAGAATTTAAATTCTCCCTTTTTTATTTTTACTTTTTCAAATATTTCTTTTTTACAATTGTTTGTAGATTGTAAAATTGGCTAACTTCTGGAATGATTTTATGACGAATCCAATTTCTTCGGTATTTTACTTCAACATTTGTTTCATCTTCAATTACATACTTTTCTAAATTCTCTTTTGAAATATATTTTAAAATTTGTTCTTTTGTTGAAATTAAAAAAGGACGAAAAACACAAAAACCCAAAAGTTTATATTCCGTTTCATTAGGAATTGGTAGATATTCCGGTGTTCCGTTAAAGCAGTTCATCAAGTAACTTTCTACTGCATCATCCAAGTGATGCCCTGTAATGACGTTTCCTTGCCCCTTAAACGACTGGTAACGTAGGAGACGTAGTTCTGCCTCACTATATGAAATCTCCTTCTCAGCCCTTTCTCGCACGTTTACAGTCAGCGGAATATTATAATCACTGCAAAAAATTTCAGCATTCTTTTGCATGTCAAAATTTTGACTACGAAGATTGTGATTATAATGAATTGCAGATAAATTTAATTTAGGATATTTCGTTTTTAGAAAATGAAGAATTGCAATGCTGTCTGCACCGCTACTAAGTGCAACAACTGCTTTTGGATAAACTTTCTTCAAAACATTGCTCATGAATCTCATAAACTATGCTACGAGATTCCTGAAAAATGTCAACAAAAAAAGCCCGCCATGTTTCCATGGCGGGCTTTTTTATTATTGGTTAGATTTAGAGGTATCGTTCAATATAACTTGCAATCCAATTGAATGACATTTTCTTATGGTTATTAAGGTGGTTAATCTTTTCAAGAATTGGAGATTTGCCACACAATTCCCTTGGAACAAAGTTCCAAGTACCATTGAAATATTCTTTATCCCCCAAAATATAGTCTGGAACACCAGAAGTCCTGAATGCTACTCCAACTGGTGAGTATGAGTCTGTATGAGCGCAATAAAGTTTTCCATTTTGGGATTGAATATAATTACCGCTTCGAAGGGCATCCACCCAGCGTTTCTTGAATCCTGCACTGAGCTTAGGAAGAGTTTTAGTTTGTTTAGTTTTAGAGTTCATCATAGTTGAATTTGTGGTAGATTTAATAGTCATGCTGTACATAAGAGTGATAATATAAGTGATTTTAGGGGTTTGTCAATGTGATTTTTGCTTGTTTTTCGTAAATTTTTAGGTCAACCGTTTCATTATTCGTCCTTTTTCCAAATCAATTGGACTCATTTCAATTTGAACATTATCTGCTAATTCTAGTTTAACAAATCGTTTGCTCATTTTCCCACATAAATAACATAATATTTCTTTTTCAGTGTTTTTCAATAAAACACGATACATTGCATTTGGCAGAATTTTTGTAACACTACCTGTTACAGTTATTAGATCCTTTTTCATTTTTAGTAAAAATTGGTGGGTATAGTAGGACTTGAACCTACACGGCTTTCGCCACCAGCTTCTAAGGCTGGCGTGGCTACCAATTACACCATATACCCAATGGTCGGTCTTGAGAAAATCGAATTCCCATCTCAACGTTCGTAGCGTTGCGTACTATCCATTATACTAAAGACCGAAATGGTATCCCGAATAGGAATCGAACCTATGACACAGACATGTAAAATCTGGGTTTTACCATTAAACTATCAAGACAAATGGTGGGAGAATCAAGAATCGAACTTGCTGCCGGACCACCTTACAAATTGAGGCAATGGATTTACAGTCCACCGTAAGGAAATCCTCCCAGAAATATAAGAGTATTTTACTACTCTTATATTTTATTACTTATCAGAACTTGAATCCGACTCCTGCACGAATACTGACCACACCATCAGATTCGCTATCTTCCACGGTAAACACATATGCAGCATCTGCAAATACATTAACAGTTTGAGATAGTGCAAGACTCACACCACCACCTGTTTTTACACCCCACTGGTCCGTTTCAAAATCGTATGCACCACCTGCAAGTGCATAAACGGAAACATTCTTATAAACAGGAACATAATAAAGAAGATTGCCACCAAGGCTATAAACTTCATCTTCAAGAACTGAACCAACGAGTTCCGCCTTCAGATTTCCCACAACAGGAACTTCAAGCGATACTCCACCGCCAACGGCTTCTTCACTATTGTCAAGAACAACACTTGCGAAAGCCTTTGCAGTAACTCCGAAACTAGTATCCTCAACCGGGGTTGGAGGGACAACCGTTGGAGTGCCTGCATTTACAGGAGCGACGAATGCTGCAAGAGCAACTACGATAGATGTAATCATGTTTTTCATAATTTATTTTTTGTTTTGTTGTGGCTTTTAACTTCCACAAAATTACTTTACTCAGAAAAGAAGCGTTGTCAAGTAAATTTCTGAGAAAATGGTATTTCCGGCTGGATTCGAACCAGCAAATTCGCGCTCTAGAAAAAATGTTTTACCAATGAAAGTTGTACTTTCAATTAAACTACAGAAATAAAATTGGTGGTTCTGGCAGGATTTGAACCTGCTACCCCTTCCTTATCAAGGAAACGCTCTACCGAGTGAGCTACAGAACCATTTAAAATGAGAATTTTATTTGACCATTATTGCGAACTTTTATTTTATATTTCTTGTTTTTTTTCATCAATGATAATTTTTGTTTTGTTTCTTCGGTATGTCCGTGAAGACTCGCACCGAATTTTTTACCTTTTTGTCTTTCTGACATTTTTCTAAATCTTTCATCATTATGTTTATTTAAACCTTTTGACCAACTAGATGTACCTTTTTTAGCATGAGCGTTTGGAGATTTTTTTCTTTTTATGCGAGACGGATTTTCAACACAATATGGTGAGTGTGCTGCTAATCCTCCTTTATTTTTAATTTTTCGTTGACAATATTCACATGTATACATGTGAATATTTATTCAACAATCAAGAATATTTCGATAAACCAATGGCGGGAAGCTGAGGAATCGAACCCCAACCTTTTTTAGAGATCCCTCGGTTTTCAAGACCGCGACAAGCCCAGCTTGCATAACCTCCCGTAGCTACTATACATTGTCTCTTGAGACTTGCAACAGAAATTTTATATTTTAGTAGCCTTTTAGTAATTTTATCCGTCCATTATCCTATAAAATGAGAACCTAATTTTCGTCCACCATTCTCATCATCTAATATCTTTACTCCGGGAACATAAGTCAATGCTTCTGCAAGGGCATAGGAACCGTCTAAGTTCTTTTGTTGAGTAGTAACTTGAACTACGCAACCACCGGGAACTTCCATTGCTTTTGTGCTTTTCATCCATCCCTCATTTTCAGAAGATGCTTTACAAAGTAATTTAAAAGTATCTCCGTTTCCTACTACTTTAATGTCAGGAACGTTGATTTTTGCTCCTGATATGTCTGAATTGTGTAATGTTTTTGTCATACGGGGGTCTTATCGGGAATCGAACCCGATTGGATAGTTCCACAAACTATGGCATCACCAAAATGCTTTAAAACCCATATTTACTTAAACTTATTTTTCCATTTAGTCCAGAAATTTATTTTCTTTAATGGTTTATTTTCTTTTTTAACAGTATATTCATATTCCTTTCCTAATCTAGTTAATAAAATACGCAAAAATAAACCGTGGTATTGTTTGGGAATTCCTGAAAAATCAAAAGTTCCCGAAACTGCATAACCGCAATAATTTACTACATTTTCAATTTTTACAACTGGAGGAGTATTCACTGTTAGTGAATCCATTTCAGAAAGTTTAATGCTTACAATTTTTGGTTCTTCCTTATTCATATAAGGTTAATATGTTGCGTTTAAACTGTCTATTCTTTTTTCCAATTCTTCAATTCTTAATCTTAGTTTTTCGATTTTATCTTGAAGAGGAGAATTTATCCAAATTAAAAATTCTTCATCTTTTTTTCGTCTACTACATTCTACACAATTTGAATTGTGATGCAAAGTGAATTTTCCACAAATATTACATATTTCATTCGTTGCTCTCATATTTCAAATCTTTACTTTTTTCTATACTATATGTTTTATTAGAATGAACCAAGATTTGATTTGTGAGAAAATTCATTATTTTTCCGCCATCTTTCAAAACTATTGTCCATACATCGTTTTCATGCATTCCATTTTCTTTTACATAAATTGCATATCCATCTCCTAATGGAGAGATTACTGGTATCGGATTCTTAAATTCCGTTATCATTTTTGGTAGCCCCTGCTGGTTACGATCCAACGCTATTCGGATCAAAACCGAATGTACTACCATTATACTAAAGGGCCAAATTCAGATTCCAATTTTGTTTCTATACCAAGAATATTTTGTTGCGGTTTGGAATCTTTTTCAGATTAATATTTTTTTACGGTTCGGGGTGTTGCCATTACACTACAACATTACTAGAATGTTGGAAGGAATCGAACCTTCTTTACCAATTGGGATTGTAAGTTTTTATTGCAGTTATTAATCTTATTCAGAAGTGTTTTATCGTCAAAGTAAAAGTTTGATTTTTTTATGTTTGCTGTAACACTTCTTGTATATCCTTACTTTACCACTTTTCTCAGAGAAGTCAAGACTTTTTTGAAGAATCTTGTACTCATTTAACAATCATATTCAAAACCAAGAGATTTAAATATTTCTTTATTAAGATTTTTCATTTTGATTATATTACAAAATTCTTCAAATGTAGAATTTTGTTTACTCATAGCAAAATCATCATTACCAGAAGCATATATAAAATTATTTCTAAAACTTATGCATATTTTATTTCCTCTGTAACAAGGATACCAATCATCAGAGACAGTTATATATGTTTCATGGGAATTTTTCTTATCCTTTTTTATGGATTCAACCATCTGCTTTAATTTCTTTCTGCATGGAACTGGATAATTAACTCTTTTCAGCAATTTATAAAAGAAAGGATTTTCATGTGCAAATAAAAAATAATCTCTGCATTGATGAAGGTCTTTTTTCTCTGCCCAAAAAACAATTTTTTTCTGTGCTAATTCAAAAGTCATAATTGATAATCAATATCGTTTTTATCTTGCTTAACCTCAAATTTGCTTATATATTCGTCTAAAATTTCTATAAAATTCGTATGACCTTCAATATCAGCTTCAAGTTCTTTTACACGTTGTTCTGCTGCTCCTTCTTTCATCCATTCACTATTCTCTATGGATAAAGTGTAATCGGCACGAAGTTCTATCAATTTATTACGGATGATATAGTTTATTATTACTTCCGCAGTTTTACGATGTTTTTCTACTAATTCAAAAGTCATAATTGATAATCAATATTATTTTTATTTTTATTCTTTCGATATTCCTCGTTTGGAATTTTTCCTAGTGAATAAAACCACGTTTTATACTTTCCCCAAACAAGGAAAAGTGAAGTTACTGGTCCTTCTACAATTTCTTCGATTTTATGACAGTAATCCCTGCCAGCAATACCGATTGAGCCGGGGGATTTAAGATTAAGTCCGCGATCTGTTTTCTCTATATACCTTCCCTTTAGAATGATTCCGCAGAAATTCCATGGATGGGTGTGTAAATAAGGGTCTTTATCGGCCTTATATATCGTGTGGATATATAGACTCGCTACATTTTGTATTTCAAAAATCGCAAATCTACGAAAATACAATTCACCATCTCTGGAACGAATTTCTTTAACAGTTTTGAAAAATTTCATAAAATTATTTTTTTAACTACACAAACAACTTCCATAATTCTCGCAACAAATGCGATTATATACTCCACAACTTTCACACCAAACTGCATCTCCTCCACAATAAATGCAATATTTAGTAGAAGGGTATAACAATTTTTTACGACGCCTTTTATCCCATCGCTTTTTAATTCTTTCCTTTCTAGCTTCTTGTCTTCGGGTCATAAAAATGGTGGACAATATCGGAATCGAACCGATGAATCAGAGACTCTACCACTGAGCTAATTGCCCTTAAAATTATTTCTTATTCTTACTAAGTTTAACCAATCGACAACCCTTAAAGTTATCCATATATTTTTTCAACTCTTCGATTTCATCTCGCTTAATCCACAATGCATGTTTTCTAGGACCAAAAATTAAACTTCCAAACATAAACGATTGGAAATTTACATATCCAGTATAAAATTTACTTTTATATGTAGTTTTCAATACATATTCGCCTTCCCGGAGGGTTAATGCAAAATTGATATTTTCTCGGACAGTTGTTTTAAGTCCATTGCGATGATTTTTACATTTTTCGTAATTAGCTACTTGTCTTTGAATTATTTTCATAGTATCTTTTCATTAAACTATACAATGTAGGATTAGGAACTGAATGATTTTTTGAAAAAGGAATCCAATGATAACCAAGAATTTCTTCGCAGAATTTAGCAACTGCACCACTGCGGCTAATTCCTGCAACACAATTCACTATTACATTACTACCCTTGTTTTGCAAGAGAAAATCAACAATCTTTTTGGCATCTTCAGGAGAAGGTGCTTTATAAGCATATTCCTCATCATCTTTTTCCAAGTCATAAAAGTTTATTTGTAATCTCGGAATTTCCATTAAAAATGGACTAATCTTAGCCAAATAAACACCCGGATCATTTATACTGACCCAAATTGTGTTTTCCAATACTACTTCGAAATCTTCCGTATAGTAATATGGCATATTTGCCACAAATGGAAATTTCTCGTTTTCAAATATTTCTGTATTTAACTGGTTCATTTTGGTGGAGGTGAGGGGAGTCGAACCCCTGTGTTTAACAATCTAATTTAACAATTCTACACGCTTAGATATTTCGCAATTTCTGAGACTTTGGGTTTGCTGGCATATCAACCGATTTTTTTGAGTCATTACCCGCTATTACAAAAAGCTAATAGCTACCTGCATTTTTTGTTCTATGTATATTGAAATGCTTTTATACAACCTATTTTTAGACCTCAATAATTTTAATAGTATCCATTATTGTTTAACTTAGGCAACCATTTCCATTTCTTCGACACCGACGAATTCGTCTGCATTGTTGAAAATGTATTCAGCTTGCGCTAGTAGGGCATTGACTTCTGCGTCTTCTGCTTTTATTTGTTTTGATCAGCTTTTAAAGTAGCCAACTGATCAACTACTACGTGCTATGTTAATTTCAACCATTAAGTCGAAACCAAAACACCCCCATTTACTGGATTTTACAATCCAAATCTTTGTGCATCTTCCTTACTAATCAAGACTACAACATTATTTATATTGTTTTCTTCTAAAGTGCGAACTCGTTCGCTATATTCTTCATACCATTCATTATAAAACATTTTTATTTTATTCTTTTCACAAACATCACGTACACTCGGAGCATATTCTAATTTATAATAATAAATATCGAATTTTTTCTTAGTAAGAATGTGTGCCATTTCGAATTTTCGAATAGTTCCTTCCAAAAATAATTGTTCTATTTCATGTTCAGATAACATATTAATTAAATTTACGACATTCTTCTAGAAAGTCAAGTAAAAAATATTATAAAATATATAATTAAAATATTTGGAATAATATGGTCTATAATATAAGTATATGTATGCAAGAAAACTTTTTTGAAATTATTAATGATGAAACTAAGGCTTATATTTTAGGATTTTTATATGCGGATGGTTGTTTTACTTCAAAAAATAATCGAATTAATGTGAATCTATCGGTAAAAGACTCAGATTTATTGAAGCACATGAGTATCGTATTATTAGGAGAAGATAAAACAAAAATTGATACTAAACAATACACATCATATATAAAGAATCGACCTATAAAATCGAAAGGATTTATAAGACTTCAAATATATAATAAAAAAATGGTCAATGATTTAATCAAAACTGGTAACGAATCGCCCAAATCATTAACATTAACTTTTCCATTAAATTTAGATTCTTCATTGTATAATCATTTTATAAGAGGATATTTTGATGGAGATGGCTGTTTGAGTATAAAATCCAATTCTAAAAATAATGTGAAGAGAGCAACAATTGCTATTTTGAGTAGTTTTTCTTTTTGTGATAAATTAAAAGATATCATCGAAAATCTTTTAAATATAACTACAAATATCATTAAAAAAGGTAAAATTCATGTATTAGAAATAAATGGGAATAAACAAGTCGAAATATTCACTGATTGGATGTATAAAGATTGCACTATAAAATTAGAAAGAAAATATGAAAAATATTTAGAATTAAAAAAACTACGAATCAAAGCCACTAAATATTATTCTGAATCTTCTTCCAAGTATAAAAATATTACATATGATAAAACCCGAAATAAATGGATTGCATGTTGTAGATTACCACTCGAAAAAAGAACTAAACATATCGGTAGATTTGAAACAGAAGAGCAGGCATATGTAGCTCAACAAGAATATTTAAGAAATATTAGCATTTAGAAAAATAGACCATTCCTCCCGATAAATATCAAATATCATTCCATTCTTAGGTTTTGTAGGTTTCCATAGAAGTTTCAATCCACACTCTTTTGGTGTACGATTACCTTTCCATGTATTAAGAGTTTTGTCACATGTTATTAGATTTTCCCATGTGTTCTCTCCTCCCCTGCTAGAAGGAATTATATGATCGGTAGATACGTTATTTTTATCCAAAATCTTTCCCGTGTATCCGCAGGTATAATTGTCCCGACGCCAGATATTAGCTTTAGTAGGGAAAACTACTTTTTTATGAACAATTTTATCATATTTGCTGCAAACCACAATTGGCGGCAACCGATAAACATTTTTTGCACTACGAACATATTCATCAAATTCACGAATAGGCAGAGATTCCCATTCTTTGAATGAACGAACAACATTCATATAAGAAATCTTTGTTTTATCAACATTCCCATTTTCATCAAATTCATAATTTATATCCATAGGATAACACACCCCAGATACAATGTCCACCATAACATCCTTCCAGTTTGCTGTAGCAATTGGAAAATAGCTGGCATTCAGTTTTAGAATTTCTTGTCTAGCACTCATATAATGTATGTTACCACATTTGCTTTGTTTGTCAAGGATTTTTGTTCTATGAACGTATAAAGTTTAATTATTAAATGGTAAATTTTTATACTCTAAATATTCTTCTTCAGTTATAACTGTTACATGCTGTACTCCTACAGAATCCGTGTCATCTGGGTAACTTTTGAAATGAAGTGGGTAAATTTCAAATGCATAAAAATACTCTTCTCCTTTTTTCCATACATGAATATAAGCCTCGCTTTCAGAAGCGTATACTGTTATATCAGGCAGAAACGGTTTTTCACTATCAAAATACTTTTTATCACCCGAAGGACTATATTCTCCAACAACAATAAAAATTTTTCTTGGCTGTACTCTTTTTAAATCACATCTCATAAAATTATTTTAGGACTTATATAAAAATCAAATCTCTTTCTTCTCTTCTACCGGATAATTCTGCCGTCTACGGTTTTCAGTTTACGAGTTTATTTTTAAGGTTTAAGCTACAAAATTTTAAAGATTAAAGTCTTTATCAATATCGAAGTCATATTCCTTGAAGAATGGTTGGTGGCTTTTTTCTTTCGAAGAGAAGAAAGAGATTGAAAATGTTTAGTCCCAATCTATTTTTGTGGTTGCATTATATTCATCCACACTATCCTGCAAATCTGCAATGTTGTTATTTATTTTGTTGATTAAATATCTCTGATCCGACTTTGTGATTGTGTTGACCCATGGTATTTGGCGAGGAACTGTTGTGCTATAATCCATTGCTACTCCTTCATTTATGATTATTTTTTCATGAAATGAAATTGCAGATTTTGCTTCTGCTAGTTCTACTAATGTTGCTTGAATACCTGCTGAAGCTGTTGCTATTTTTTGCTTGATAAGAATCAGAAGATTTTTTGATTGTTCCCACTCTCCATAAAGTAAGGAAGGATCTATTGAACTATCGTCACCTTCTCTACGGCAGTTAGAACTCTTAAACAATTCTTCTATTTTTGCTAATTCTCCGGCAATCCGGTTTTTAATTTTCAATGCTTTGCTAATACTAATTTTCATAATTTTGTTCCTCTATTACTATAGTTTGTTTATGGCATTTATCAACCACTTTTGTCTTTAAATTTTATCTGCTTGATTTATTAACTGTGACCCTAATAAATCCCTCATAAAATCATCTTCGGAACTCATACGTTCACAGTGGCGTTCCATAGATTTTATCGCAGAAATGAGTGCTGGGGACTCCAGCATGGAAGGATATGAGAGACTTGCACTCTCCCGCTGACATTGGAAGTGTCAGATGCTCACTATTAACATCAATATCCCATATTTTACTTTCGTTTAATACCGTACACCTTTTAGAGAAAATGTCAACATTTTTCGGATTTTAATTTTCAGTTGTTTAAACATTTTCAGTGTGGTGTAAAAGTTACTGAATTATCTCTATCAACTAGAACGCCAACACATTCTTCCGTATCATCTGGAAAAACTTTATAATATTGCGTTCGAATCTCGTCCACAAAATCATGTCGTCTCACCCACTCGTCTAATTCAGGATTAGTCACTTCTTTGATTCGTAGATTTAACTTTTTCTCCTCTTTTGCCATGCGTTTTTGTAAAGATTGAATACTTTTGATGAATTTATCTTTATGTTTTACCTTTGGCATCATGGCATCTTGTGCGCGTTGTAAATAATATATGGGTTTCTCTAAACTATACAAATCCAAATCATAGATATGTATTCCATTTACCTCAAGGATATAGTCTATATACCACATGCGGGGATCATCTAAATTAAGCAATAAAAAACTGAAATTCTGGACAAAATCAAATTTATCAAAAATAGGTTTTGAAATTTTGAGCATCCAATTTTTTAATAAGATTTCATCATTCATTTCATCATTCATTTTATCATTCATTTTATAAATCTATTGTATTTTGTTTAACTATTATATTTCCAGATAATTGCATCAGGGAAATATCTTTCGATTATTTCACTTACAATTTTCCAATCACCTCCACCAGTTCCGCAACCAAAAAGATATGGAAAATTATAAATACCAGACAGTTCATTATTCGCAAAAAGCTGAAAGCTATTTTCCATTGCAGCATAATCTGTATGCAATCCTGTTTTTCCATAAGAATCTTGACTGAATACATTTACAACTTTGCAATCTTCTAATTCCACTACTTGATAAGTTCCAAGAGGTGAAATTCCATTTTTTCTACATTCATCTCCGAATGAGATATAACTATTATAGACTTTTGGAAAAGTGTTTCTTATTTGAAGTGCAATTCCGCTTCCCATTACAAATTTACAATTTGTTTGATGAAACAAATAACCTTTTTGTTCTAATAGATTTCCTTCTTTTATAATCATAAATTAATTAAATATTACCATTTTTGGATTATCTCTTTTAGAAATATCATTGAACGATGATACTGAAGTGGTAATCACTATGTTTCTTTTATTATCGCCCCAACTCAAAGTATGTTCATCCACTTCATTTATAGAGAGATTTTCAATTAATGAAATATTATATTCAAATATCATTGTTTTAATCTGGATCAAATCAAAAGATTTAGTACACCACATTACGTTTTCCTCCATTCCATATGAAATATATTCATGGTACAATACATCTAGTATTCGATTAATATGTTTTCCAATATTCATAATTTTTGGTGGGTTGACTCGGAATCGAACCGAGATAGTCTGTTCTTCAGACAGATGCATGAACCATCGCTGCCATCAACCCGTTTTTATATAGTGAATATATTTTAAATTTTCTTTCTATTAACTTGTATGTTTCAAGTTTTTTAGTTAATGGACGAGAATTAATTTCTCCATACATTCCTTCATATTCTTCAACTTCTCCAGTTTCAACTTCGTCAAAAATTTGAAATTTCAAATTATAAATGTCATTCTCTACTGTTATAGTTTCGTTAAATTCTTTTTTATAAACTCCTTCCCATATAAACCTTATAAGATCATCATTTATTCGTAATTCTTTTGAGAAGTACAATCTATCCTCTACTTGAATTACAATATCTTCTTTACGAAGAATGTCTATAAAATCTTTCCAAGAAATTTGAGTAAAATTATTCATATTTATTTTTCGCTTTCTAGTATTTTCTCAATTTCTTTAATTTTTTCCAATGTAATTTCTGCAATAAATTTTCGATATGATACGTCAAGGTCTTGACTTCCTCTTTGTAAGTTTTTCGGAAATCCTGATCTGGCTCTATACATCATAGCACAAAAATAACATAAGTCAAGTTCTAATTCTGAAGAATTTTTCCAAGAAACACTTTCTTCCAAATCATCTATATTTTCTCTTGCGTATTTTATAATTTTTTCCCAAACGTCTGCATAACAAAACACTATAAATCCGGGTTTTTCAGTTGAAAACTTTTTATTTTTAAGACGATTATCAATCAATGTTGATTCTATATTATGTAATTCTCCATAATCGTCTAGTTCACCTTTTGCAAATGATATTCCATTAAACCACCAAGAATCTAAAACAAATTCTATATCATGTGAAGAATTTGTTTTTAATGCAATTGCTTTGCCTTCTCCTAAAATAGGAAGATTAGTGATTATACATGTTTCATGCCAATAACCCATATATTTATTTTGTTAAAATTGTCGTCTAGAAAGGATTCGAACCTTTATTTTCCGGTATATCTTTTAAAAATTAGCAATTTAAATTTTTAAGATAATATAATGTATAATATTTTTATTATGATGGATATTTTACCAATTAAATTACTAGCCGAAAAGTTGAAAATGGAGGGTCAGGTAGGATTTGAACCTACATCTCACAACTACAATATAAATGTGTGCGAATTACCAATTATTCTACCGACCCAATGTGGAAATTATTTTTATTCTAAAGACAATTCCATTGTATACAATTCTATTTCCCAAGATGGAATTATTCTAATAGATAGATCATATAAACTTAATACTAGATATTGTGAAATTGTGCTTATATCTTTTACTTTTATGTCTGTTTCTAACGAACTTAGCAATTTTAATCCTGCGATAATAATTGCTTTATTTGGTTTTCGCTGAAATTCTTTTTTCCATTCTACTAACCATCCTTCAATTACACTAATTATTATTGATGAAGATGGTAATATCGAACTTTCTAAGTTCTCGAATGTTGTTTTATAAACTTTCATATTTTGTTTATTATCTTTGAATATTTAATTTAATAAGACGTTTCTTTACTGATACATCACTACATCCTACTATAGTAGCTATTTTAGTTCTTGGCAACCTTTTTGTTACGAACAAATCATGCAAGTCATATTTTTCCCAATCAACTTTACAACGTTTTTTAGCGGCACAATTTTTGGAACACGTTATTTGATGACAACTCTTTTCTCCGTTACAAATAGGGCAATTATCGGTCAATTCTTTTCTTTTATTTGATTTATAATCTGCATAATTTTCATTAAATCTTGGACAATCTTGTGTAATTTCTCGATTATTATTATGTACCTCTCTATGGCAATTGGCGCATAGTAGCACACATTTTCTCATTTCTATAATTATTTTCTCCCATGATACCGGATTTGCTCTAATTGCACCAAAAGAAAATTCTTTTTCTTTTGGATCAAGATGATGTAATTCTAATGCTTCTACACATTTATCATAACCACATGTTCCACATCTAGAATTAAATGCATCTACTATTCTTTGCTTTGTATTTCTTCTCCAATTTTTAACATGTTCTGAATTTTCGCTCATACAAAGTTACTTACTCTGTATCGAACCTCCGTGTTAAACCTTAACACGAAATTTGGCACATAGGGGTGGGATCGAACCAACCTTCACTTGTTTAACAGACAAGCCGCTCAGCCGTGTGCGTTCCTATGTATAAAAATTATGTTATTAGACAGGATTTGAACCTGTATACTCTCCCAATGAGAGGAATTACCAATTATTCTACTAATAAACTAAAATGGTGCCTCCGATGGGATTCGAACCCATAGCCTTCAGATTAAAAGTCTGTTATTCTACCGTTGAATTACAGAGGCATATTTTTATTTAAATGGCATCGCTAGGGGGAATCGAACCCCTCAACTCAAGATTGAAAGTCTTGCGTGATAACCGTTTCACTATAGCGACCTGTCTTTTCTTCTTCTACTTTACCACAAAGTTTTCTGTTGTCAACATGTTTTAGGAGTTTTCTACTTTTTTATATTCAACGTTTATACCAACTTGAAAATATATCAGCTAAACAATCTCCTATTACATATAATATTATATATGTTAATATAACCCAAAACAATGTTGCTGCTCCTGCTCCAATCCAAAAATAACTATTAGATAAAAATTCAGGAATACTAAATGTCAATTTCATTATACCAATCCTCCAGTTTTTTGTGACAAATCAAAGTTATTTTCAATAAACGTCTTTACTTCTTCTGCAATACCGGGATCACTACTGTTAAACACTACATTTGGACCATGATTATCCAGAAATACTGCTTTTAGCCTACCAAAAGATTTCAATCCATTTGAAGTATTTTTCCCACATTCGTGACTTCCACATTCATATTCTTTTTGAGAAATTGTGGGAACAAGTGAGTTTTCTTTTTTTGGACAATGAAAATGAACAATACTGTCAAAATCCGGATGATCAGAAAATACAATTCTTTGACTTTGTCCACCCACGCTTGGTTTACTGCCATATGCAATTACTCTATCAGGACCGTCAGTTTCAACTAGAACTAATCCAACATTTTTAATATCTCCCAAATCAGTTTTACGACGAGAAGACAAAAATTTAGTTTCGCTTAGTTTTACTGCAAAATGTCCTGCGGTTACTCCTCGGAATTTTTTATATGCTCCTTTTTCCACACAATAATTTACAACTTCTCGCAATGATTCTGGAACCAGAGGTGAACTCCATTCACAAGGATTTCCTGCAACAACCGTTGATCTTGTAAAAGTTAATGTACTTCTTAGTAGTGCAATTTTTACCAATTCTTCCAAAACTTCTTTTCGATTATTAGTAACACAATAACGTGCTTCTTCTGGAACAATAATCATGTTTCGGCGATGCAATGTATCATTTGCCAGTACAAGATTAGCACTTGCTTTTTTAAGCAAATTCAATCCGGCCAAATATTGTTCATCTTCTGTTGCTCCACAAGTTGTCTTGAATGCAACAAGAGTAATATCTTTTCGAGTTTTTCTAAAAAGATCAACTACTTTTTCCGTATTAGGAATTAGTTTTGCATTATATTCTTTTTTAGAATCCAATCTTCCGCTATATTTTGGATTAGTTTCTTTATCCAAATTATCTGCATCTACAATCATTTCAAAATCGCAAACTGCTGGACTCCAAAAAACAATTTTTGTAGAAATGTCATTTACAATGTTTTCAGCAAGTTTAGCCAAATCTTTTGGACTTTGCAAATTATGATTTCCTCCTGCCATTGCAGTTAAAACCAATTCTGCATCCATTTCTGGTGCATGTTCTTGAACAAGACTCATTAGTGTTCGGGCAGTTGAGCCAAATGCAGGAGCATTCAAACCCAAATGGCAACTACTATGTGCTACTGTTCCGCCTCCAACAACATAAATTTTCTTTTTCATAATTATTATTTTTGGTTATCCTTTATAGGTTTTTCACTCTACACTTGTATCCGAGTTTGTCAATTCATTTTCGAGATTTCTGTACTTTGTGAATGCCTGTATAATAGATATTGCTATTTCATCTTTGATTTTATCATTAGATGATAAATCATCGAAATCAATTATACTGGAATGATATGGTGCATGAGTTTTAGCCCATTCAACCCAATAATCATGAATTTCTTTTGCTGATACATCTTTGTCTTCTGTTATCTTTTTTGCAACTCCAATACAAAGATTTTTATGATTTTCCGTTGCTTCTTCCCAACTTGAATATGGTTCCTCCCCTATACTAACCTTAAATGCCGAAATAGAATAATGTATCAATTTTCCTAAAAGTTCTAATTTCATATCTTTTGTTCGTTCTTTAATTTATCTTTCCATGAAATATTTTCGATTTTTCTTTTTTCTGCCACATATTCAAGTATCCCATTATATTGTTTTTCTTTATAAAGTTCATATATTTTTGGAATATCATCCATTGGAAATTTTTCATCGTCTGCTGCTGGATGAAAATAATCACTTACGTTAATGGTTAAACTAATTGAATCATTTTCATCTGTTATCATTAGCACACATTCATCCAAAAGATATGCTATCATGTCTTCTTCGCGGGGAACATTTTCTCCTCCGTTCATTTCAATATAATATCTTCGCATAACTTATAAAACTACCTTTTTGAAATCGTTGTTTTTTACCAAATCATATACTCCCCAACGATCAAGAATCAAGCGTTCCAAAATTTCAATATGATATGCATCTTCAAAATTCCAAAGCATTTTAGAAACTATTGGACATTCTTGGATAAGAATATCCCGGATAACTTCTGCCACTTCCCGGCATTCTTTTTGCGCTGTTTTATACAACCTTTTATTCAGTGTGGTAATCCAATCACGAAGTTTACCATTAAAAATAATTTTTGTAGTTGTTGCTTCTGGCAAGACGAATCTTGCTGTTTCTCGGGCAACGTTATTGTTTATTAGTTCCTGATATAGTTCAAAACTATTTTTCATATGTTCCTTGACTTTTTCACTTGCCTTTCCGGTTTTATCGGTGAAAAAGTCATTATCAGAAACAAACAAAATTGGATCTACTAAATTTGTTGAACTTTGACGATTATTAGAACATTGCTCTCTCAGTTCAATTTCTTCATATTCATTAACAATTTTATATCGTTGACTCAATTCTTGAGGTTGCAAGCTCCAATGCCTCAACAGTTCTCGTCCAATGGCACGGGACGTTTCAATCTCAATTCCAAGATTAACCATTGCAAAAACACTCCAATGTCCTTCTCTTAGACAATGCCGAAGAAGTTTATGAGGTTCATTAAACAATTCATTTACATCTCTGGAACTGCTGAGTCTTGCAATTCCTACGGTAATTTCATCAATACTTTTGTCTGTATATTCTGCAACTCCTGCGGTTTTGGTGATTAAACGTGCTTTCATTTTTAATTTGTTAAAATATATTCAATTTTTCCTTTGATAAAGTGGGGAGGATTTTTACCAAGATGTTCAAGACAGTCACAAGAAGAAACTGGTTCATCTGCATACACTCCTTCACAATACTTGCAAATGTATGCATCTCGCTGCACAAAACACTTAGAAGGTTTTTCTTTATTTTCAGGCATTGTTGATTCATCCGCCATAGGCTATTATAAGTTTTTTAAAGGAGACATCCAGTTCCTTCTGTCATACTCCATCCGCAAACAGTGCAATCTGCACCTGTTACCAACCAGAGATCCCACGGTTCCATTTTTCCATTACAAGAAGGACATGGTGGACAAACATCTTCCGGCTTTAAATTTTTAAAACCGTCTTGATATTTCTGGTCTAAAAATCTCGCATGTTCATCTTTATTAATTAACATAAATGGTCTAGACGGCGGGATTCGAACCCGCAACCACATGATCCCAAATCATGTACTCTACCAAGTTGAGCTACGTCTAGTAGTATCTTTTTACTATACACTGTAAAGTTCTTTTGTCAAAAGGAAAATGTGTATTTGGTGCTTCTAAAAGGAATCGAACCTTTTCATGTTGCTTATGAAACAACTGTTCTACCACTGAACTATAGAAGCAAATGGTCTAGACGATGGGAATTAACCCCACAACCTGTATTCAAACTACCGCTCTCCCATTAAGCTACGCCTAGATATACTTTCATCTTATCATATACCACTCAAAAGGTCCATTTCTAAACGTCGTAACATCAAATTTCGCAAATTTCAATATTTTATAATAACTTTTTAACTTTTTAACATCAAAAGAACCTACTAAAATATATCCGTATTTTTTCGTCCACGTTTTTAACACAACTAGAAGTTGTTTTGCTACACCTATTTTAATATGGTCTGCTAAACATGGATATTTCCTATTTTGCTGTTCCGGATTAAAACAAAGACGTTCACCAGAGGTTAACCCCAGCCAATAATTATTACCCTCATCCTTGGCTAAAATAGAGTATATTCATCTAATTTAATTTCTTCTACCAGTTCCATATCAAATTCATCCGTATTTTGGATATAGTCTCCTATAAAAGATTCATTTATTAAATTTCCAGAACAATATTCTATTAGCATGTTTTCATATATCTGAGGTAATTCCATGCTATTATTTATATAATAATGGTGGAGGTTGTGGGTTACGATCCCACCTATTCTGTGCCCCCCCCCCTCCAAACACAACGCATTGTTTTTCTCAAAATTTGGGGAGGTTGTGGGTTACGATCCCACCTGAATATCCTGTTTGCAAAACAGGCGACCACTCCAAGCAGTCCCAACCCCCATGTTTATTCTAAAAATATTTTATCTCCGCATCTAATCACCTTCATCGCTAATTTTTTGAATATATACTCTATATTTTCGCCAATTCCTTCTATTACACTTCCTGCCCGTGCAATTAGTTTACCAATGTTGACTATTAACACTAGTAACAATAATGTTGGTACAAAGATCACTAGGTTTAGGAGCAAATAAGAAATCGCTACTAATCCATCTTTAATTATTTTTAATATTTTCATGTTTCTGTTAATTATTATATGGTGCGTGATGAGAGAATCGAACTCTCGTTCTAACATTGGCAATGTTATGTTCTACCACTAAACTAATCACACAAATTGGCACGTCAGAAGAGAATCGAACTCTTAAAGGTAATCAGTCGTTTTGGAGGCGACCCGCAACCACCACTTGCTGCTGACGTATATAAAAACGAGGCCCATTACAGAATCGAACTGTAATTCGCTCTTTACAAGAGAGCTGTTTTAGCCATTAAACTAATAGGCCGATAATTATTTTCTATGGCAGAACCAACGGAATTCGAATCCGCATCTTCAACCGTGACAGGGTTGCGTCTTGCCAGTTAGACTATGGTTCTATATTGAAATGTGGTTAGCATCTTTTTTATTTTTTGAATTTCTTTTTCATTGAATTTCATTTTATACAAATCTTTTCTTTGAAAATCTTTTTTCAAAGCACTTGAAAGTTTTCTTTTTCTTGCTTTTGTTAACCCTTCTATACACCCTAATTCTTCTTCTGTCAAACTTCTTTTTTCCAAAAACTTGATTTTCCAAAACTGATAAGAATCATTTCTAAGACTCAATGTTTTTTCTTTTATTTCTTCTAATTCGGAAACTTTTTGGGAAATGTATTGGTTTTCTATCGCAAAATCTATTTCTTCTTTACAAGATTTACAAACAATTGTGCAATCACTTATTTTCTCAATTTTTCGGTTGAGAATAAACGAATGAACGATTCTAGCGGTTCTGTTTTTACAAACAGTGCATTTCCAATCAGTTGATTGTTCTAATAGCTTTTCTATTTCTTTTTTATAATTTTTCATACGATTGTTACGGTTATTATTCATAACCCTGTTTCACAGATTAAATGATTATAGCTCATTTTTGGCCTTTTAAGTTGATTCTCGGTTTTGATCAACGACTATTTCTGATAAAATTAAAGCCTCGCTTTTTGGGCGAGGCTCTGAAACTACAAATTATTACAGTTCTTTACCTACGCATTTTTACGGTTGTATCAAAATTTTTATTTTTTCCAGTTGTATTTTCTGTTTGAATAAAACTCTGACTTTTGCGCCAACCACTTGCCTCTGCTCCTGCAAAACTAGGTCGAGCTTCCGCCATAAAAGCACTACGGAAATGAGTTGGCATTTCTTTTGTCGAAAACTTGTATGTTGGAAGATTTTCCATGTTGTTATTTCTACTTATTCTTTTTTGCAATTTTTTCTACAAGAAATTCTAAATGTTTTTCTAAACGTGCGATATTTCCTCCGATTTCTGTTTTCTTTTCGTTTATTGCCAGTTTAACTGTTTCATTCATTAATTTAAATCCATCAGATTCTATAAAGTTCACTATATTTTCCCAATCAGATAGTTCTCGGGAAAGCAATACTTCTGTAGAATTTATACAAATATGTAAATCAGATAACATTGATAATATCTCCGTTACGGTATCTGTATCGAAGATTATTGGTTGATTACGTCCTCTTAATGCGGTACTAACTTCATGTAATGATATTACATCTACATTCCGATGTGTCTCCCTATATGCTATTTTATGCAATTCTGTTGGAACTATAATTATAGGTTTTTTATCACTAAATGCAGCAATACTTTGCCTGAGTCCCAAACCTGTATGTCTGGTAGTACAAATATAGTGGTAAATATTTTTTAAATTTTCTATGATTGATTCGTTCATACTTTTATTGTTATCATGTGATCGTCTTTCTCTTCAAACATAACATCAAAATTATGTTTTACTTGTTGCTCAAATTCAACCTGAATATTTTCTGGAACATGTGCGAGAAATGCTTCATAAAGTGCAATCATTGCGGATGCTACATACCGTGGATAGAATCCCACATTCTGATTTTTATTCAAAATTATCGCCGCAGGACTACCCAAATCATCCGTGTGATTCTCTTCTAAAACTTTAGTAATTAATGCAATTGGTATAATATTTTGAGGATTTTCTTCGGACATATTTTTAATTTTTCGGAAAATATCTAAGACAATGTTTGCATGTTACATGCTTCCAATTTCTTACCATCAGACCGCGAGGTGGGCGCTGGGAATAATACCCTTTGCCTCCCCGACAAACAGTGGTCGGAGTCAATTCGTAGCGCCCAAATCCAACATAAACATTAACCTTAGATTTATAGTTAGCTTTATGGATTGTGATACTCATAAATTATGTTGCTGGGGGAGGATTCGAACCTCCGAGGCTTGCGCAGAAGGTTATGAGCCTTCCCTGATGACCAACTTCAGACACCCTGCAATTCTATTTTACACCAAGAATAATAGGTTGTCAACAACTTTTTGGTTTTTTCTACAAACCATTGTTCCTTCCAATAAATAATTTTAATGTTATTGAGTGCTATACAAATTGCTAATCCGTATCCAAATGAGAAAATAGACATTTCTTTTAATGAACTAAATCCTCAGTTGTCGAATGCTCGTTTTGGTGTGAGATTTCGTTATTTCTACTATGATACATGGGAAGGTAAAATCAATTTTAGAAAAACAAATGATTATACTTTAATTGGTAATAACACTGTTGGAACTGTTTTAAGTGCAACGTCTCCAACTAATTTTTTAAATCCTAATGATTTAGCACCTTTTCGTTGGAATGTTAAAAGCGACCGAGAATATCTTTATTTAACTTTATTAGGAGGTTTATCAGCATTAACAATTTGGCCAAGTCACCCAATGCCAAAAATGACTAAAAATAACAATTTTTCAATGTCATTGGATATTGGGGTTGTTAGTGCATCTGCATTCAATGGAGAAGTTCAAACTCCAGATTTTAGAAAATTAGTTAAAAAATCTAATTTTTCCACAGTTGATTTTAGTGATTCAAATATTGATACTTTATCAGGTTATGCAACACTTGCAGGAGGAAGAAAAAATTACGAATATACAAGAAATATAAATTATTACAGAGTTTTTAATTCTTCTAGTTTATCTCCTGATCTTATAGCTAATAGTTTACGAATTGATATTCCTGTTATTACGTCCACTAATATTGCAGTTGATGTTCCTGACCAAATTTTCATTTTAAGTTTTTATAATGACTATTTTACAAATGATAATTTCAATTATATCTCTAATAATTTTGTCACGAACTTGTCATGTTTAGAAAGTGAAGTATTAACAGAAATGGGAATAACAACTCCTTACACTGTTCAAGCAAGTATGAATGATAAAAGTGGTGGAGTATTAATTGAGTTAAAGCCACCACTTTATATTAAACCAAATAGTGATATAACTGTTTGGTATGAAACATCTAGTCCAATTGCTCCGGGAGGCGTTCTTTTTCAAAAAACTGCAACCAATAATTTTTCATTAAGTGTTAATCAAGGAGTTTATCCAAATTCTCCAGTTTATCTATTTAATTATAATTTTGTATCTCCAACCAAAGATTTATTCACGGTAACATTTGCTCCTTCAAGTTTCGTTACATCACAAACAATTTCAAGTACAACTGTTGAAACTGTTATGGTTGATAATTATTATCAAAATTCATATGACATGCCAACAACAAGCAATATATTGTTTAAACGTTTCATTGAAACTAGTGGAGATAATACATTATTAGCATATCGTGCTTCTGCTCCTGCAACAACTTATGTTAGTGAACAATGGTTTCCTGCTAACTCTCACCAACAAATAATTTTCAAAAATAACGGAAGTGGAAATAAGCATAAAGTTCGTATACAATTACAAACTGCCGCAGGTGCTATTTTTGAAGAAGAAAATCAGATAGAGTTTTTACTAAATAAAGACAAAGTCGTTTTTAACTTATTCTTAACATCGTCAACCGATTCTACTGCAATTGTCGAAGCAAATATATTTCCAACTCCAAGCAATGAATATCGGGTAAAATGGGATGCGAATCCTCCAGACAATATAATCTTCAGAGATAGGAATGATAATATTCTTCAAAGAAATACATTTTATCCATTACATGTTTATTCCAAAGTTTCAAATTTAGGAATTGATAAAACTGAAATAGTTTTATATTCCGAAGAATATGATTTGTCCGCAAATACTTTCTGGTTTCCTCCAAGCAGTGTTTTTGGAAGCGCATATTTAGAAATAAAAGGAGAAACAAATGATTTTAATAGCACCAACTATTCTACTCTTAGTGCATTTGTTAATCGTAATGGATATTCGTATAGAGTTCCTACAAACGCTAATATTATATGGAATGAAACTGCAAACGATAATCGTGGAAGTGTAGTGTTATATACAAAAGATAATTTAAAAACTATTAAAGAATCAACTATATATTCTAGTTCTAATAATTATTCTCTAATAAATGCAACCTTTTCTACAATTCCTGTAGAATCCGATCCTAAACAAGTTTTATTCAATATCTCATGTAATTTGTTTCGTGATGATTTTAATTTTAATGCTACAAAAATGTTTAGTTTTCGTCAATATCCTCTCAAACAATATTTGTTTATTGATGCCAAAAAAGAAAGTGATTCAAATGTTTACCGTAGTGACGAATACACTAATATATTCTATTCCACTTCTGGAACGATTCTTTTATCAGCCATTTATGCAAACTTGAATGTTAATAGTGCTGATGTTAAATGGGATTACAAGTATAGCAATGGAACAGTTGGTAATGCAACAGGTTCATCGTTAAACATTACGTTAAATACGGCAAGTGCATGTGTTTATTTGTCTGCATTTAATGCAACTCCAGTTGATGGGGATTTTAAAGCATATAATTTCACAGATTATATGTGTTTCTATTTGTTATCAAGTATTCAACCTTTTAGTTATATTGGAATACCAAGTAATATTTATGTTCCAATTTATCAACAAGAAATTGGAGATAGAGACGGAAATACTACCGCATTATCATTCCAGAATAATTCTTATTTAAACTCATTAGGAATGAGTGCATATAAACCATGTCATACGGAAAATTTCCAATTCTCTGCAACTCCCGGTTTTGATCGTTATGTTTGGAAAATAGGTTCTAAGATATATGAAACAAATAGTAGTTTTGCAGTTATCCCTGTAACATACAATGATGTTTCATCAAACAATAAAGTTTCAGTTTCTGCATACAATTCAATCTTTATTGAAAGCAATCCTGTTTCAATTTACAATTCTGCATCTTCTGATAATTCTTCGGTGTTTCGTGAAGACGTTCAATTCTATGATTTCCCAAGTCCAGACGTATTTATAACACTGAGTAACAATTATTTTAATGTTAATAAATATGCAGAAACCCCGGAATTAAATTGTACAATAAACACATCATATACAACTCTTGTTAATTATAATGTCAATTTGGTATTGAGTAGTGCTAATTTCTTTCAAACAAAATCTTTAAATGGAAATCAATCAATATTTTCTAAATTACTAAAAATTAATATTGAGAACTCTGATTTTATTATTAATGAAAATTCCGTTAATCATTGTAAAGTATTCTTATCAGGAAATATAGGAATTAATATTCCCGGTTATGATTATTGCACTCAAAATGTACCATTATTTTCTAATATTGTGGATTTGATTGCATATAATGGTCCTAATCTTTATTTGTACACTGGTAAGAATTTGCTATCTACCGGGGAAACTGCTACTTTTTATAATGGAAGTAATACGAACTTTTCGTCATTACCTTTTTCTGGATTTTCTTCATTTGTATTCGATAATGGGGAAGGATCTCTACAAAGTTCTTTATCAGAATTTTTAACTACTTCATACTCTTCAGAAGGAAATAAATCTCCTTCATTAACTGGAATTTTAAATGATGGCTCAACTACAGTTCAAACTTGGCATAATATGATTTATGTAAAAAACTCTTTTGAAAAATATGACCCTAGCATTCAAAGAGAATTTTATGATGAAATAATTTTACCATATAATTTAGAAGAAACTAGAATTAACCCTAATGATTGGCAATTTGCTGATAAAATAAATCAATGCTTAACGAAATTCCAAACAAATATGGAATACTTGAGTGCAAGTTGTTCTATAAACAATATCAATTTCCCTAAAGCAAATGCTGGTTTCTTAGGTTCGCTATTTGGGAATTTCAAATGGCATACTATTTATTCTCCTGATAATATTCAGGATATTTATTTTAAAAATTTGAAATCTGCACAAATCATAGAAGACAAACTATTAACTGTTAATGAAAATTATATTCAGATATATTCAATTGACGAAACACCTGAATTATTATATTCTTTCAATCGTTTAGGAGATGGTGAAGTTTTAGAAGAACCAATTACCATTAGATATAATTCTAATGAAAAAAGATTGTTCATTCTTGATCGTGGAAAAAATACTTTTTTTGTTTGTGAATTTGATATAAATGTTCCTCAAAATATCAAACTTACTCATTATTGGGGAGGTGTCGGTGAAAGAACTGATCGTACTAAACTAAACAGTCCTACTGATTTCTGTGTTGATAAAGATGAACAATTATATATTGTTGATAAAGATTCTTATATCATCAAAGTTTATAATAAAAATCTAAACTGGTTAAATAATATTCAGTTAGATAATTTCTCTGCAAACAATCGTCCAATTTCTATTTCCGAAAAAGATGGAATTTTTATCGTATTAACAGAAGATAATTACATCACTGTATTCGATAAAAATGAAAAAATAATTAATTCTTTCTTTGTTCCTGAATGTAATAATGCGGTATTAAATCAAATTTATGATGGAATCGTATATGCTATTTCAAATAATACTCTTTTCAAATATTCTCTCAACGGAACAAAAATTTCATCTAAAACATTCTTTGATCCAATAATTGAAGTATTTTTCGACTATACAAACCTATATGTTTTAACTCCTCAATACATTTATCGTTATATTGATTTCACTGAAATAGACAAAATCATTGATGAGGATGAAGACAAAGCAGGTTTCCAATGGAATAATATTTTCGTATCAGAAAAAGAATTTGTAACTGCATACATTTATAACGATTCATTCCAAAAAATATATGATAATGCAAACTTGTTGAATAGCCGAATATTTAAAAAATTATATATTAATATTGATGAAAAAGGTGATGTAATTTATCAATCTACTAGTTCAGTATCTCCGAGTGCATTGACTAATCGTCCTATATTACTAGGAACAAATGAGCCAGTATTATATGACACAATTAATCGTAGTATTGAAAATCTATACAATAGTATTGTGGAGTTAAAAGATAACATTAATTATCTTAGCATTTACCCAAATCATAACAATAATTTGCAATGGTCATGGAAATATCACTATATTGATTCTATTCAACGACCATCATTGAATAAAAATCCGATTTCTTGGAAAGAACTTCGTAGTAATCAAATAACTGGAAGTACACAATTAAGCGGCATTTCATCATGGTGCGTGCTTCGTGGTGGTGTTCCCGGAAATCATTCACTAATATGCTGGAATTTCCAACAAACTCAATGCAATAGTTTATTCCCATTAACATGGGAAGAATTAGAATGTGGAAATTGCAGATATCCTTTTAGTTGGAGCGATTTAGAAAATAATTGCTGCAAAACTCCTGATTTCGTTTTTGAAGATTGCGTATCCCTCTGCTAAATAATATATAATGTCATCCTACACTAGAGAGATTTGTAAATTAACTGATAATCAAATAGTTTTCCCAATCAAAGATTATGAAAATATTGGAGATTCATTATCTTCAATAAATTATAATTTTAAAGCATTGGAAGTGTATACATGTAATTTTGAATATAGTGCAAATAATATTTGGAATCCACTATATTCCGCATTTACACAAAATAGTGCAATTTGGGAAAATCTAGTGAATAATGTGCAGACAAATAGTAGTTGTTGGCAAGAAACATATAATACTGTTAAAACTTTGAGTGCATATTGGTTAAAACCCGTTTCATTAATCTATCCTTATCCATTTAATATTGATGGTTCTGAAGAAGATATTATTAATGTAGTTTCTGTTTGGATAAACGAAACTATTCCAGTTGCCACTACAAGTTGTAGAAATTTTGTTGTTGGACAACAATTATTTGTTTTTACTCCTCAATATTCTCAAGTCAATAAGATATTTTCTCAAGAAGCAAACTTAGGAACAAAAACAATTGAGGTTGAATATACAGTGAATTGTATTGGTCGAGGAACCAGAGGAGGAGTAAAAACCGTGAATGTAGATTTGGGAAATCAAAGAATTGATATATCTGCTGCCGATCAGTTTATTAGTAATTTCGCAGGTTTAAAATTTGTTGTCAATCCTCAAGGAACTAGTTGGATTTATGATTCCGCACTTTATTAATTATGATTCAAGAAATTTCAGAGTACAAATATCTTGGTAATGGATTAGCTCAAATCAATTCTAACATGAATGAATTTAATGTTAGAATTGATCTTTTGTATAGTGATATTAGTAAATGGAACTCTCTGTTGAAATTTAATGAAATTGCGTCAAAATTGAGCGATCTTTCTACGTTTCTAAATTCTTATTCAGCTAATTGGAAAAATTCGTCTGATCTTGTTTACAATCTACAAGGATATTGGGAAGAACCTGTTCAAATAGCTTTTTATAAAACATTTAATTATGTGGCTAATTTTGTAGAAATTGAAACATGGTTAAATGATTATTTTCCTGCAACAGATTTTTCACCAACACAAATCTTGCGTTGCGATTTCTTATGTAAAAATTATAGTGACGAAATGCTGGAGGGTGCCCGTATATTAAATTATGATTCGTCTAAATTAGAAGAAATTGCTCTAAAATATACTACAACTGTTAAAAAAGTGTATAGATTTTTAGGAATCAAAAATCAATTAAATGCAATTATCTCTTTAATAAATTTCTTATTAAAAAAGTACAATTATACAAATTTTTACGTTGATAAAATTAAAGACCTTAGCAGTTATTCTACATTTGTGGAATTTGATAAGAGTACAAACATTTTCAGTTCAACACAATTAGCTAATTTCAGTGAAATTGATTTAGCATATTTCGATTCATATATAACACAATATAATAATTTGTATAATATCTATAAATCTAAATATATCGAATTAGAAGTTATTCCTCCAGAAGAAATTATACTATTCGATTTAAAAGATGTTGCTGTTACAAGTGGTGGAGCATTTTTCTATAAAATTATAAACAATTCTTGGACATATCATCCTTACTCCAATATCGAATTTTGTCCAAGAAATATTTGCAGTGATTGCTATAATTCATTGGATCTTAATGCCATTTATGAAAATCGTAAATATTGTGACAGTGTTCCTAAATATATTTTAACAGAATGTGGTGAAGCTATTCCTTATGGTGGAGCATTATCATTCTCCCCTAGTCAAATCTTTAATAGTCCAGAAGAATTATTAGCGATTGAACAATTATCTGATTTATTTTCATGAATTTCCGCACCGACGATCCACTATTCGCCAACTATAATGAGCAATTTATTGAAATGTTTGTTAATGGCGTTCGTAAAAAATTCTTTGTTGAAAAGACTAATTCTTTTGCATTGCTATCATCAACTACTCTTTTTGATCCAAACCTTTATGATTACAGTTTTATCAAAGTTTCGGATGAACAAGAATGTGGAAACAAGTGTATTACTGAAGGTATTACTATTCGGGTAATATATTCAGGAAATCCGACTTATCAAGGTATTACAAATCCATGTCCACAACCTCATAATTGTAATGCGTCCAGATATTTGTTTTATGCAAATGGTTTATTTTTGGGCGATGTAAACTTGGACAACTATCCTTCTGGAGGTGAAAGAGAAAGCTCATTTGTGTTATCTACTGCTGAAGCGGAAAGTATTGCATCTGTCGATGAAAAGAAAATAACATTTCAATTAATTTGTAATGTCGCAGGAAATCCTAAAAAAGGAAAGAATGGTAGTCTCGGTCCCGGAGTTTGTCATGAATCTATTCCATGGGTTTATATCACATCAAAATCTGGAGCAGTATTATATAGCGGTTGTCCAAGTCAAAATGAATTTACTATTGAATTAATGTGTAGTTAACGGTTAATATCTATAATGAACCCAACCGATAAAATTATACTATCCGGTTTAGCAAATAGTAAAACATCTCTCGGGGAAGTTTTCCGTCGTTATGTGGAATGTTTTCAACAATTTTCTAATCCTGATGTTTTTGATATAAATATTTTTTCATCGAATTCTGAATCAGACGAAGTATTTTTTCCTAAATACACTAAAAAAATTGATCATAATATTCGATTTATTCACACAACAATAAAAAATTATCTAGAACTTTCAAAAATAACTAAACCTCGTTGCAGTTGTTGTAGAAACCTAGATGATTATAAAAAAATCGGTTATTTTGTATGGGAAAGTAGTAAATTAGAAGATGAAGAAGCAGAAATGTTATCTGATTTTGATGAAATATGGACCGCAAGTAATTATTGCAAACAAATATTTTCTAATTATATTTCTTCCGATAAAATTAGAATAATAAAGCATCCCATTCCTTTTCCTTTGAAGAATTATAGCAAATTCGAGAAATTCACTATTCTAATCATGGGAAATATATCTAGTAACATTGATCGGAAAAATATAATGGATAGTTTGAGTGTTGCAAAAACTGTGAAATCGTTGTATCCCGAAACCCGAATTTTATTTAAAACATTTACAATATCTGATACAGAACGAAGTCTTATTTCTTATTTAAACCAAGACGCTGACATAACAGTAATAGACGAATATTACTCGTCATTACAAGTTCAAGAATTAATCGCAAAATCTCATGTATTATTATCCATGCATCGAAGTGAAGGTTTCGGATTGTGCTTGGCAGAAGCAATTCCATTAAATACAATTCCATTAGCAACGAATTATTCGGGTAATACGGATTTTATGTCTGATCCGAGATTATTAATAGATTATGATTTAGTGGATACAAATCATAATTTGTTTTTAGGGCAATGGGCAAATCCAAAATTTGACGATGCAGTGGATAAATTAGTAAATATTATTGAAAATTATGGGTCAACAACTTACAACTTCTCTAATATAAATGATTATTCATTTGAAAATGTTACAAAATCTATAAAACAAATAATATGATATTTCGTAAAAATACAAACGATGAAATAGTATTCAACAGTGTATATTATTACAATGAGTACAAGATTGACAAGTTTCTTGAGACTGATATTATATTAGATATTGGCGGACATATTGGGTCATTCGCTTTAAAAGCATGGGAATGCAATTCCAGAAATATATACACTTATGAACCGTTTCATGAAAATTTCCAAATATTATCTAATAATATAGAAGGCAAAGATATTCAGGCTTTTCAAAAAGCAGTTAGAGGAAATTATAGATTAAAAAATATGCAAATAATCGTAGGAGATAATATCAAAAATGCAGAAATAAAAAATTATGGAGGATTATGCTTGGCAGAGGGGAATGATATAGAAGTTATAACATTGGAAGAAATTGTTCAAAATCTTTCTTCCAATGTTAAATTGATGAAACTTGATTGTGAAGGTAGTGAATATTCTATAATATTTGAAAGCCCGGAATATATTTTTGAGAAAATAGAAAATATAGTAGGTGAAGTTCATCTTTGTGATTTACCTATAAACTTTGTAAATGGGAAATCATTAACTCATAAAGATTTCGTAGATAAATTAATTTCCTTGGGTTATACTGTAAAATATCAATCCATAGCAAATGATAATTCTCTGGCATTGTTTATTGCAACTAGAAACGATAAGTAGTTTATTATGTTTAAGAAATTTATCGCAGCATTACAAATAGTTAAAAATCGTGAAAAAATAAAAGCGGTTTTGAATGGAACTTATGTAGCAATTAATAAAACACTTGTTGCATTGAATTATATCAGTGAACATACAAACGATACAAAACTTGGTCAACTTCTTCAAAAGAATCTACCTCAAATTGTAAGCGTTTTATCTAAAGTAAAATTAGTTTTTGAAAAATTTGGTCCATATGTTGGCTTAGATTTAACCGTAACTGAACAGAAAGTTCAAACTGAAGAAGTTATGTTGCAAAACTTAGTAGTTGCGGAAAACCGACTTAATGAACTTCTTAAATAATCAATCGTATAATCTTGTTAGATATACTTTTACATTAATAGCACTTTGTTCTATAATAATCGGCTTTTTCATGGGAAAAGTCGCTCCAGAAATTTTTTATGCAACGGTCGGAGGAATTATATCACATTTCTACCAAGAAACTACTATTAAAAAATTAAACTCAAAAGTCAAAGCACAAAACGATGAAATAAAAGTTTTAAAAAATGAGTAAGAAACGCACGTATCGTGAATTTAAGCAAGGGTTCTTCAAACCTGTAGACTCAGCCAAGTGTCTTAACAAAACGCCTCCTGAGTACCGTTCCGGCTTGGAATTAAAGGTTATGAAAGTCTTGGATAAAAATCCTAATGTGTTGTCTTGGAGTAGTGAAAAAGTGATAGTTCCATATGTTCATCCTATAAAAACGGCTCAAAGTGGAAGAACAGAAATTGCACGGTATTTTGTAGATTTTTATATGAAATTAAGAGTCGGGGAAACTATTAAAGAATTTTTAGTGGAGATTAAACCGCATAAACAAACTAAACAGCCGACTACTCATGGCAACAAGAAAAAGTCTACAATTTTATATGAAAATGTACAATGGGCTATTAATCAGGCAAAATGGGAGGCTGCAAAAAAATATTGCGAAAAAAAGAATATGCAATTCATTATTATCGACGAAAATAACATTGAAAAATTACTTTCCACATAACCCACGGTAAGTATAATTATACATGGGAATACACCGTGCCAAAAACGTAAAAGAACGGATGAAAACTTCGTTCTTAATATCTGAGCCATTTTCTTGGAATTATAAACAAGAAGAGATTTTAGAAAAGATGTTGGATTGTAAATCTAAATGTATCATAGTCGATTCTTTAGCAGGAACAGGAAAAACAATAATGTCTACTTTTGCAGCACTACGAATTCTTCAGCGAAATAAATGTAAGAAAATATATTATGTTCGCAGTGCCGTAGAATCTGCTCAAAGTAAATTATGTGCGCTACCGGGCAGTTGGGAAGAAAAGATTGCTGTTTATGCAGGTCCATTTCATGATGCACTAAATAAACTCCTAAAACCTGAAGAAATAGACAATTTTACTAAAGATGGAATTATCGAAGTTATTCCGGTTTCCTATCTTCGCGGTCGAAGTCTTGATAATGCAGTTATTATTGTTGATGAGGGACAGAATTTTGTTATGAATGAACTTATTACAATTATGACTCGCTTGGAAGAAAATTCCAAAATGTTTTTAATTGCAGATTCTGATCAATGCGATTTGCCTAAAAACTTTCAACAAGAATTTTCTAAACTAGTTAATCTTTTCAATAATTCAGAATCTGAAAAACATGGAATACACTACTTTGAATTGCGTGATCCTGAACTTGTTATGAGAAGTGCATTTGTAAAATACATTTCTAAACGATATAGCGATTATAAAAAATTGATAACCTCTTAAATAAAAAACCCGGATAAAAATCCGGGTTTTTTATTTTTATTGATTTTCGAAATGAGTTATCGCTTCTTTTAAGATTGATAGTTCATCTTGTGTTAATAGTAATGTTCCTCCATGATCATCACGAAGTACAAAACTATTATTATCTGGGATTTTTTCAATTGAAGGGCAGCAAGAACCTGCTCTGCAAAGTTTAACAGTGTTTTGATTTATTATTACCATACGCTATTATTTACTATTTTTCTGGGTCTTTTCAAACTACATTCTTGATTTGACTTCTCAATGCAATTTCGTCATACATTGTTTCCAAGTCACCCAAAACTGATTGTTCAGTTTCAATCAAGTCACCTTCTGGATTTAAGTATTCCCGAATAGTGTTTATCTTTTCATGAACGTCACCTTCTAAAAGAATAAATGCAGGTTGATCTTCTTTATCAAAAACCACTCCGCTATTCTTTTTATAATGTTCATAAATTCCGTGAAAAACATTATCAATTTCTTCACGATATTTTTCACTAGTTGAACGATTTGGGGACGGTGATAATTGTATATTCGGATTTAATGGAAGCCAAAAAATTATATCATAAAACTTCAGACTCTCTTTTGTCAAGAGAAGTGATGTTGCAAGAAATTCACTATTTGCATTTTCATCCTCTGATAGCTTATTATATTCTGCTAACCATAGGGAGTATGCCAAATTATCCAATACACACCGATCATGTAGAGTTTTTGTTTTTCCTGAATTTTCAAGTGCTTGATCAACAAGAAAATCACGAATAATTTTCTGTGATTCTAGTGTGCCATTTTCATTCAAAGTTAATTCTTTTTCTCTAATCAAGTCTCGGTAAGACTTCGTCGGGGTTTCATACATAGGCCAAAACTGTTTAAAAGTTTCAACTAATGTTGTTTTTCCATTGTTTTGCGTTCCTGTTATAGCAATTCTCATACAACTTCTTTATCATTCTCTTTTTCGTCAAAGCTAAAAGTGCGGCAATATGTTGATGCATCTGTTCGATCCAATGTTTTATAAGAGGTATAGCTGTCACAAACTGATTTAAAACCTTCTGATATGCTTGTCGAATCTCTGGCAAAACCTCTAGAAGATGAACCTGTAATACCAAGAGATTGATGTTGCTTTAGCACTGCTTCTTCTCCTGCACCAAGGAAAACAAAATCCCATGCATATTTTTCACGTTGATGTTTAATTTTTTCCGAAACAGTGGATGCAGAGAATTCTTTGGATGCATTTTCAAATCCATCTGTTATAACTAAAAACAATACCCGATTAGGACGATCTTCTTCTGCCATTTTTACCAGTTTTTCTCCAACAATTGTCATTGTTTTTCCAATTGCATCCAATAATGCAGTTGATCCTCTTGGGGAAATGGAAATATTAATATCATCTTTAATGTCCTTGTCGGTGAATACTGTTTCGTATTGATCGTCAAATTGGTAAAATGATACTTTTGTTTCATCTCCGCTATTTTTTTCTTTTTCCAAAAAAGTTTTAATTCCTCCGGTAATATCATGGGCAATACTGTTCATTGACCCACTTCTGTCTAAAATTATGTTCAAGTCTGTATAATTCTTCATACTTTATAAGTTACATTATTTCTTTGTATTTGTCAAGATTTTTCCTCCGTTTCATTATCTTCCTTTTGAATTGGTTTTATCTTTTTTAAGAATTTAATAAAATCTTTTTTATTCAATTCCTTAATTTCTAATTTCTCCCAATCAATCATCATTTTATATTGGGAAAATAATTTACCCAACTGATCTAAAAACTTTTTTTCATGCTTGTCTAATTTAGCCATTCTTTTAATATACACTACAACATTTTCATGTCAAGAGGGTTGACAATTTTGCGGTATCATGTATCATAATTTATGAACACTCCTTACAAACTGAATCGTAATAGTTACGACAATATCTACTTTTCCAGTGATTTCCACTACAATCATCAAAAAGATTTTTTGTGGAAGCCGCGTGGTTTTTCTTCTTTTCAAGATCATGATATGTTTTTGGAAAATGAAGTTTCTAAACTAACGAAAAACGATTTGTTAATTTTTCTCGGAGATTTTAGCCTAAATTCTCCCCCTGAACAAAGTGCTGCATTGTTGCAAAAAATAAATGCCCGAATGTTTTACATTTTCGGCAACCATGAATCATATCACTCTCGTTTTTATAAAGATTCCCTTCGAAATTATTATAAGCAAACTTTTGATTATTCTATGCGAGATGCAGGACATGATCACGGGTCATTAGACGGAATAAACACTGTTTCTGATCATCCGTTCCAAACTTTCCCATTTTCAGTGGGAAAATATACTAATTCAGGGTTTCCGGGACTTCGGAAAAAATTGAAAGATGTTCAAGAAAATGATATCGTTTATTGGGGCGAAGAAGGTTATTTCAAAATTGGAAATACTTTTCTATTTTGCCGTCACATGGCTCCCCGAATTTGGGACAAAGTAAAGCATTCTAATTATGTGGCTATTTGTGGGCATTCTCATGGTCATTTATTTCCTGCAAATCCTGAATGTAAAAATCAAGGTAAAATCCTAGATGTTGGAGTCGATAATGCAATAAAGTATAATGGAACTGCATTCTTCAAAATAGAAGAAATTGAAACTATTATGCATAGTAAAACTATTGTTATTGAAGATCATCATGGATGCGAACATGTATAAATTTTTCGTCGGAATAGGAAGTCGAAGCACTCCTGAATCGTATATTCCTTTAATTGAAAAAATATCAGAGAAATTAATTTCTCGTAATTATATTCTTCGTTCCGGAGGAGCAAGTGGTGCAGACACTTTTTGGGAAAATGCATATGATAAGTTTGGTGGCAAAAAAGAAATATATCTTCCTTGGAAAAATTTTAACAATAATTCTTCGGAACTATATCATATAAGCAATGAAGCACTCGAAAGGGCAGAATACTATCATCCCAATTGGAGTTCTTTATCAGATGCTGCTAAAAAATTACATGCCAGAAATACATACCAAATATTAGGAGATGATTCGGGGCGTTATAATACAAATGGTCGATATTTTGGTTGGAGTTTTAGTGATATGGTTATCTGCTACACGGCAGACGGAAAAGATACTGGTGGAACAGGACAGGCGATAAGAATCGCTCGACAATATAACGTTCCTGTGTATAATCTCTACCATTACGGCGAAAATATCCTACAAATAATTGAACAATATGAATTATTTTCTTAAATCAGAAGGAAAATTAGAAATATCCAATGGTGCAGTTCGTTTAAAAGTATCAATGGATTTTATACGATATTACAAATCATTAATTGATAAAGAATATCGTATATTTTCTAATTTCCCCGCGCATGGAAGCCATATCACGCTATTTCATCCTAAAATTCATGGTGTTTTAGATTCGTTTAAAGTTAAATTTATTAAAAAGTTTTATATGGATAATAAAATACCTTTTGAATATAATCCATATATTATACAAGGAGGACATACTAAAAACTTCCGAAATTGGTATTTAAATGTAAAAAGTGTTCAATTAAACGAAATTGTTAATTACTTAGGTGCAAGTGTCGGTCACGGTTTGCATTTAACTATTTGCAATACAAAAGGAGGAGTTCGTCCTTATATTTGGCTTAAATAACTGTTTTAAACGTCTCATTACCGACATTATTGGAAAACACAAACCTATTACTGGTAAATGTTTTTCCAATAATGTCGGTTTTTATTTTGGTATATTGTTCTCCTTTGCCGGGAAGAAGATATCCAATAGTAGAGTGAGGATGATACCTTGGATAGCTATCCGTTGCATCAAAATTATTAGTTATAATATCGTTTAATTCCATTAATGATTTTGATTTTACATCAAATTTCAAAACATCGTATGCTTTATTCCTAAACAATGAAATATTAGTTAATGAAAAAGTAATTGGTTCAAATTTCAACTTTTTTTCAAAAAAACTGAAATTTTGATCATGTAATCCATACTTGACGGTAATATGCGGTTTTTGCTCTAACCCATGTCTCGGTGTTAAATCATAAACATCGCAGGGACATATTTTTTCTTGTATTTTCTGAAAGTCCGGAAGAAGAAACCCTAAGTCTAACATTAAACATGCATAAGGTCTTGGAGTTGTATTTTCAATAAACAATTGGTAAAATTCTGTAAATTTCATTTGTAAGTGTTTTTATTAACATCTAAGGAGTAATTAGGATGAAGCGCATTTTCTATTTCGCCCGCATTTCGTTTCATACGTAATGCAATACCATATCCTTTTTGTTTAGGGTCTGAATATTTCTTATATTCACGACTGTTAAGGTATTCTTTTGCAGCAGCTTTTAAATACACTCTTGCTACTCTGTGTTCACCCTTGAAGTATGCATCCATTGCCTTCTTAATGAGCTTTTTGGCCGTGACTGATCCTGCCAGATCACCTCGGAAAAACCCGTCCAGAATCGCCACCTTGAGCGATAATGGATATTCGTCAAATCCTAAAAACTGTTTCCGGACAGTTATTAATTTTTTCATCAAATCTTTTTTGAATATTTCTACTGCTCTAGCTTTAGATATTTCTACTTTAACCAGTTTTTTATTTTTTGTTAACACCTCATCTGGTTTAAATGTGCCGTCTTTAAGATCCGAAGGTATTATTAAATGACCTATTCCAATTGTATTATATCCTTTATTATCTGGATAACTTTTTGTATGAATTCCTATTCCTTGAATTTCATGCTTCATAATATACTGCATTGCAGTGTCTATGAAATTTTTATACCGACTATATTCATCAACTGATGACTTATTCACTAATGTCGTTGTGACTGGAGCAATTGGTTGCTGATTAAATGAGTTTTTAGTTTTGTATAAATTTTGCAATTTTGTTACAAAATCTGGATCTTTTAACTTTTGATCAACTTCTGTTTTAATTTCTTGAAATTTCTGTGGATTTTCTGCCAATTTCGCCACCTTCATTTCTACATCACTTGGAACACTCCATGTTATTCCTGCAATTGCCAGCATTCCGATTTTTCTTAAAAAATCCTTTACTCCTTCTTCTACAACAATATCTCGGTGTTCAACTACTAAATGGAACAGTTCATCAAATTTCATATAGATATTTATTCTATATTGTTATTTTATTTGGTTGAACTAAATGCATCTCTTTGGCGTTTTATAACATCTTCATTTGATTCAAATATATGAAGATTTGATGACTTGTAATATTCTATATCTTGTTTTTTCTTTTCTAATAATGTTTTTAAAAAATTCTGCATTTCTTTACCATTTTCCGTTTTCATGTCTAAGTTTAATATAATTTCATACAAAATAGTATTTAAATCATTATTATATTTTCCAAAAAAGATACTGCTATATTTTACATCTACTTCTCTCTCAGAAACAATTGATTTCTTTTCTGTTACAATATCAATTAATCTTCCTGAATCGTAGTCTCCTTCCCACTTAAATCGGTTCAAATTTATTTTATTATCAGTTAAACCCAACTCACTAAAAGAATATTTTTTAATAAGCATTTTCTGTAATAATGTTTCTGGAAACATAGAAACATCAAATGTAAAAGTTGTGAACTTTCTAGTAGAAAGATTAAATAATGCATATAAAAAGAAATTATTTTCGGACATAATAAAGGGAGGATTTTTAGTCCTCCCTTTATTATAACTCTTCTTTTTTACCTTTTCAAGTATTATTACAAATATTCATTAACTTCTGAAACTTTGAATACCAAATCATTATATTCAAACTTTTCAGCTTTATCAATATCGGCGAACCATGAATTTGTAACAATCATAAAGAACTTTTGAGAAGAGATTTTTTGTGCAAGAAGGTCAACAGTTTCTTCCACACCTTCCAAAGTTTTTTGGCAAAACTCTACAAAGGTTTCTTTACCCAAATTCTTCAATTGTTCATCATACTTTTTAAAGAGCGGCCAACAAATAACATCACCGGGATTTTGTTTACCGTTGGCTTTGTATTTCTTATAGCTTTCGCTTGCAGAAATCTTGCTTGCACCCTTTAATTGAGCAGTCAATTCTACGAATGGAATAAAGTCTGCATTCTCATCCTTCGCTTTGCCTTCGCTTTTTGGAGAATACCGCATAGCATAATCCAATCCCATTTCCTCCAACAATACAGCACCTTCGGGACCATACATGCTTACTCGCTTATCTTCTGCATGTTTTTGGGACGCATGCGCTTTGATATACATTCGAAGTACGCTTGCATGAGCTTTTTCAGAAATAAGAGTTTTATACAAATTGGAAAAACTCTTTATAGAAAGTTCTTTTTGATCTTCATCAAAAAGGTCAATAACATCATTTGGAACAAGATTAATTACTTTATCCGTATTTTCATTATGAAGAACAATATTTCCAAAGTTGAAATCGCCATTTGCTACAAATGCATAATTTCGATATGTAGTGCTTTCAATCGGAAGAACAATTGGTGTATGCGAACGGGTATTAAATTCTTCTACTCGTTTTTTCAAATCTTCGTCCAGAATAGATTTAATCTGTCCTTCACGAACTGTGAGAAAACTAATATTTGCCCGATTTTCATTGCCAATGATATTTATAATTCTTGCAGGAGCAACACTTGTTTCGAATTCTACCTTGCTAACATCCTCTCCTTTTCTGGAAATAGACTTGTATTGTGAATTATGTAGGTCAATGGTAACTTTACCAATATCCTTTTTAATATTCTTCAAGAATTCGGTAAGAGTCATTCCAGTATTTTGATCGGATTTTTCTACCGCAGAAAGACTAGTGGCTTTTTCCTTCAAGAAGTTTTCCGCTTGACCTTTTTGCAGAACAGTAAATGCCTTTTGAAGTTTCTTTGCAGAAAGATTATCTCCAGCTTTTCTAAGAACCAGAACACCAAGATTTGCTTTATTCTTTTGAGAAAGAATTTGTGCCAAAGAATAAACAAACACAGGATTATTCAATTGTTCTGATGGAAGTGCATTCAACTCATTATAATTTACTGCAAACAGTTCGCTCTCCTTTTTCGTTGCCAATGCAGAAACCGTATTATCCGCTTTAACTTCCAATGGAAGAATATCCGTTTCGGTTACTTGCCAAACCAAATCAAAAGATTGAGGAAGTTTAACAGAAACAAGGGTTTTCTTATTAGAAATAAGATCAGATGCGCTCTTTTTCATTTCGGTGAAATCAGAAATATGATTAAACACACCTCCAATATTTTCTGCCATTTCAAGCAATAATTTACGATCATAATAGCTGGAATAACCAACCATCATTTTATATGAAAATGAATTTTTCAATGAAGCACAAACTTGAATAATATCATTGTATGATCCTCCCGAATTATGGTATCCATCCGATAGCCACATCAAAACATTCTCCGTATTTCCTGTTAATTGTCTAACATCTTTAATTGTTTCTTCTACAGTTTGAAGAATTTGGAGAAAATTGGTCAATCCTCTTGCATAAATTTTCTCCTCGATCAATTTATCAATTCCTTTCAAATTTGATGCTCCTTTACAAATCCAAGAATAATCACCTGTGGAAGAGAAATACCCTAGAGTAAACGTGTCTCCCGGACTCATTAGGTCTTTTATAGAACTAATCGTTGCCTTCAAATCTCGGATGGAATAAGCCATTGACCCTGAGAGGTCGCAAATACACATATAATTCGTCGGAGAATTTTTGGAGTCATTATTTTTAGGAATTACTATTTTCATATTCGTGTATTATACTCAGACTACTCCTTAAGTCAAGAGCTTATTTTTGGCATTTTTTGCGTCTTCTTCTGAATCAAAATATCCAATCACTATCTGTTTTTTACCATTATAGTAATATGCTCTCCACCTGCCATTTTTCATACAGTTTATTCCTTTCTCAGAAGATGTTTGATTTAAACGCTGTTTCCAATGTTCGATCTGAACCGAAAAATTACTCAAATCATATTTGAAATTAGGAAAATTCAATGGTTTGTTCAATTTATAATAAATTATGAATTTATCAACTATATGTGCTGCTTCTTCTTCAGAAGATATAAAATCTATTCTCATTTTTTCAGGAATTTTTAATATATCCAATCTAACTCTCCACTTAGTCTTCTTTTTATTACAAGACACATAATTATATTTTGATGTATGGTGCGTTTTTATAAATTCATTATAGAAAGTTTCTAAATCTATTTTTATAAATTCTTCACGCCTGTCATCGAAATTGATCCGTGCATCATCACCGAACAAATATAAAACTAATTTATCATATGCTTCTGCTGCTAATAGCTCATTTTCGAATTTTCTAGATACAACTATTTTATTGACTCTTACTGATGTATGATACTCTCCACGTTGATCCACCCATACTCCCGTATATTTAGATGATTTTGTGTTCATAATTTTCTTATTTTTTCGCCCTTGGTTAATTTTTGATAACTTCCTCTTTGTGTCCTCATGGACAGTTATTTTGCCACATAATTCGTATTTTAAATTATATCCATTCGGACTTATACTATTGAACATATTTATGTAATCATACTCTGCCTTATTAATATATTCTCGACTTTCATTACCTTCAATAATTTCAAACGTAAAATTATCTTCTCCATATTTCTGAATAGCTCTAGAAATATAAGATACACACCACTTACTTTTAAAATTTTTATGTTGATTAAATCTTTTTTCTGGATTATTTGTCTGACCAATATAAATCTTACCGTTAATTTTATTTGTTATCCTATATACAAAATACATACTTCCTATTACTTAGTCGGAAGTATGTATTTTATGCAACTACTATTCTGCCACTACCAAAGAATATCTTTGATATTTTACCGGACATACCCAATGAACTGAATCATAAGGAAAATCTATATATTGACCTGCTTTATCAAAAACTTTAACCAAATTATGATTTTGGTCTTCACAAACCAAACCATCAACTTCCGAATCAGTTAATGTAATCAAATGGATTTTTCTCACAATATATGCATCCCGATGAGGCGAAATATAATCTCCCGGATCATATCTTTGAATTTGAATAAATGAATAGCAATCTTTTAATTCCTGTGGAAAATCAGAATTCTCAAAAATACAATTTTTCAAATCTTCACTCATTTGGTTATCTTTCAAAGTTTTAAACTTTGAAAAAATTCCCGGAATTAAACTTTCATGTTTATCTTCGTTTTCTCGGGGCTGAAATAAATGATCATGCAGTTTTATATAGATCATTATATCATCTACATTTCTAATAAAATTTGGAATAAGTGTTATCATAATGCGAGTTGAACCTGTTTATTGTTTGATGTATTATGAACATGTAATAAATCATAGTTATAATTATCGGCTTTATCTTCGGCATATAAAACTGCTTTATCATCCGAAATTGAGGAAATTCCTTCTGTAAATAGGAAATAATTTAATTCTCCGTACTGATCTACAAATTTTTCCCGACTTTTAAAAACAGCTAAATATTGCATAACTTCATTATACTATTGTTCTAATCTATGTAAACTTATTTTTAGATATTTTATAAACAAAATTCCGTTTGCCTGTACCATAATAATTATCTAATTCATCTGGTGAATTTAAAATTATTTCCGTTCCTTTATCAGTATCCACTACAGTCAATTTTATATCTGAATCTTTTGCTAATCTTTTGTATAAATGGAATCCTTCTTTTGTATGAAAAGTAGAAGATAATATATAAGAAAAATTCAATAATAAATAATTTTTAAAAACATCTGACATGTGAAATTCATAAGGCACACCTTTAATTGTTTCATATATTTGTATTCCGCCATCTTTTAAAAGATAAAAATCTACATTTCCTCTCGGAACGTCATTTGTTATAAAGAAAAGCCTTTTCAATTTTTCTTTATCATATAAAAATACATCTATTTCTGTCCCATACATTGTTTTGAACGGAACTATTTGTTTAGAATCATGTTTATATTCTTGCCATTTATTTTGAACAGTAGTTATAGGATTAACATAAGAATCCCAAGGCTCACTCATTTCTCCTAAAAGCATTTTATAAAGATCCGAGAATTCCATATTAATCAAAGAAGAAATGTAAAAATTGGGTAACTCCTTGTTCTTTTACTACTAATGCACTTTGACGAGGACGAGATTTATATCCGGAATTATCTGCATAACGGCATCCTCCAACTAATGTAGAAAACATATAATGCTCCACATTAGTTAACTCAGAACTTTCCATGTGATGCTGATCTGCACTAATATAGTATAATCTTTTTGCATTTTGCATTTGTTCTGGTTTTGTCATAAACAAATTGTTTATATAGTTTTCTCGACCAGAACCGGGTGCAGGCAAACGACTTTTTGTAACTGCTGAATAACCGTGGTCCAAAAGGAACAAGTTTTGACCAACATTAAAAGTTAAAAATCTTTTATTCGTAATTTCAAAAGTTATGCGATGATCATTTTGGAAAATTAACGAAAGCATTTTCAATAAGAAATAATCTCCAAAACTAGAATGATTTCCGGGAACTGCCAAAACTCTTACGTTATTATGAACTGTTAATAAGTTCTGAATAAATTTCAAAGACGAATTTAATGCAGTTTCTAATTGTGCTTCTTGAATTGGATGCGCTTCTAATTTTGTTCCTTTATCAGTTAAACCATCCAATCCGTGAATTAAATCTCCAAGAAATGCCAATGTAATTCTTTTGTATGAATTTTCTTTTATATGAGAAACCAGTTGATTTGAATAATCTTCGACCGTTTTTTCAGTTGCGCTAATATTCCATTCTTTTTGCGCATATAAATAGCGTTCATCTGCAATTAATCCATAATGCCAATCCGAGCAACCAACAATTAATTCCTGATCAGATTCTTTTTGATCTTTACTAAGAGTAGGAACAAAATATTTTGGAGGTGTCCAATTTTGGAGAAAACTGTCTATTACATTCTTATAATTATGTTCAAATAATTCCCATTTTTCGGCATTTTCTTTAATTTTATTAAATTCTACCTTTTCAAGTTTTTCTACAATTTTCGTCTTTTTAAATTCCAAAGTTTCAGAAACAACTTCTTCTGCGGGTTTGGAACTTATATATTCGTCTGTAAAAGAAAGAGAGTCATGTGTTATGTGCATGACTCTCAAAATGTGCTGAATTACTTTGGATGATATTCCTAGTTTATTTCCTATTTCTGTGGAAGTTAAATTTCCGGAGAACTTTGAATATAATTTTATTATTTGATTAATGCAACTATTTGTAAAAACCAAATCAGAACCAAACTTCTTAGCTGTGAAAAATGTGTATTCATCTTTTGCTAAATCATACTCATAATGTTTATTCTTTTTGGTTAATGTCATGACTATATTTAATCTACACTACCACTAGAATCCAGTCAATCAAAAAGTTCCCGGACCAGTTGAATCAACTTCACTTCCTAGCAAGCCGCGTGTATCTCGACCAAATTCTTGCTTCATTAATCGAAATACTTCTTTTATATTTTTCTCATTTATATCTGAAATATTAAGATTAAAATTGCTACTTCCTCGTAGCAGACTATTCAATATAATTCTCGTCCAATAAACTCTTTTACCATTGTCTAGTTTTTGTTCTTCAGGCAAATCTGAATTCATACTTTTAATTTTCTCAATAATACTTTGCCCTTTAAATTCTGGTTGTTCCGTCCATTTTGAACTAACTCCTTCATAACGATCCATTGCCCATTCTACAAATCCTAAAATAGGAAGTATTTTTTTAGTTTTTTCAAAATAATCAGGAATTTTTTCAAAAGGAATTAACTGATCTCCGACTTTCATTTTCAAGTTATGAACATCTTTACTGGAAGTATTAAAGTAAATTGCGCGAACTGCAAGTTTAGCAAGTTCTAATTCTTCTGGAGGAACGATTTCAGCAGGGGCTAATTCTTCTGGGGGCATTTCACCTTCTGGAGGAACACCCTCGTCTGGAGGCGATTCTTGTGTGTTAGCTGGCGCTTCCTGATTTTGTAATTGACCTTCTTCTGGATTTTCTGCTTCCAGAAATAATTTAGAAATATATAAATCAAAATTAGACATTAATTGGTCCTCCTAAGTTTGCTTGTTGGTTTGTTCTATTCTGGAAATATTTTTGAAGAGCAGGAGTTTTCTGAATTTTCATCATTAAATCATTTCGCTCTTGTGGTGGAGTTTTTGGATCTAACATCATGTTATCATAGTGTGCTGCTACGGCATTTTGGAATTCCGGCATTTTCATTTCACGATCCCAATCTGTAGATTGATTTTTGAAATATGCACCAACATCAAGTGCAGAATTGTTTTTGTTAGCAGAATTAGATTGTGAGGATGTTGTTGAACGATTCACGGTTGTTGAAGATGAATTATTATTCTGGGTAACTGCTGGACCTCTATTGGTCAAACCTCCTTGTCCCATAGTGCCTAAACCTTCTTCCATTATTTTTTTAACATACGAATCAAACTGTGTCATAAAGTTATTTATATTAAATGAATTGCGCTTTCTTAAAATTTAGACTATATTATTTTTCATTTCCCAAAATAATTTAAATTTAGGTTTTTTTAAAAAAGTTTTCCAATTCGAACTCTCTTCTAACGAACTTTGTTTTATTATTTCTTTTATTTTTTCTGAATCTATTATTTTTTCAATCTCTTTTTGATTTTCTAATTTTTTATATTCGTTATATATATCTTTCAAATCAGGAGACACTAATAATTCTTGTAAATCATGTTGGTCTAATCCTTTATGACTGTAAAATACATTAATATATGATTTTTCTATGTCATCTTTTGCATGAGGAATTACTACAAAAAATATGTCGGCAGATTTAATCGCTAATTTTTTAATATAATCTTCGTTTATATTTCTGGAATAAAAATTTTTATCATCATCTTTATAAACTAATAATGATGATAATTTCGAACTATCTGGTTCAGCACTTTTCAAATTAAATAAAAAATCCAATTTATCGGTTGCTAAACTTTTTGTTAATTTTGGTAAAGATTCATAAATTCTGTCAAATATATAATCATTTATTTTCAATTTTATATTTCTTAATTTTTCTAATTTACCTCTTACATTTTCATATGACATATCAAATTCATATTTTCCCAATTCTATTCCATGCCAACTATAAATCCCATTTATGATATTCATTTCTTCAATCATTTGAGATGCTGAAATTTCATTATCATTAATAAATGGGACTTCAAACAAATCGAATAAATTTTCTGTAATTTTCAGAGGCAAAATATGCTGATTTTTTATTTTATAATTTGTTGTTAAATTTCCTGTTAAAACATTGATTACTTTTTGAGAAATTGCTGCACATTTATCATAAAACCTAGAAAAATTAAAATTCTCTGCTTCCTCCTCATCTAATAAATTTTCATAATATAACGGAAAATTTGCTACTACATTAAAATGATAATTTCCCCTAAAATCGTTTAAACTGATGCGTATTCTTTCATCATATTTTTTGATATTTTGAAATTTTTCTTGTATTTTTGCCATATATTCCTCATTTTTGTTATTTTGGACTAAAAAATCATTTATAACTTTTGGAAATTTAATTTTTACTTCAATATCTGTTCTTCCCATTGTTATATCTAAAAATTCATCATTTGAAGATAAGTCATACTCTTCATCTGTTAATCTGCTCCATACTTCATTTAAAATATCATCATTTATATTTTCTCTAATATCATCTAAAAGTTGTTCCAATCTGTCATCATCTTCTTCTGGTCCAAATTCACTTCTCAATTCATCATAATCACTTTTTTTTGTTACGTACTGTATATTTTTTCCCCAAATCTTTTTGATATTTTCTTTAACATCATGTCCGCTATCTTCATAATTACCTCCTCTTAAAGTTAATCCATTATCCCAATTAAAATCTGAAACATCTTGTTTTTTTGCCCAAGTAGTTACTTGTTGTATGAATAAACTATTATACCTCTTATTATAAGGAGCATAGACTTTTAAATTAGGAACTGCTAATTCATTTCCTGCTGAATCATTTACCAATCTTATTCTAATTCTTGCTTGTGGATTAATTCCTTTTAGATTTCTATCATTATCTTTAAAAATTTCTTGTTTTTGTAAATTCTCATCTTTATGCAATTCATAAGTTTGATATTCTTCTTCTGAAACTAAATATGCAATTGCTCCTAAATTTCTTGAATCAGATAATGCACAATAAAAATAGTTATTTCCTGGAGTATGACAACTTTTCCAATCAAAATCACTCATTCTAGCCACATCAATCGGAGAACGAGAATAAATCACATAATCCGCAGTTGGATTTGCTTGTTCATATTGTTTTTGTAGATTTGTAGTTTTTAATAAATCATCAAGTGCTTTTATATTAATTTCCAATTTACGTTTTTGTTCTTCGTTTTCTATTGAAGAAAGTGTTTTTGTTAATGTTTCTTTTCTTTTAGTTAAAATTTTTCCCAAACGATTTGGATTTTTCTTTTCAATATCAGAAATTTTATATCCTGCCCATTTCTCAAAATCTATTTCGTATTGATCTCCTAATAAATCTTTTAATAATTTTTGATAACTTGATTTGCCGTATAAAGGTTCAATAGTTCTTAGTTTATTTCCAAAAATTGCATCAAATGGGACTTTATTACTAGTTTTCATATAATCAAGATAATATGATGCTATTTCAGAAAATAAATTACTAGATTGTTTTTTCATAAAAATACTTATCGAAAGTTGTTGACAACAGATTGCTCATACACTAAAGTATCTTTAGCAGATTTTACATACAAAAACGCCACATGGTCTTAGGGGGCATGTGGGGCAGGACGTAACTTCTTATTCGGTTTATTCGTTCCGAACACTGCGAAAGAAGTTATAAGGTTTATACTCGACTCTATACGTACTAAAGAAATTTAGAATTGGTAAAGAGATGTAGTCCAAACTTCCTCAGATAACAAACTACTCAATAACTAATAAAAATAGCTTATGGGGTAGGGGGTTATTTGACAGGAACAAAGGATTACCTCTCTCTACCGTATGAAAGACCTTCAAGATGGTTATCTAATAATTTATATAATTTATTATATTATATAATAAGACCCTAACAAAATCAAGTTCAGGGAAAAAATTTTGAATATTCAGGCAAAAAAAATTTCAGATAAACTTTTTTCACTTGATTTTTCAATTAAATGTGATACAGTGTATCTATGTTTACAGTTTTTACAGATGGTAGTTGCGATTACAACAAAAAAGGATCGAATAATAATGGATCTTTTGCATTTGTAATTATTAATGAAAATGGAGTCAAAATATTTGAAAAAGTAGAAACTAGCAAAAATACTACGAACAATAGAATGGAATTATCTGCAATAATATCTGCATTAAAATATTTAAAAGATAAAAACGAGGAAATAACTATTTGCACAGACAGTGAATACGTTTCTAATCCAATTAACAAAGGTTGGTTGGAAAAATGGAAAAAGATTAATTTCAAGAAAAAGCATTCAGAAATACTCAATTCTGATTTATGGAAAGAATTAGACTCTTTGTTAAAGCCGAATGTTAAAATAAAATGGATTAAAGGTCATTCAAAAGAAAATGTTTGGAATGAATATGTTGATAAAATGTGCTCAAATGCATATTCTAAAAACTATACAATTAAAAAATCTTGAAAAGGAGACTTATAAAAGATAGATAAATTTATGATTCTTCTTTTAGGTAAAAATGGATATGTTAGTTCTCGTTTTCAAGATTTTTTTAAATATAAAAAAGTAGATTACTCAGTAGAGAGTTTAAGAGAATATACCTCGCAATCTTATGTGAGTAGTCTCTTAAAAAAACATAATCCAAGTTTTGTAATTAATTGTATTGGATACACAGGAAACCCAAATGTAGATAGTTGTGAGGACAACAAGGAAAAATGCTTGTATGCAAATGTAACATTGGCAGAAATTATTGCAGATTCTTGTAAAGAAAGAAATGTTCCATTGGGCTTTGTTTCCAGTGGCTGTATATACAACGATTATACAGAAACTAATGAATACATCTTTTCTGAAAAAGACTTTCCTAACTTTTCTTTTCCGACCCGAACATGTAGTTGGTATAGTGGAACAAAAGCATTAGGAGAAAATATTGTTAGAAAAAGCTGGGAAAAAAGCTATATTTGGAGATTACGAATGCCTTTTAATCACCTTCCCGGTAATAAAAATTATATTTCTAAATTATTTGATTACTCTAAAGTATGGAGTTGCGATAATTCATTAACAAACATTGATGAATTTGTTCAAATTTGCTATTATTCTTTAATAAAAGAAATCTCGTATGGAACTTATAATTTGGTTAATCCAAATGGAATTTCAGCAAAAGATATATTAGAAATAGCAAAAGAATATAATCTAAAAAAAGAGAAATATGAATATTTTTCAAATCTGGAAGAATTTTCCAGAGTTATAAAAGCACCAAGAAGTAATTGCATTTTAGATTCTTCTAAAATTTCAGAACAAGGTTTATCATTTTTGCCAGTTGAAAATTCATTGCATAAAAGTTTTCAATTTTGGAATAAAAAAGAAGAAAATCCTTTCTGGTGAAAAGATTGTTGACAAATTTATTCAAAAAGTGTACTATAAGAGATGTCAAAAATTGTCTTAAACAATGATCAAAGTAGTGCATTTCAAGCACTACAAAATTTTCTTGATGATCCAAATCAGCATTTGTTTTTGCTGGAAGGTGCAGCAGGAACTGGTAAAACTACTACACTAGGACAATTCGTAGAATGGGCAAGCAATAATTCTAAAAATGCTCATAGCATTTGTATGGCAAGTCCAACACACAAAGCACTAAAAGTAATGAAGGAAATGTGTCCGGACACTGTTAAAAGTTCCATAACATTTTCTACAGTGCATTCAATGTTAGGCTTAAAGCATGAAATTACCAAAGACGGTAAAGAAATTTTTGTTCGTGACAAAAACATTATGACTAAATTTCCATTTTATGATTTGGTTATTGTGGATGAAAGCAGCATGATTGATAATCAATTGTTTTATGAAATGGAAGAACAGAATTATCGCAAGAAAAAAGTTTTATTCATAGGCGACAGTAATCAAATTAATCCAATTAATCACTCAATTTCAATTCCAATGAGTGAAGAAAAAAGGAAACAATATAATATTGGTCATTTTCGATTGAATACAATTGTTCGTCAAGCAGAAAATAATCCAATTATTAAGTATTCCCAAACAGTTATTAATCGGGAATTTCAATTTTCTCCGGGAACAAAAGAAATGGTGGACGAATCTGGAGTTGTAATGATGAGTGACACACAGCAAAATGTGTTTCTTCAATTATTGGATTACTACTTTAAGAGTGAAGATTTTGATAAAGATGCAAATTATTGCAAAATCATTGCATGGAGAAATGTAACAGTTGATTATTATAATAAATTGGTTCGTAAAATAAAATATGGACCAAAAGCAATGAAAATTGTATTGGATGAAAAACTAATTGTAGATCGACCAATTAAAAGTGATGATGGAACATTTGCAATGTTTAATACAAATGATGATTTGGTTGTAGAATCATTGGATATAAAATCCAAAAAAATGTATGATAAAGATTGGACTTATTATAGTTGTGTAGTGAGTGGAAGTGACTCAACAGAAAATATCAGCATTCTTCATGAAAGCGAAGAAATCGCTTTTCAGAAAAAACTAAAAGAATTTAGCAGTGCAGCAAAAGAAGAAAAAGATAATCCCAAAAGATTAAAACTCTGGAGAGAATATTTTAAATTAGTTGAAAGTTTTGCTAATGTAAAGTATAATTATGCAGTAACTGCACACAATAGTCAAGGCAGCACTTATGATAATTGCTTTGTGTTATCAACGGACATTGAATATAATAAAAAATCGGACGAAAAAAATCGAATTTTGTACACTGCAATGACTCGTCCACGAAAAATGCTTTATATTTTGTAAGGAATCATTGACAAAAGAAGAAAAGAATATAGATAATAGTATGGAAACCTTTTATATAGGATTTTTTAAATACATTGATTCTAACCTTTGGCAAAAAACCAATTTATACAAAACTGAAAAAGAGTTAAAAGATTATATGGAATACCTTCCTTATATAGACTCTTCCACTATAAGAATTAAAACTATTGAATTGCCAGCAAAACCTAAAATTATAGAAAAATATGAGTAACGTAAACTTTGACAAAGAACAATATAAAAAGAAATTATTGTTGGAACTAGGAATTCCGTTAGACACTCCTGATACTGAATTAGTTAATTACAAAATGTCAGTTGGCAGTTTTTTCGGAAACAATGAGGAGCAAAGCAATGTGCTAGAATATATAACTTCAGAAATAAAAGCCGCAGAAGAATATTACTCTTCCTTTACAGAAGCAATGAAGATTGATAATTTTCAAGAGTTCAAGCCAATTGATATAAATGCTGTAATGAAAAGGTTGGATGATAAACTTGAAGAATATGACCAAATTGCAGTGGATTTAGGTTGGAAAGATCCTAGTTTACCGTTGTTGGAAATGCCGAAAATTGAAGATTTGAAATTTATATATTTGTGTGTGGAATTTAATGAAACACCATACGTTATTGCATTTCCAGTTGATAACGAACTAAGAACTGCGGATCAAATAAAGCATATAACCCATACAACATATTATATTGGAAAGAAAAATCCTGATTCTTTGAAATCAACAGATACAGTGATTTCATATTATCAATTCGTGAATTTGATAGAAAAAGAAATTGCAAAACAAGCTAATGCAATTAGAACTAAAATTGGTGAAAATGTAGTTACAAATTTCCAAAGTTTGGAAGATTTATCAAATCCATTAGAATCATGATTAAAAGTTTTCAATTCCTAAACAATTTTCCAACTGTTTATCCTCATTTAAAGGATCGTAAATTTGAATTTAATGATAAGTTCAATGTTCTTTTTGGTAATGTAGGTAGCTGTAAATCTACTGCATTAAAAACAATGGCTGCATATTGTGGCATATCAACTGGAGGATGGAGCACTATTTCCGAACCAGCAAAACTAGCATACAACAATATCTCTCATTTTCCATTTTGTTATCGCAATTTTGCTCCAAATCAAATTGATGCAAATGTTGAATGGGATGGAGTTCCGACGTTTTATAATGACAGTGAGGCACTAGGTAAAAACGACAATACATGGTTCTTTAAGAATTCATCACAAAGCGCAGATGGTATTACTACAGAAGCAGAACAAATGGATATTATGGCTAGTAAGCCGAGTTCTGGTCAATATCGCATTCATAAAATTAATAAGATTATGAAGGTTATACAAAATCCGCCAGATTTGAGTATAATTCCTAATTATATTGTTGCAAAAGAATTGGCAAAATTAGAAGTACAATATATTAGTTCATTGTCCAGAGATGGTAAAATCTCTTTACTATTAGATGAACCTGAAAAAGGGTTGTCTATTCCAAAACAAATTGAATTGTTTGATGTTTTGGTACAATTAAGTGAACATTTTCAATTAATTGTTGCAACACATTCTTCTTTTATTTTAGATTATAAAAAAGCAAATCTTATAGATTATACACCCGGCTATGCCAAGGAATGTAGAAATCTGATTAAAAATCTTCAAAAAAGGAAATGACTTCTGTAGATGCTTTTTTTAGCAAATGCATGAGGGAATTGATGAAATATGGAGTTACAATTCAATTCGTTAGCGAAGAAATATCAAATATAAATTATAGTTTTTTCGAAGTTGATCATCGGGGTGAAAATCCTCGGTTATCTATGGTTTATTCAGAAGAAAACTTTTTAGATAATTTTCCATTATTTTTACATGAATATTGTCATTTTCTTCAATGGAAAAACGGTGAACATTTTGATAGCACTAGTTCTCTAACCAAGTTTGGTGAATGGATAGCATATAAATCCGAAAAATTCTCTATTAAAGATATTAGAAATATTCAACAAATGGAATTGGATTGTGATAAAAAAGTAATTCGTTTAGTTAAAAAATACCAATTACCAATTGATATTTCAATTTATAAAAAAATGACTAATTCTTATGTACTGTCATATAATTACATTTTTGAAAAAAGAATTTTCTTCCATTCAGGATTTGATCATCCAGAAGTAATGAATTGTGTTCCTGATAGATTTTTATCAATGAATGAAATAATTAAAGGAAATCAGAAGCACAAAGAATTATTTTTGAAACATAGTAAATAAAATATTCAACACAATTTCTTACTAAGAGAGGAAAATAAATCTTTCAAATTATTCTCTTTCAAGAAACTTTTTAATTCTTTTGGATTAGCAGGTTTTTTCTGCTGTAAAAGCATTAACTCATCAACCACACTTCCGTCAAGTTCACTTATGAACGATGTTTCCGGAAGTGTGGTTTTTTGTTTTAAGAAAATTATTTTATTAGTCATCTTTTTCATTTTGTTTAATATCTTTTCTATAAAATTCTGAACATCAATTTTCGAATAATAATTGAATAATTCATGAGAATCAGATAAATTTTTATCGTAATAGAAAATATGAGATTCTGATGAAGTTTTTATTTTTTCTGTAAAGTTTTTAACAAACAAGAAAAAGAAAATCTTTTTTGTATTCTTATCAAACTTTTCCAATAATTTATATTCATATAATGAATTTATTATTTCGGTTTCAATAGAATATAAAAAGAAGTCGATTGATTCAAACGAATGAAGCATACAACATTATACTCTGTTACGGTAATCCTTTCCACAAAAAACTAGATTTAAGAAATTTCTTTAAATATAGAGTTTGTTATATTTTTATATTTTTCTTTTAATGCTTCTGGACATTTTCCTATTCTTACATGAATTATTCCATTATGATACTCATTATTCAATAATACGGCATGTCTTAATTGCTCCAAAGTTTCCATATAAGCCATAGTCCATTTAGATTCACACAAGTGCAAAATAGTTCTTTTGAAATTTTCTGGTCCATGCAGGGCAAGTTCATTTTGTAAATCCTTAGATGAACCGTAATATTTTTTCCAATCCGATTCCTTTTTCACTTTTCTATTTCTAGTTTTTCCCTTTAATGGTTTAAGTGTTAAGTTGGACCAGAATTGCTTCTTCCCCAAATAGTATCTTTTCTCTCCGGGAAGTGCATTAGTTCGTTCGATACAATAAACAAAACCGAAATGTTCGTCTATATTTTCAGGTACGTTTTCCCAATCCATAAAGGCTATTTACCCCTCATATAAGAGAAGTCAAAATTCGTCAATTTCATCATATTCTGTTATTTCCAAAACATGGTATTCAGATTCGTCTATATTTGGAAAATCATCGAACTGTGAAGCAGTTGGATCTACAATAATGCCTTCAACTTCTAACCAAGTATGCCCATCGTCTTTATAAAATCCATGATGAATTTCTATATCCTCTACTCCATTTTCTTTTAATTGTTTTGCTAAAAAACTGCTCGCATCTTGGCAACCCATTTCACAACATGGCATTGTTCCCGGCTTTACATATTTTGAGATAACATTTTGTGCAGTATTTGATAAAGTTTCTAATGGATAAGAAAACCAAAAATTATTAATCACTCTGGTACTTTTCGGTTTGGATGCTTCGCTATAAATTTTCCGTTTTTTGCTTTTAATTTTACGTTTATTTTTGATTTTTCCTTTTCTTGAAATAGTTCCTAAAATTGCAGGAGTTCTGGCATCACTGGTGTCATAAGGTCCATCATTTCCCAAAACACTTGCATCTGTCATTTCTTCTATCTTTTCGCTATAATAATCATTTTCTGTTTCGTCATAATCATATATTTCTACAATAGAGTCATCAAAAATTACAAAATTATAAGAAACTTTTTCGTCTTTTGGTTTGTTTCGATCTAATTGAGTAATATACTTCAAGCCCTTTATTCCAGCATTCCAAAATAACTCAGACGCTTTTTTTGCACTACTATGATCATTTTGTACAAATTCGTATATATTCTTTCCAGTTGCTTTTTGAAATTCGATTAAATCGCTTTCATCAAAGGCAGTAATGGTTTTATCTGGAAAACCTTTTGAATCAACTACCTGTCCTTTAGTTCCATCACCATAAGTTTTCCATTTATATGATCTTATATGTTCTACTAGACGTTTTAACTTATCTTTTACATATGCCGACTGCTCTTCAAATGAGAGGTCATAGTTTAACAATTCATCTTCTTTTGCATCTATATCTACAGTGTAATTATAGATTTTTTCATGCCCTCGGAATTTGAAAGAATTTGTATAGTGTTCTGCCACTTTTGGATTGTCAGTAAAGTATAATCCATAGCCATATCTTTGATTCCCTTCTCCAGTTCCAATATATTTTAAACTAAATTTATCAGAAATGAAATTCGGACTAGAGTGAAAAACTCTTTCCAATAAGTTGTCAAAAAAGTTGTCAAAATTTTCTGTCATTTTATACTATTTACTTGAAAATATACTTTAAAGGATGTATCTTAAAATGATGCAAAAAGATCCTAATGTTTTATTAGAAGAGTATTCCAAAGAAATAGAAATGGATACTTCTATTGATGTAACAAATATTTTAGAAAAACAATTTTCCAGCCCGAATACAAAGCATAAATGGCTTTTTAGATTAACAAAGGCAAAAAGAGAATTGTTAAATTTAATAAATGAGAAAGATAATTTTTTAAATAACGTAATGAATAGAGATAATCCTTTGAAATTGTCAAAAGCTGTTATTTCTAATAAATTAGATAGTCATGAAGAATATAAAGCGTTACAAAGAAAGATAAAAGATCAAGAAATTTTAGTAGAATATTTAGACAGTAATGTGAATAAAGTGTTTAGTCAAATGAGTTTTGATTTTAAAAATCTTATTGAGTTAATGAAAATGGAACAATTATAAGTGGTTGAGAAAATTAAAATAGATTTTCAGAAAAAAGGAGGAGTTTTAACATGCTCCAAAGATATTCTGAAATTAGTAAGAGAAAAGTTTTCTGTAAAGAATCCTAGTTTTCATAGTCGTCGTTTTGCACCTCGTTTGTATGCAATAACACCGTCAGGAGCATTTCAAGTAGGATTATGGAATGAGATTGAAAACTATATTCGTAGTTTAAATATACCAATTAGCATAGAGTTAACAGATGAATTTAAAAAACAATTTCTTCCAAAAACAGGAATAGAAGAAATATCTAAAATCGACTCTTTCAACTATTATGATTATCAGGAAGATGCTATAAAACAATTTGTAGAAAATGGAAGAGGAATTTCTCTGATTGCCACAGGTGGCGGAAAGGCTCTGTGTATAGCAGGATTAACTAAAACATTTTTAGATCATTATCCGAACTATAAAATATTAATAATAGTTCCCAATGTTAGTTTGCTTAATCAGTTATATTATTCATTTATTGATGAATTTAGTATTAATGATGTTACTCGCTGGGGAGACGGCAAAACTCCTGATTTATCCCAAAACATAATTATAGCTAATAATCAAATATTAATCGCAGATATAGATTATACATTATCGGTTGTAAAGGATTTTGATGTAATTATTGTTGATGAAGTTCATACAATTAATGAAAAGAAAAATAAAATTAGTAAAGTAATTCATAATATTAAAACACCGTTTAAATTTGGATTAACTGGAACATTGCCGGATTCTATGATGGGTGCATGGAATGTTATTGGAAAAATAGGTCCGATAGTTTATGAAAAAAATTCATTTGAGCTTCGCAAGCAACAAACTATAACAGATGTTGAAATCAAAGTAGTAGTTTGTCAACACATTAAAAAACCAGTTCCTACCACAGTTTTTACGGAACCAACTGATGCATACATGTTTGAATATGATTATGTAATGAATTATGCACCTCGCAACAATGTTATTGCAAAAATTGCTAAAAAGTTAAATGGAAACACTCTTATTGTTGTAGATAGACTTCAATACATTAGTTCAATACATGATTGTTTGAAAAATTGTGGAAAAAAGATTTACATTATTACAGGAAATACTCCAACGGACGAAAGAACCGTTATTCAGAATACAATGGATGCAGAAGACAACATAATTTGTATTGCAATGAGTAAATGCTTTTCCACTGGTATTTCTATTAAGAATTTACATTATGCTATTTTTGCATATATGGGAAAAGGAGGAGTAAAAACCGTTCAAACAATTGGTAGAACTGTTCGAAAACATTCATCCAAAGAAAAAGCTGTTATTTTTGATATTTCAGATGACTTAAATTATTCAGTTCGTCATTTAAAAGAACGTTTGAAAATTTATAAAGATCAAAAGATAACATACACTCTTACAAAAATAAAAATTTAATATGTGGAACTCACCAGAAACCTTTGATGAAGATTTAGATGAAATTGAAGAACCTGAAATTGTTCTTGAAAAACCTCGTAAAAGAACTCGCCGCACAAAAGACGAGAGTAGAGAAACGGTTGAATATGTTACAAAGGATGAAATGTGGAATGAATTATATAATTACTATAAATCTTTAGGTGATGATTATGATTGGGAAACTCAAAAGCCTCATCGAAAAGATACCTTTCCGCCTATTTCAAAACGATTAACTGTTATTATCAACGATATTAGTACCAAAATGGGATATCGGGCAAATTTCTGTAATTATTCATGGATTGACGAAATGATGGGAGATGCACGATTAAAAATGGTTAAAGCAATTCGAGATTGTTCATTTAAGTGCTATACAATTGCGGAAATTATTGACACAGTAATTGATAGTGACGATCAGACAATTATATATTATATTGATAAAAAAGGGAAAACTCAAGACAAAGCTCAAGAAGAATCTGATGAGTTTTTCACAGAAAATAATAAGAACTTTATCAAATTCAAAGCAAATCCATTTGGATATTTTTCAAGAATAACTAGCCATTCATTTTTAAATAGAATGAAAAAAGAAAATTCTTTAGAAGAAACCAAGAGAGCATTTCAGACTAAAACATGGGATGAATTATATGCAAATGAGAATTTTAGAAATGTTCGCAGACCGAAATATATTGATTCGGACGAAAATGATGGTATGTTTGAAGAATGAAAAATTCCAAAATTTTAGTTATCGGGGATTTACATATAGGAAACAATCGAAACAATCCTGATTTTTTTAAAATTGTGTTGGAATACGGAGATTGGATAAATCAGATTTGTAAATCAAAGAATATACAGAATATAGTTCAATTAGGTGATGTTTTTCATTTCCGAGAAATGGTACATAATCCATCAATTAATTGTGCTCATCAATTTTTCGAAAAACTTCAAAATTATAATATACATATAATTACTGGAAATCATGATTCTTTTTACAATGATAGTAGCGAGGTACATTCACTGAAATTATTGAGTAATTGGCCAAATATAACAGTTCACGAAAAAGTAACAGTTTTAGATAACATTTGTTTTTGTGGATGGGGAGCTAAAATAGACCATATACCATATTCTGATATATTATTTGGTCATTTTGATATAAAAGGATTTCAAGTTAGTTCTGCCAAAGTATCGGAGCATGGGTTTTCTGCATCAGACCTTATGCAAAAGTGTAAAATATTAATGAGCGGTCATTATCATAAACCTCAAATCAGATTTTATGATAAAAAACCATTAATCTATTCAGGTAGTGCATTCCAATTAAATTGGGGAGAATCTGGAGAGAAAAAATATGTGTATATTCTGGACTCAGAAACTCTTCAGTATGAAATGATCGAAAATGAAATTAGTCCTCGGTTCGAATATATTCGAAATGAAAAAGATTATGAAAAGGCAAATAATAATTTTGTTTCTGTTGAAATTAGTGATCCCGCTGAATTTAATAAAATAGTAACAAAGTTGAAAAAATTAAATGCAAAAGATGTACGAACCACTATAAAACCAGTTAAACAAATTTCTGATAGTGTTGCAATGACAGAGTTTAAAGGAGTTAACTTTGATGATGCCGCAGATGAATATACTAGTTTATTAGAAGTTAGTTTGGATGAAAAGGAATATCTAGCAAACCGTTTTAAACAATTGTATAAAACTTGTACTAGATAATTGAAAAAAGATTAAAACAAATATAAATTAAACAAATGTCAAATTTAAATCGTTATAAAGAGAAAACCGCAGTTGCATTAATTTCTTGCAATCGAGAAGATTTTCTACATAAAGCATATGATTCCATAGATCATGATTCCGTAGAAAAAGTGTATATAATAAATGCAGGAAGTCAGTTTAAGAAAAATCCTGAAAATGCAAAAATTATACAATGTGCCCGCAATCCAACTGTTGTAGGAATTGCCAAGAATATTGCATTAAAAGAAATGAGAAATGCAGGATATGATTTCTTATTCTTAATGGAAGATGATGTATTTATAAAAGATAACAACGTGTTTCAGAAATACATTGATACTGCTATGGATTCGGGCTTGTGGGCAGGGCAATTGTCTTATGGTACTCACGGTGGGGTTGGTGGTGGAAACGTTGCAGATGACGGCACACCGCTCAAAAGATTAACGGTACAGTATACCCAGCACAAAGTTGACTTGTATAAACATAGTCTTCATGCATTTGTCTTGTATCATTCTAATACTCTTCCTCATATTGGATATATGGGAGAAAATTATTGCAATGCCGCAGAACATTTGGATCACTATTATACATCATACTTAAAGAAATTAGGAGCCAATTATTGGTATTTTCCAGATATAGAAGATTCATTTGAATATCTAGAAGATATTGACAGTAATCATACAAACAGTGTTATTCGCAATAGTACAGATTTTCGCAAGAATTTTTCAGAGAGTTGGGGAATCTTTAAATCTAAATTTTCTGCATTTCCTCATGAGATAAGTGATTCAACAATTGAAGAAGTTCAGGAAAGATTAGATTTCTTGGAAAAGAATTATTCACAAAAGCAATTTTTACAACAAAATTCTTGACGAGAACTTTTTCCTCTCTATAAATGAGGTATGAACATTCATCAAAAACTAAAAGACCTTGGAATTGAACATGAGGACGAATTTCTCAATCATGAGCAATTCAGTAAAGTCACTTTAACAAGAGACGTAGGAGTACAAGGTCAATTTATATATTTTATTAAATATAATAGAATTCCGTCCAGTTTGGAGTTTTCTATAAAACTAAAGGATTTTGATGAATTTATTAGGTATGTTGCAAGTTTGCGATTTAAAGTAATATTCACTAATACTACTATTGACCGATATTGGCGCAGTACAGTTTATCTGAGTGATTATTCGATTGGTATGGGTCATATAATGATTGAAGTGGAATATAATCTTGGTCGTAAAAATAACAGAGATAATCAGGATATATTGGATAAGGTTTTGCAAAAAACTGAAGATGAAGAGGAGGAAGAAGATGATGCTACTTGCAGTGTAACAATATATCATTCGGCATATAATCCTAAAATTTACGAAATTTTTGATAAATTTGCGATTTCTCCAAAAACTGAACAAGAAGGTAAAGTTCTTCTTTTCGAAAAGGATAGTTATGGTGAAATTGTATTGACCCCTCATAAAATCAAAAATTATGATTTGGATATTAGCAAAAATTATAACGATGATTTTAGCCAAGTTCATGATAAAGTGTCAGAGTGGGTAAATGACTTTAAGACTAAGAACAATAAATTGGTGCTGTTTCATGGTGTTCCCGGTTCCGGAAAAACTAATTATATTAAATATCTTTTGAGCCTTCCTTCTGATGTAAAAAAGATTTATATTCCTCCATATTTTATTCAAAGCATGGCAGATCCTGCATTCTTGCCAATTATCAAACGTGAAAAGAAAAGCGTTCTTATTATTGAAGATGCAGAAAAAATTCTCTTGAAAAGAGAAGATTCCTCAGATAATAGTATTATTTCAATTTTACTTAATCTTTGTGATGGTATTATGGCAGACATTCTAGACTTCAAGATTATTGCAACTTTTAACACTGACGAAGAATTGATTGATGATGCACTAAAGCGTAAGGGAAGAATGTTTTTGAAATATAAGTTTGATGCACTTTCAGAGCAAAAAACAAAAAATCTTTATGGAGAAGTTCATGGAACTGAGCCACCAAAGAAAAACATGACACTTGCTGAAATTTATAACAGCGAAAACAATTTCGGGAAAAAGGAAGAACCAAGAAAAGTCGGTTTCGGAATTTAAGAAAAAACAATATAAAAAGGCCAAATCCAGTATTTTTCTGGATTTGGCCTTTTTTGTTGGTTAAATAAATGCTATGAGTAAACGAGGTTTAGCTATTATTACTTTTAATTCGGAAGATTATTTTAATGATTTATACAAAACAGTTCCATTTGAAAAATTAGATGAAATTGTTGTGGTCAATGGAGGAGAAAAATATAAAAACAAATATGATAAAGTTCATTGGATTCAGCACGAAGAAGTAAAATACCCTTCGGTTGCAAGAAACGATGGTTTGAAATATCTTTTCGATAAAGGAGTTGATCATTTTTTTGTATGTGAGGATGACATGCTTATTAAGGATTCGAATATTTTCGAGAAATATGAGAATGCTAGTAAAATTTCAAATCTTCAATATTTCATCTATGCATCAATTAGTTGGGGAAGTGGGCCGAAACATAATCGAACACCTACTATGAAAATAGGATATTCTCCAACTGATGAAATATATCTTTTTTCTAATATGTGTAATGAATTCACTTACTCTTCTAAAAAATTAATAGAAGACGTTGGTTTGTATGATGAACGGTTAAAAAATTTATTTGATGTTGATTATGCATATCGGGTTTCACAATCAAAATATGGGATTCCTTTTTGGTATTTTCCTGATATTGCTAATTCAGACGATTTAGTTGATAATAATCCTGATGCAAAATCGCGTTTAGATCATGATGGACAAAGAACATCTAGGCTTGCACCAGAATATGCTATTTTTCAAGAAAAACATCATTTACAAATTCAAAATATTTTCCGAGAAACTGAGGAAAAAGTTGTCGAAAAATTAAAAAATATAAAGCCTATATGAAAATAAAAATCATTACAAATACATTTAATGATTATCATCGTCAAAAAGTAGCAGTAGATTCTTGGTTGCATCTTAAAAATTTGTATCCAGAAATGGAAGTAATAAATTTGCAATTTTTTGATGAGCAAGAACAATTCTCGAATTTTTATCCTGACTTAACCACTAAGTTTCTTTTAAGGCAATCTAGTCAATCATATTTAGGTAGTTCAGAAAAGAAATTACCTTTGGTACGAGATTTATTCAATGCAGGAGTGAACGAAGATTGTGAATATTTCATCACTACTAATTCTGATGTAATTATTATGCCTAGTCTTATTGAATATATTCAAAATAAAAAACCTGATGCCATGGCATGTTCTCGTCTTGATATAGAGGAGATAAGTTCATTTCAAAGTATAGTTGATCAAAAAGTTGTTCCTGTTCGTTGGGAACCTGCGGGATTTGACACATTTGTTTTTAAAAAAGAATGGGCAGTAAAGAACAAACATCTTTTTCAAAATCCATATTTTCTAGGAAAGCCAAAATATGATGTTGTTTGGGCAGGTTATATGAAAATTTTTGGTGACAATACTCCTCTTGGTAACGATTATCCTCCATACTGTTTTCATATTCATCATGGAAACAGTGCATGTTATCTAGAATGTATTGAAAAAGATTGGAACCATGCTATATTAAGAGATGAACACTTGGATTGTTTGATGCATAATATAATGGTTTTACATTTGAAAACTAATCTTTTAAAGAGAACTCCATGGGGAGCATTCTTAAATATCCAAAATGAAGAAAAACAAGTTGAAAAAGACTTTTTTGATATATTGAACATACACAACATTGATTAAAATGAAAATAGTAACATTATATAGCCCGAGTCACAAAAATATGTACGAGAATTATTTTCTGCCATCGTTTCCAAAAGACGACCGATTGGATTTAAGGGTAGTGAATGCTCCACAATTAGCAGGAGAAAAACCGTCATTTAACAGTCCAGATTGGAAAAATTTCATGCATATAAAAGCTGAAGTTTTATATGACGAATTAATTAACATTCCTGAAAATGAGATTTATGGATTTTTAGATGTTGATATTATTAATGTTAATAACTTTCACGATTTTATAATTAAAGAAATGGAAGGATTGGATTTTTTATGTCAGAATGATTCTAACAACCCTAATTTTTTAAATGCATGTACTGGAGTTATTTTTTTCAGAAATACACAAACTTGCCGGAATCTATTACTATTAATGAATACGTATTTGGATAAATTTAATAATGAACAAGAAGCATTTTCATATTTCGTCAATAGTTATCGCAGCATTCAACAGATTCAAACGTTGTCTTATAAATTTTTACCATTTTCTAATGCTTTCACATATGGTGCATTTGGTAAAGGAGTGTGGTACAATCAGGACTTAGATTTTGCTATTCCTGATAAAAAAGATTTATACTGGTTACATGCCAATTATTGTCATCATGAATATAAAGAACCATTACTTGATTTATTTCTGAAAAAACTACATGTCTAATATTCTAAATTTTGCAGATTTACGTCCAGCACCAAAATATCCTCTTTATCCGGGAAATTATGTTAATCCAGATGAATATTTGGAACAATATTTTTTTAAATATTTTGTAGATAATATTTTAAATAAAAACGTAAAATTGTCGAGAAAATATTTGCCTATTTGGTGGACAAATTTAGCAGTCGATAATCACAACATAGATATTCAAAAATATATAAATTCTTTAAATTGGAATGATAAATGGTTTACAGTTTGTCAATTGGATGACGGGGTTAGATACCATTTACCTCCTGATACAATCGTGTTTCACGCAGGAGGAAATTCTGGAAATGGTCAATTAGTACCGATTCCTTTAATTGCCAGTCCTATACCAGAACATTTAAAATCTTCTACGCCTAAAAAAACCAACATATTCGCATCTTTTGTGGGAACATACACTCATCCAGTTCGAACGGAAATTTATAATAGTTTAAAAAGTAATAATGCATACTATTTCAACACTCCTAGAAATTGGTCACAAACAGTATCAGATGAAGCATTGGACGAATTTATAAAAATCACGGAACAATCATTATTTTGTCTAGCACCTGCGGGATATGGCAATTCCAGTTTCAGATTATATCAAGCATTTGAATTAGGAGCAATTCCAGTTTATATTTCAGATCGTCCACATTGGCTTCCTTGGAAAAATGAGTTGAATTGGGACGAATTATGTGTTATTGTAAATCGTGTAGATATTCCACATATACATGATATTTTAATCAAAAAAACTTTAAACGTTGATGAAATGCTTAATATGAAAAGAAAAATAACGGAAAAATATAGTGAGTATTTTTCTTTGGAAGGAACATGTCGGCAAATTATAAAAACATTGACAACCGAATGATCAATCATAAGTAGAAAAATGAAGTATTTGTTTGTATTAAGTGCATATTCAGACTATAGACAGAATATATTCGATGAAGTTATTTCTCCGAGAAATAAAGAATATTGCGAAAAACATGGGTTTAAATATGTCGAAATAAGAAAAGAACACAATATTACACCTTTTAGAAATAATCTAACGTGGAACAAATGGTCGATTATTAAAAGTTTAATAGATGAAGATAAATTGTTAGATGGTGATATAATAATCCAACAAGATGCAGATGTAGTAATTGTGGATTTAGCTGCTACATATGAACCACCTTTAGATAAGTCCATGACAATATGTATTGATAGTGGTAATACATATTGTCATGGAATATTCGGGTTAAGAATCAACTCATGGTCTAAAAAGTTGGTAAATAAAATTTTAGATGACGAAATATTTCAACGAATGTCAAAAGAGTTAACGGCTCATGATGGATTTCCGAATAGACATAAAACGTCTTTTATAGGAGAATTTAGAGAACAAGCAGTTTTCTATAATCTTTTTGGAATAAAAAGACATTCATGGGTTCCATTTACTAAATTGCCACATAATGGCATTCACTCGGATAAGACAGATAATACTTTCTATCCTATTGAAGATTTTAATAATAATATTGAAATATTACCAGTTGAATATAATTTAACTATTTGGCCTGGAGAATCAGATGAAACATTCTTGATAAATAGATTTGATAAATCAAAAAATGATGTTAAATTCCGTCATTTTACAGGAAGTAATTGGGAAGTTGCAAAAAATTGGATTTTATGAAAATTGATAAATTAACTATAAACTTACATTGTGGATGTTCCAGAGATGTAGTAAACAAGCAAAAAAACGATTTATCAAACTTAACAGATCATTTTTCAGATATCGACTTTAATTTAAGAATAGATAGATATCCAAAAGCATACCCCTCATATTCTCAACTCATGAATCATGCTATTGCTACTAGCAAGTATGAATTTATGATATTCGCTAATGATCGGACAACAGTTTCTGTAGAAGAAACACTTAAAATAGTAAATCTATTAGAAAATGGGTTTGCATGTGTTTATCTTTATAATGTTGGTTATATGGGATTTTCTAAAGAACTTGTTCGACAAATAGGTTGGTGGGATGAAAGATTTTTATTGGGAGGATGGGAAGACAGAGATTGGACGTTTAGATTGGCACAGTCCAATTTGGCGTTATATGAGAGTCAAGAAGCATCTTATGATTATTCATGGAAAAGTCCTCTTCAAGAAATAGGGCATCAATGCAGGCTATCAGAACCTCATTGGAATGCGAAATGGGATACTAGTAATATAAATTATATTACACAACGTATTTCTAATGAAGATTACATACATTGGAATTTATTTTTAGGGGATAGTAATACAGATATAAAAAAATCTTGGAAATCTTGGAATGAATCTATGTTGAGTATAATGTATGATAAACCTAATAGTGGACCCTCCACGTCGAGTATTATAAATAACCGAGTATTCAATAAAATAAATAATAGTTGACATAAAAGGGGGGTTACAGTAAAATAATATATGAATTATAGTCTTCATGATCTAGATATTAAAATGGAAAAATATTTATGTAAAATTCAAAATGGGTTTTATATTGAAGCAGGAGCGAATGACGGAATATACCAGTCAAACACAAAATATTTTCAAGAAAAATATAAATGGAAAGGGTTATTAATAGAGCCGAATCCAATATATTATCAGTTGTGTAGACAAAATAGACCTGACGATATTGTGGAACATGCGGCATTATGTGATATATCATATAATGAACCTACGATTTCGGGGTATTTTTTAAATTCCGATAAAAATGAAAGTTGTATGGGACAAACCATTGATGAAAATAGATATCTTTATGAAAAACCGGGATCAACTATTATAGAAGTGCCCGCACAACCTTTAAATTATTATATAAAAAAATATAATATACGGAGTATAGATTTTTTCTCGCTGGATGTAGAAGGATATGAAATACCAGTATTAAACGGTTTGAATTTAAATGAGAATCGACCGACTTATATTTTAGTAGAAACATCAAATTTTAAAAATAGACAAGAAGAAATGAAAAATTACATGAAAAATTATGGTTATGTCTACTTAGAAAGTCCTAGTGGTAATGATGATCTATTCACTAGTGAAATACAATAATATTAATACTATGAACTACCGATACGAATTGATAAATTACCTCATTGAAAAAAATAATTATAAAAATTATCTTGAATTAGGTATTGGACCTTATAAAGAAAATTTCAATAATATTACTACAGAGGTACATAAAACTGGAGTAGATGTGATAATTTCTGGTGAAAATATATTAACAACTACAACTGATCATTTTTTTGAAAAAAATACTGAAAAATTTGATATTATTTTCATAGATGCCGATCATAATGAATCTGCCGTAATACGGGATTTTTATAATAGTTTAAAAATTATAAAAGAAAAGGGGATGATTTTGTTACATGATATAGGACCAGAAAATATAGAAAATACTGGTATAAACTCAAGCGGAACGGCATATCTAGCATGGTTAAAAATTAGACAAGAATCTTTCTATACCGCAAGTTTTCGTTTTTTACCTGACTTTGTTTTTCCTAAAGGTGATGTATTGGGCATTGTTATACCCGATAAACAAGGAAATCCACTTACACACATAGAACTTACATGGGATTTTTATACACAGAACAGAAATTCAGTTTTAAATGAACTTATTATTCAAGATATCAATAAATTATTAAATATATGATTAAATCTCAGAAAATCTTTATAACAGGAGGAGCAGGATATTTAGGAAAACATTTAATTAAAAAATGGTACAATGATAACGAAATAACAGTGTTTTCTAGAGATGAAGCAAAACATTATTTTTTAAAAAAACTGTATCCAGAAGTTAATTTTATTGTAGGGGATGTAAGGAATAGGGACTTGTTGACAAAATCTAGTCAAGGTCATACTATGGGAGTATTTGCTGCATCTTTGAAACAAATAGAAGCATGTGAAAAAAATTATGAAGAAGCAACTCAAATAATAGTGCAAGGAGCATTTAATTCAAAACATGCGGCAATAGTAAATAATTTTATTTCTGCATGTTATATATCATCTGACAAAGCGATTTCTCCAACCACTATATATGGAATGTGTAAGGGTCTAGCGGGTGAGTCATTTATATCGAATAATAACAATATCTCTCCATCCTTTACCACAGCAATATATGGTAATATTTTAAATTCTACAGGCTCTATTATTCCTGTCATATGGGAACATATTCGCAATAAAACTGAATTTGTTCTTTATGGAGATGAGATGACACGGTTTATACTAACAGTGGACGAAGCAATAGATATTATTGAAAAAAGTGTTAATTTTTCAAACACTAATATATTGCCGATTGCTAAAAGTTTTAAAATCAAAGATATGGTGGATATTTTTCATGAAGAATTTGGGCTGCAATATAAAATAACTAAACCTAGAGAAAACGAAAAGATTCATGAATTACTAGCATCTAATGAACATCTACCCAGATTAACTTTTAATCCTATACATAATTGTTTGTTGATGAATAAAGAAATATCTAGCAATCCGTTTAAATTAGATTTTTCCGAATATTCATCAAAAGATCATTGTCTCAAAAAGGAAGAATTATTTGAATCATTAGAGCAATTCGGTTTTTATGAAAGATAAAAGAATAATAGTTATTGGAGCTAATGGTATGTTGGGGAATTATATCTATACATATTTTTTACAAAAAGGTATTGATGTAGTTGGGTGTACGCGGAAAAATTTTGATATTGTATTCAGTACCTTTTCAGAAATACAGTATAAAATTTTAGAAAAAGTGGACATGAGAAAGGAAAATACAATAATTAATTGCGTAGGAGAAATCCCTCAAAGAAAAAATATTAAAAGTTCCGATATGATACTGATTAATTCCGTTTTTCCCCATTGGTTACAGGAGATATGTGGATCATCGTCAAATTGTAAATTAATAAACATAACTACTGATTGTGTTTTTAGTGGAAAAAAAGGAAATTACGTTGAGACAGATGTACACGATTCGTTGTATTTATACGGAAAATCTAAAAGTATGGGAGAACCGCCCGAAGCAATGAATATAAGAACTTCTATTATAGGAGAAGAAATATATAATAAACTATCTTTATTAGAGTGGGTCAAATCCATGTCAAATACCTCAATCGAAGGATTTATAAATCATATATGGAATGGAGTAACTTGTTTAGAATTGACTAAACATATAGAATCCTTATTAAGAGATGATATTTATATAAAAGGCGTTAGACACCTATTCACGGAAGAAAAATGCAATAAATTCCAATTGGTCAATACAATAAATGATATATGGAAGTTGAATATAGAAATAGTTCCTGTAAATACAGAATTAATTGACCGAAGTTTAAATACCATCTACAAAAATAATATAACTAAAAATATAAAACAACAATTAGAGGAACTCAAAGATTTTGATTTGTACTATAAAGTTGGTGAAATTTCAAGTTAAACTAGACTTTAGAGAAAAACCTCATTAAATAACTTATTATGGCAATGACAACAGGCAGAGTTTTCGGAATTGTTCGCCCCGGCGATCATGTTCAAACATTTACAGCAAATGCTGATGCTCCAAAAGCAGAGACACCAAGCACTCCTACGTACACTACAGGTACGGATGCGGTACAACCCTCGTCGGCATCTAAAGTCCTCGTAGAGGCAACACAGAGGTTTTTAGCAGGCGAGATTACAGCAAGTGACTTGGAGAAAATCCGAGATTCACTAAAAGTCTTGGGTTAACTACTAACAATAAAAAAGGTCGCTGAAATAGCGACCTTTTTTATTTTATACTTTTAAGATTTCGTGTTGGATTTTCTGGAAAAGTTTTTTTACGAATAATCTTTAAATCATTTAATGCATTTCTACAACGAGTAACATCATCATAAAGATAATGATCTATTCTTTGTTTTTTCTGATTTTCTTTGAGTCTTTTTTCAGAATTATCTTTTTGGGCATTAATCTCTTCGAATATTTTATCGAACAATTCATTCACTAACGTTTGGGATGATTTTCGATAATCTATTTCAATCGCAGAATTGAAATGGTAGGAATTGTATGCATTTGAGTATTTGCTCTTATTTTTTAAAGATTTCTTTATATTAATTGTTAATGTATCATTATAATCACTTCCAAAAATATTAAAATAAATTTTACTTTCTTCATGAGCATAATTCCTAACAATCATAAATCCTTCATAATCATTTTTTTCTAATCTTAATCCATATAAATGTGCAATGTCCTTTATTATATTATTAGTTTTTTGTTCGACTTCCGGGTTTGGTCCAAGTTTTTGTTTTAATGCATTTATAAGATTGTTCAAATCATGAAAACAAGCTCCATCTCCCCGACCAATGTTACTAAAATCTTTAGTAAATTTTAAACGATGCTCATGATTTACAATGACAGTTATATCAAAATTATTTGCATCAAAATATAGATAAAAATAATTATTTTTATGACTAAAAACGATTTTTTTATTGCTATCATATCTTGATTTTTCTTCGGTAATTTTAAAATTTGGAAATTCTTTTTTGAAAATTTTGATTATATTTTGTGTTGGATTTTGGTTAATAACATCCACCACTATAAATGCATCTTTTTTCAAATAAACTATTTGAATTGGTTCATTACTATGAACTATTGCAAGTCCCGGATCGTATATTGCATTATAAGGTGTTTTATTAAAAAGAATGTTCCAAGAGTTATTTCTTGATAAATTGTTCTTATGGCGATAAGATTCTATACTTGCCCAAAATTTATGTCCCGGCGTTAAATCTTTTTTCATTACTGACCGATGATATAAATCTGGATGATCATAATATTCATCAGAGATTCCCATAGAATAGAGAATTTTTCTAGCTTC